GTTGTCCCAAGTCGAACCGAGATCGCATAATGCCTCCCATTCCTGCCAGGTCGGCAAGCGCTTCCCGACAGACTTCGCGGCATCCATTGCCTCCTGCCATGTGTAGTAATGATGGCCGTCCTTCTCGTAACCGCCGATGGCCAAATTCTCTGTGTCCCACAGCAGGCCGCAAAGCTCGATAGATTGTGGATATTCTTTTTTATATTGTATACCAGATATAAAACCATCTATCCATGTTTCACGATTAATAATTTTATTTGCATATTTTAAATATGCTTCTTCTGCTGTTTTACGTAACGTTTTCATAGTTTAGTTTTAATAGTTTAGTTTTAATAAAAGTGTACCGTAAGCAAGATTCGAACTTACATTACTTGACTGAGAATCAAGTTTCCTATTCCAATTAGAAGATTACGGCAAACATAATTTTATTTAGCAAAATATGCAGGATTATATTTAACCTTACGCCAAACAGTTTTAGTTATATCTTCGCCCTTTTCACTCTTTACTTTTTCAACAAACTTCATGTCTAAAGCTTTAAAATGAATCTTTTTCATAGTAAATTAAGTTTAGAATTAAACAAACGTTAGTTGGGATACCTGGATTCGAACCAAGACTAATAGAACCAAAATCTACTGTACTGCCATTATACTATATCCCAATAGTAATTGCTCTAGCGCAATTTAACTGTACTAGGGCAAACTGGAACCATCTTTAAAGTTACATCCTCTGCATCTTTATTTACTTTCTTTATATAAAGATGATCTTCTGTAGAATGAATCTCAAATGTAGTACCATCATTAGCTACTACAACAAAGCTATCACCTTCCTTAATGGTCATAGCTTTTCCATAATCTGTAATAATTTTCATATATCGATTGTTTAAAGAAAGTTCAAATAAGTAGGAGAAGGAATATACTTTTAAAAACGCTAGCAAATCTATCAATCTCCTACTTTAATAATCCTACACGTTATCCCTTCAAAGCTTTATACACGTAAAGCTTCTCCCCTAAATAAGAATCGTGTATTATTCCTATATCCTCCTACCTCGGATTATGTATAACTAATCTTACGGACAATTTTAATTCTCTATTTTCCAAGAATTATTAAGTAGTGGTTAATTCTATACTCACCTCATCAGAGTAGGTGCACAAGGTTTAGTATATAGTATTAAAATATAATTAAAGATATACTGAATTAAATAAAATTAAGAAATATCAAAAAATGCTATTTTTATCTCCGTCGAGAAAGGCATAGCTACCTTTGTTTTCACTTTTCCAGAATGCGTCAGTCTGCGGGTACTTATAGTGATAACCTGTCGCTCAAGTTTCACAAGCGGTGAAACGCGCAACCTCCTTTGTTAATGTGCGAGGTTAACACAACCTATATCGTCATACAGGATTTGAAAATATAAGGATCTTTCTTAATGAATGTATGCTTCTCCCTATTCTTGCCAGAACTATTAAGTAGTGATCAACTCTACACTCGTATTAACAAGACGAGCACATAAGATCAGTATTATTTTATAATACACTATAATCTTCATAAAATGGATGATCGCTGTCATCATCATAGGTATCAAGTCCAACCTTTAATCTATGATCAAGATAACGATTGTGATCCCTATTCATAACAGTAAAGAGTCTGTCAACATAGTATTTATCATCTTCATAACTACTAGCTTCAACATTCCATACTCTTATACTTGTAATACTACTATCTGGACTATCCTCAATATTCTTTACAATTGTATTGAATTTTGTTTCAAGATCTTCATTTTCAAAGACCTCAATTTCTTTAGTGCCATAATAAGCATTAGTTACTATAAGATATTTAATTTTTGTTTCCATAATACTAGAAAAGAACCTAGCAAACACGATATGAATGCTTAGGTGATTCTTTAATAAGAATCTGAAAAATGTGAAGATCTTCTTTAATAAATTTATATACTTGTTTTTATCTTCAAAAGTTCTTATTAGTTTTTGCTTATAGCTATATGTTTCGTAGAACTTAAAATTCAGTACTCACTAAGGGACTTGAACCCCTGACCACTTGGGTATAAGCCGAGTGCTCTAACCAACTGAGCTAAGTGAGTAAATTGAAATTTAGTTTATTTTATTCATAATAAACATTTATCATTCTCTCTATAAATAACCTGAAAAGTATATGGATTATTTTTTTTATATAATTATCGATTTCTGTTTTTGAACATGTCCGATATACAATTTCTAGTTCCTTAGTAATTGCAATATACTCCATAGGTTTATATTTAAAAAGATAAAAAATCTAAATAAGTAAATAGCCTAGCCTGTCCTTTGACTTTAGAAGGGCTAAGTTCAACGCATAACTATTCTTTACATATAACCTATTTAGACTTTTGTAAACAATAAATTAGAGAAATATATACTCTACATCTGACTTCTATATTATTTCAATAGACTGTACCAGATCGTAATTTTAGTACTGAATAAATTTGCAATGACTTAGATAGAGTATACTATTATATAAAAGGACGCTGATTACTGGTTCAGCGTCCGAAACCTCTGTAGACTTTCTACCTAAGGTAGAAGTAAAATATAAAAGAGGATCACGGATTTTGATCCTCCGTCTAGCTACAAAGTAGACTTTGACAACTGCTGCAACAGTCTGCCTGTTTCGCATTGAAAATTTGCAGATTTTCGCACTTATCAGGACTGACTATAACACTATATTTACGATCGATTAGTATTATGTTATAGTCTTATTTTCTTTTTAAAATACATAATTTCCCTTTCTCAGAAATTAGATATTCACAATGTACTAATTTATACCCTTCCTTTCCAAGATTATTTAACCAATCATTAAAACTCTGAGTTTTTTTTGTTCAGCTTTTTTGACTGTATATTCTTATTATATATTCAAATGTTTTCATATAGTAAAAATTTATTTACTAAAGTATTTAATATCAAATTCGTTAAGACTTAATGATACTAAATATTCCATAAAATCTGTAGTAAATTGTTTCTTTCGAAAGAAATCAATAGGTATAAAATCAAAAGCATTGTCAATAATAATAACTTTATAATTTTTATAAACATCTGGAAAATCAAAAATGTAATCTGATTTAGATATTTTATATTCTTTGTCATAGTTATAACAAAGATTAATAAAATTATTATTATTAAAATCAATCAAATTTACGTGATATTGTTTTCCTGCATAATCTGTTGTAGAATAGATAATATATTGATCTAATTTTCTAAGTTCGCGTAAATTTGATACTTTAAAACTTTTATCATTATTTATACAATAATTTATTTTGTTTAGCAATTCTAATTCGATTTCTGTAATTGCTTTAACGTCCTCGATAAATTTATAAATTAGTTCACTATCACCTAATTTGTAAATTGTAACAACATTTAAATTAATAAGTGTATCGGTATAGCATACTCGATAAGAATTAATTTCTCTAACTAATTTAATATTACATTTCGCTATAGTATTGTTAACTTTCTTTCCAATATAAGCGGTAATATGTAAATCTTTTGCAACAAATAAGTAATACATAATTTAAAAATTTATAGTAGAGTGTGTCAGATTCGAACTGCGACTCCGCATCCCAAATGCGGTATGTTACCATTACAATACACACTCTATCATAAGTTAATTGTACTCGGAGCGGGACTCGAACCCGCAAGAGCCTTTCGGCTCAAAGGATTTTCTGCTAACTGATTGATTATCAGTTAGTTGGACTGTGTCTTCTCCATGCATTTCTGTTTAGGAGGTGGGTGTATAGTCTCTACACATTTAAAATAGAAGTTGCCGCGTCAGTGATAACATGTTTACTCCGTTGGACGACATATTAAGAATTTACGAACAAAAACGAAAACTCCTTCTATTTATTTAGCTCGGCGTTATTGTGTCGTGCTCACACCTTCGCCGAATTAGCCCACATTCACATCAAAAGTTTCCTTCTGAGTGCTCAAAGCTTTTCCACGATAATTATCAGTAAAAGAATGACAATTAGGACAGAGAATTTGTAAATTCTCAAGTCTTAAATCGTCTTTAATCCCATTAATATGATGTAATTCAAGAGCAATAGGTTTCCCTAATCATTCAGTTCTTCCACAACATTCACATTTATGTTCTTTTATTCCTTCTTTAAGTAGTCGTTCTTTAAGGTGATAAGTACTAACTCAAGTAGAATCTTTTACTAAAATTTCTTTTAATGACTTGGCTACTTTTACAGGCGTAAATCTCTTACCTTGATTTCAAGCCTTTCCAGTCATGTGAGATGTATCTAAATTTAATTCTTTTATCTTTCGTTTTACTGTATCATAATTACTTCCAGCAGGCTTTAAACCAAGTTCTCTAAGAACTCCAGCGTAAGATAAATTTGATTTTACAGCTTCAATGAACTGCTCATCGTTTCACTTTCTTTTACTCATATAAATTATATTTTGATATTAAAACACAAATATACGAAATAAAATTAAGTTTACAAAATTAAAATTAGATAGAAAAGCCATTTCTAAGTCCTTCGTGTCTGCCTAATTCCACCATCCGAGCAACATATTATTAATTACTCTCGAAAATCATCGTAAATTTCAATTTCATTTTCATCTATAAGAATGATTTCACATCCGCAAGTTTTCTGAAATTCAATTAACTCTTCTAGAGTATTAATTTCAATAGTAGATTCATATGTATAATCCGAAGATTTAGTTACTTTAAATTTCATAGCTATTTAAAAACTAAAGCGTTCATAATAGTTTCTTCTCCGAGAAGGTCAATTACTTGTTTTACAGCATTACTAGATTTAAAATATACTAATCTATCAAAAGTAGATAATGCAGTTGTTCCTGCGGTTTGCAGTATATTTTGACCCATACTACGTACAATTGTAATAAAATATTTATATTGAAATTCATTATTCCAATCTGGAGTCCAACCTTCATTAACTATTTCTGCTGCCTTAAGTAGCTTTTCAATTGATTGAATTCTACGATGTATTTTGGTTGAAAGATCTTCTATAGAGTTATTTTCAACTGCATTATTTTCGATTTTAATAGTTATTTCTATTTTGTATAAAGTGTGACAAATATATATATAAATTATTAGATATGCAACTATTTTAAAGAAAAAATTAAGATAATTACAATCGATACAATTAAGCTAACTATTATTGCAACTCCCTCATACTTAAAGAGTTTTGATGGAAATCGTATCATTGTTTCTTCCAAATTTAGTACATGATAAGAGTATAAAATACTAAAATTGTAATATTTTTCCTATTCTATCCATATATCTATAATAAACCAAATACCTAAACTTACTACAAATAAAAGAATAAAGAAATAGAATCCAGGTAGCCATAAACAAGCAAATAATGCGCTAAGAACTATTGAACTTATTCCAATAGATTCTATGATTTTTAGTATTTTATCTACTTTCATCTTTAGAATCATTTTTCTCTTCTTCACAAATAGAGTCTAAAATTCTATTAAATGCGTTAAGAGATTTTTCTGGAAGTTGCTGTAAAGCTTCACTATTTTGATATAGTTCTACAGCAGTATTTACTGCAAATATTTGATAACAAGTAGTTCGATTAGGAGCTATAGTGTAAATTAATCCAAAACTAACTGCAGTAATAATGGATATTTTTGCAGTTTTCTTAATAGTTTCATCGGTAGGAGTATCGTCTGTTGCGTTCATCCATATTGCAAAAAGTACTCCACCTGCAATAATACCTGATACTATTGTAATAACAGATGCAATAGTAGATATTTTACTAAATATATCAATCAGATATACTGTCCAACCTAACTCACTCATATTAGTATTGATAATAACGATAATGATTTAGATATTCTTTAACAACTTTACGTTCTGATTTTGTAGGAATAGAATCTGTAATTTCATAAAAAGCTTTTCCTGGAATCATATTGTAAAGTTCATTAACTCTTTTATGTGGAATATAAACTCCGCAAGAGGAGAATAAAATAATGAAGCATATAATAAATAGTTTCATTATTCTTTTTGTTTTAGACGATAGTAATAGGTAGTATCACTATTAATGATTTCCGTTTTATATATTTCATATTTATTGTTACGAAAATCATTAATAACTTGAGTAGCAACAGAATCGCTTTTTGGAGCTACTGAAATTAGGAGCCAAGTAGCACATATAGAACTAATTAATAGAATAGCTACAAAGAGCGATACATATTCTTTTTCTGTATTTGATGTTATAGTAAACACTAGTAAATTTATTGTAATTACAAGTAAAATTACTACACAAAAGATTATTCCCATAGTTTAATCCTCTAATTCAAGATTTATTACAAGTCCCCAAACATTTCCTCTGTCATCTAGATTACATTCAAATGTAGCAGGAGTATAAACTTTACCATCAATAATAAAATCAATTTCGGCATCTCCACATTTATTTTCGTAATCCTCTAAAGTTTTACAGAGAGCTTTTAGATGTTTCAGTTTCATAAATAATATTCGTTAAAATGTGTTGCAATATTGTATCAATAAACCGATTATAATCGGCATCAGAGTTAACTATTACACAAAATTGTGCAAATATTTCCTTTACTTGATTCTCCTCTATCTTATATATGTTTACAGACAGTTGAAACCACGTAACAGGAAATATAGAGATATATATTTTATGTATATTCCTAAGCCAATCTATTAGCTCATATGTATAAGGTACAGTGTACAAATCCTCAAAATCACTATTTTGGATTCCAGGTTCTATACATTCAATTTTTGGATTATTGTTTTGATCTAAACAATAATAGACTTCATTAGGTTCATTATAACCTGCTTTTGCTAGGTATTGTAGAAATTCTTCTACAGTCATTCCAGATTCAAATTCTGGAGTTTCTTTCCAATCTTCTTGGATTTCTTCTTTAGTATGACTAGCAATGTAGTCTTTCAGTTCTTCAAACATATAAATAAGATAAAATTAGGAACTACGGAAGGACTCAAACCTTCAACTCCAAATATAATTGCGCGCGGTGTTTTATCAACTTTAATTAAACTACGTAGTTCTGGAAGTAAGCTTTTAAATGCAGTGTTGATATGCTGCCATCCACTGTCTCATACTCTCATTATCAGGTGCAACAAAATTTCGAAGGTTTTTCAAAAATTTTGAAGTCGAATTGATTTTAGAGTATACTCTATAGAAACCAAGTATACAATCTCGTCTAAAAACACGTTTGTCTTTGACAATATCATATACTTGATTGAGAAGTTCTGCTTTATCAATAGCCATTTCTTCTTCTTCAATAGTGATTGATAAAGCACCTCTTTGAAATGTTTCTACAGAATGAGAACCTTTGATCAATTGAATTCCAGCTTTAATATCCAATAAAGGATATTTTTTTAAAAATCCATTTAATACTATATATGAAGGCAGTTTTTGTCGAACATATGATCTCAGATAATCCTTAGTAGTCCAATTCTTTCGAAACGCATTAAAAATTATTGCGAGTTCTATAGGACTTTTGTTGGAGTTTATAACAATTGTTCTGAGAAAATACTTTCCTGGTTCTTCTTCAGCAAGATTTCTGAATGCTTTGAGTCGGTGTTGTCCATCTATAACTGCACCAGATTCGGTAATATAGATAGGAAAAATATATTCATTTTGACGCATAGCGTTCATAATCTGTGAAACAAGTTTCTGATCAGTATCTCTATTCTCAGGAATAAAGGATAAGTCCCAAGGATCTGTTACATGATAGATTTGTTCTGTTTCACAGTTTTTCAGTGATTTTAACATGGTACTAGAATATGTTTTGAGGCACGTCTTGAATACCATGAGAAAGGATGAAAGATTGTGCTGAAGTTACTGAAATGTTTTTATTGTTGAGGAAATAACCTCTTTGTGTGCGAACAAGACGATTTCCTTCGATGTCTTTTCTAGACCAGAAACCAGGTTTATGTTCTTTGATTGATTTCCAATCTTTCTGACGAATGATTTTATTGGAAATTATAGGATAGAGATCAAGTTCGAGATTCATAATTTTTAAAGTTAAATTATTAATAACTAGGTGAGAAATAAAATAATTGCAATGAAAAGAGAGAAAAAGTTAGGTATAAGAAGAAAAAATAAAGAGTAATATTTGTGAGTTTAGAATGAAAATTGAGAGATTGGGAAAAATGATTGAGAGTGGGATAGGGATGATCAATCCACTCTCAATCATTTTTTAACCTCCTTAAAACCTAATCATTACCAAACTACGACCTCAACTTTCATTTTTTCGTATCACCTTCAAAGAAGTTCCAAGCCCAGATAACCGCAACGATTGCGATCATGATAAGGATGACACCTTGTAAAGAAATTACACTTAAAGGTAACATAGTAAGTATTTTTAAATGTTTAAAAATTTGTTTAGTATCAAAAATTGCTCATATTCACTCACAAAACAAACAGAACGAAAAACAAAATTTATTAAAATTAAGAATGAATATGAGCTTTAATTGATGTTATTTCTCATCTTTCTTAGAGAATAGCGCATAAACAAACATTGCGAATAACATAAGACCAAGAATGATGAAATAATTCGCAATATCTTCACCAAGTGTTTCACCTATTCGAGCTAATGGTAACATGATTGAAAATTTATTTTTGTGAATTTTTATTTGTTTTTATGCAAAATTTTGTTATTACGCACGGTATATAATATATATGTATAGTGTACTTAACTGATAATCAATACGTTAATTACTATCTTATTGATAATCAAATAGTTAAACTGTAGGATTTATGTCCAACAGCATGTAGATTTAAACTTATGTTGAAAATGGACAATAATGATGTCATTCAGAACACAAAGTGGGTGCGTGTTAAGGTCCACACGAAGTGGGGACATTAAGTCTAGTTCCCACTCCGACAGGAGTGGAGGTATTAAGTATAGTTCTGTATGCATTTTTGCAATCGAGTGTATGCATTTTTGCAATCGAGTGTATGCATTTTTGCAATCGAGTGTATGCATTTTTGCAATCGCTGAAAAAATGTACAGAAAATTTTGGAAAAGTCAAAAATTTCTGTACATTTGCATTAAATAAAAATAATAGTATGAATAAAAAACAAACTATACAACATTGTCAAACGCCAAATAATATGACGGCTGAACAAAATTTAGATCCAATAGATGTGCTAGTATATACGTATTTAAAAGCACATATGAATCAAAAGACTAAACAAGCGTTTCCATCTGTAAGATTACTTGCTAATGAAACTAAATTAGATATCCGAACAGTTCAAAAGTGTTTGAATCATTTGGAAAATGCAGGAGATATTATAGTACACAGATCTAAAGGTAGACCAAACGTATATGAGTTTAATCCTAAATCCAAAAATTTTGAAATGTTTAGTTATAAATTCTTATATGAAAACGATAACTTAACAGCGGATGAACGAGCTTACTTAATTGTAACTCAACAATATATGTATAAAAATGATAATTCAGGTTATGGTAAATTATCTTTAACCAATAAAGAATTATCTGAAAGAATCAATTTAAGTGAATCTGCAATTAGTCGAAGACATAAAACACTACAAGAAAAAGGCGTGTTAACTATTTCTGACGAATTTCAAAAGGATTGTAATTCAGGTTTATCGTTGCAGTTAAAAATATTTGATTTAACAGCAATAAAACAAGATATGTTATTTGTAAAAGAAAAGGTAGCCGAACATGATCTTCAATTAAAAGAACACAATGAACGACTACTAAAATTAGAAAAAGAAAATGATGAATTACGTAAAACTATTAAAGTACTTATAAATGACAGCAAATCTAAAACTAATCAAATTACCTCAGAGTTTACTTTTGAATAAAGACTTATCACTTAATTTAAAATGTCTTTATATTTATTTATTAACTTGTGCAATGAAATGTAGTGGTTATCCAATTGTACAAATATCCATTAGAAAAATTGCAGTTGATTTAAATATGAGTGAAAGATCAATTCGAAGAAAAATAATAGAATTAAAAGATAAAAAAATTCTATTTCAATTAAATGAACAATATTTCACAAGTTATACTACAGGAGATCAAGGAACAAATCTTTATCTGATTAACTATAATTTAACTGAAGATCTTCCTCCTGCATCAGAAATATTACAACAAGTTGATTATGATAGAATACAAGATTACATATCTAAATTAAATAATTAAAAAGGAAGGCTTTTACACCTTCCTTTTTAATTTTTAGACTATTTAAAAACAATAAAATGAAAAAAATCAGTATTCCTCTATTTCACAACAGTAGAATCTCTGACACCTTTAGCGGACTCTACTTACACGAAGTAGAGTTTCGATGTTTTGTTTAACGACTCTCATCAGCGCTATACGTCGTAAGCAGCAATAATTCACCATTCTTGTTTACTTTCATCCATAGGTAATACTACATAATACCTTTCTTTATATGTAAACCAACTGCAATAATTACGTATTAGATAATCACCACAGTTGGTTTCAAGAATGTTTACTGCTCATTTAAACTTACCCCTTATAGTAAGTGTTGAATTACGCATTTGCGATTTCGATGACAGGAACTCGAATGTCGCGATACTGATCTGCAACACGAACACCATCTGGAGTAAACTGGTTTACTTTACCGCTGATGATGTCGGCCACTCGAATCGCTTTGTTTGCGAGATATTCCATTTTCGTATAGTTGTTATCCATGTTGTTGAGCTTTTCAGACAGCTCGCAGGCACGTCTCGGTTGACTTTCAGGAGATTCACGATAAGTCCTCTGCAAAGAACCGAGAGAGATCCATGATGGTTTGTTGTTTCGCAGACAGGCTACGTAATATGCTTCAGCATCAGCATTCTTCCGAATCTTAATTGCTTTCACCATTGTGTCCATGTTTGCTTTATAGGTTTCGAAGTCGTAGAATTCTATTACTTCACCTTTTTCGGACAGACCGAAAACGCCGATAAACGGCAGACCACTGTTCTTCAGCTTATCAGCGGTTACGGGAACGAGTGTCTGCTCTCCACGAAGAGGCAACACAGGTTGATTCTGTGCATCAAATGCTTTCATATTAAAAATCTTTTAAAAATTTGGTTAATATACCACGAATTTGTTACTACATATCTATGTAAGTCTTAGTTATCTATGTAAGTCTTAGTTGCAAGAAGTAAAAAGAGTGCAAGGACGAATCCCTGCACTCCTATAACGTTTAGATACGTTCAAAAATCGCAAAAGGTCTCTTACGCAGTATCGGCTGCCCATTGTCGGTATAGGCGACTTTTCCACCTATAAAAGCAGTAGTGTCGACAGCTACTGTTTCGACGACTTTGATTTCGCCAAGTGACATCAACAGTTTAACTCGTTCACAGTCATCGCCTACTTCCATAAGCTCATAATTGAGCTTATGATTCTTGTATACCTCTCGCCACTCTTCTGCCATTTGTCTGGCAAAGATTCGAACAGGTACCCAAGTCGGTTTGCCGTTGATCCCGATTTTCATATACGGAACAGGCTTGCTGTTATATGTACTCTTTTGAAAGCACTCATCGCAAAATTCGCTTGGGAGTGTAATGACATCACCGACGATGAAGTTGATACCGCCGAACGACTTGCCAGTCTCTTTCAAGTCGTCGATACTTTTAAATGACGTTGCATTAGCAACAACATTTACAGCCGTAGCCATTTTCAATTCACTAGTTTTCATAATCGCTAAAGGTTTAAAGTTTGTAATTACATAATACATTTAGTCTTAGTAATATATACAATTAAAGAGAATGTACCGAAGCACATTCTCTTATATGCTATAAACTGATAGTTGCAGTTACAGTGTAACCACGTCGTCGCAACTCTTCAACCAACTCCTTATCGGAATGCTTATCGAGAACGTTATCGATAACTTTCTCAACAATTTCAGCATTTTTAATAAGTTTTTGGCGTGATGGAGATTCACGTGCAGCTTCCGCTTGAAGTACACGAGCTTCTTTGATCATAAATTCTGCTAATTTATGATTTGGAGCTGTCTTACATGCATTCCATATAAGACGATCTTTTACGGAATGTAAAAGTCCGTGTTTCAATAGAACTCGCTTCAGATATGTAGGAGCTACTTTAACTCCACAATCTCGGCATAAACCTCCGAAAGATCTAGGCTTGTCGATACTCTGAGCGATTCGAGAATCAGACCATGCGTGAATAGTTTGCAGTACTTCTAATACTGCATTAATTTCTGTTTGTGATATCATAACGTTATGACAGTTTACCTAAGGACTGCGAGGTTCAAATTCAAACTGAGAAAAATTTTTGGTCTTAGTGAATTTTAATTTGATTTTCCATTTTATTAGGCCAGGGGGACTTTTTATGATGTGTCCCATCGCATACATCACATATATTATATTGCATATACTATACACTATATAATACCGCTCAACATTTTGTAAAATCAATAATTTATTTTATTTTTGCAAAAAGCTAAAATTTATGAATAATTGATTAAAACAACAGTTAATATATCAACCTGTTATTAGAGAATCTAAAATCAATATAATTCCCGAACAGGAAACAATAATCTTACCTAAAAAGAAAATAAAGACTACCTCATTAGAAGGTTATACTCCAACTTTATTAAAAGAACCTCAAGAAAAAGTAATTATAGAAATACCTCAAGAAGAAACAAAGTATCCAAAAGTTTTTCAAAATAAATCGGAATTTATCAAAGTTATGACTCCTTTATATGAAAAGATATTAGCTTCTAAAGGTATTGATACTTCTTTTGCTAAAGCGTTAGTACAACAATCTGGATTAGAATCAAACTGAGGTAAATCACAATCTGGTAAATTTAATTTAGGAGGAATTAAAGGAAAAGGAACAAAAAGGCGTACAAGAGAAGTTATAAATGGAAAAGATCAATATATATATGACAGTTTTAGAGATTTTAACTCTTTAGAAGATTATGCTAATTATCATGTAAATCTATTAAACAATAATAGATATAGAGCATTTTCAGGTACAGTAAATGAATTTGCAGATAAAGTAGCTAAAGGTGGATATGCTACTGATCCTAGATACAAAAATATTTTAAGTAAAATGATAGCTAGTGCTAAATTTGGAATGAAAGTTCCAAAATACCAGTATTCAGGAAAAATACCTAGCACAGACATCCCAATTATTCGATATAAAACAGATTTAGATAAAGAAATTGAGAAAAAAAATAACGAATATGCTGCTACTAAAGATATCGAAAATTTTGCTAAAAGTAGAGACTATAGTGAAAATCATCTTAAAGAGTTAGCAGATAGTGTTAAAAATACAGAATTTAATTACCCAACTGTATTGCATTTAATTAACGGAGAAACAAGTTTTGAAATATTTCCTAATAATAATGCATCATCAGCACAAGGTCCTTTTCAATTACTTGAATCTACAATAAAACGCCTTTATCCTAAAAATTATGCTCAAATTATAAATGAGTATAGAAATAAATCTAGAAATTTTTCAGATATATTACATGATGGAATGGTAATGTTTAGAGAACACGCTAAAAGAATCAAAGATGGAGATCGCTCTTACGGTAGGTTAAAAGTAAACCATTTAGCTCCATATAGTTCTCAAACAGATACTATATCTGCAACTGCATGAAAGAGTATTAAAAATGATATTAAAAAGAAATTAATCTTTGGAAAATCTACGTATCAGGATTTAACAGATGCTTACAATGAAGAGTATGAACGTATATTCAATAATAATGAAGCTTACGATCATTCTAAACAAAAATTTAAATAAAATATGACAACTAAAGAAAAATGAACTTTAGCTGCTATTATAATAGTTGTAATAGTAGCAATCTTAGCAGCAATCAAATTGCTTCCATTTTATGTAACAATTATTGCGTTAGTAACGTATGTATTTGGAATTGGAACTGGTTGGTTCCTTAAAAGAATTAAAGATAAATATTTTGTAAAGTCCTAAAACAACAAAAGGCAGTCGAATTAACGGCTGCCTTTTTCATTTCTTAAATATATGTAAGTTCCTGTTGCACCTAATCCTCCACTAATTCCGAATGAATTACGTATTCTATTAGCTACAGATTCTCAATTGTACATAGGTATATTCTTTAAAACATCTTCAGATAATTTATATGGATGTGCTCTATTAATAAATGAATAACTTGTAGGTAATATATCATTTGATATAGATGCTACTAAATCTACTTGTCCATCTGGATAAACATCGTGTTCAAGAACTCTAACTTTCTTAGCTGGTAATTTATAATGTTCTACTACTGTTCTTTTTAAATCTTTTGGATTAACTGAGCTAACTGCTGTATCATAACTTCCTACATACTTTTCAGTTTCAGGAATTTCGTAAACGTTCTCACCTGTACGTTTATGTTGTAAATCAGGTTTATTCTTTCCTTTAGGTAAAGCAATAGCTCTGTGTACAACCATCTTCTGGAAGTTTACTAAATCCGCTGCCTATTGCTCCAGCAGTTAATAACGCTTCAAGTCCAGTTACAGCAGCTTTACCATATTCTCCATTTTTAATATCATCATCTACTGTAGTTACTCGATCACTAGTTACAAAATCTGCAATTGCCGCACCGTTTAGTACTCTAGAAAGAGTCTTTAATATCTTTAATTTCCCAAATGGAAGTAATAATCCTAATGCAAAAGAACCAGTGTTAGTAAATCATTACCAGCTTTCTTAACTAATTGTCCTTTTGCTGAATCTCAAAATGGAACGTCTTTAGGACGTTTTGTTCCATATCCGTCTATATAGTATTTATCCTTGTCTGACATGATCTATTGCTAAACATATAACTCCAGCTATGAATATAAATACACAACATGGACTATGTATTATAAACGTTGTTATTAATGTAAATAATATTACAAATATTCAACCTAATGCTCTAAGTCAATTCTTCATTTTCTTTTGTTGTAAAAGTATCTATTCCATATAATAAAGCGTCTATTAATATTAATCCCACAGGAATAGCCATAGGAATAATAGATAACATTCCTAAAATCAATGTAATTACCATAATACCTAAAATAATATCTGCCATTAGTTCCATAATACATTAAGCTTTAAAAAAATAAATATTGTTATTTTTATAATTATTTGTATCTATATGTAATCAAGTAGTCTCTCTGCCATTTTGATCTCATTTTTCAATACGAATTGGAATAGTTAATTCTAATTTATGTTTTTCTAATTCGTATCTCATATTAGATGCTGACATCTTATTGCTAATTAAATCAAAAGCATTGCCTTTTTTATGTTGCGAATTTTTAGCTCCGATTTTACAATCTGGCTGTCTGTATCCACAATAATTTCTACTACCTCCAGATGCTCAATTATTACATGTTAAAGGAATTCCTAATATTTCTCTAACTTCTTCTAATGCTTTTAAAGCTCTAGAGTCAAGTAAAGCTAATGATTTTTCCTCTCCTAATTCTTCATATACCTCTTTTGGAACTAGTTCTTTTATATCAAAATATTTATTTGCTTTCATTTCTTTTAACTCCTCCTAATTTATCTGCTCAGGCTTCAACAAAAAATTTGTAATAATCATAAGGAATACCTTTTTTACGCTTTCGCCTACAATTTAAATTATGTAATCCACTTAATAGTCCTACAAAAGGTAAATATAAAGGACCTAATCATTTAGATTGAATACCATGTCCAGCCTCATGTTTAATAGAATTTTTTAAACTAATTCGTATATTATTGTTGTTCCAATCGTATCTATTATAATCTAATAATACATAATAACCTAAAGAAATTCCTCCAGGAAATTTATCATAAATATAAACCTCCTGATCTTTATATGTAAACGTTTTTAATCTAGTTTTATTATAAAACGGAAGAAGTATTGCTCCTAGTAACGATTGAGGAAATTCTCAAGTTCATCTACGAATTTTGATAATTGTTTTCATTTTTCTTTCTATTAAATATTTTTACTACAGAATCTGCACCTAATAGAGTAGTACTACATATAAATAGAGTATCTACAATAACTGGAGCTTGTATCCCGTGAAAAGTACATCATAAACATATAATAAGACATGCCACTCATCCTAAAACTCCACAAACTCGTTTACTACTTAAACCACTTTGTGCAGTGAATAATCTAATAAAGAAATCTTTCATTATTTCTTAGCTCATTTTCTACTATTAGCTGCAAATGTAGCTCTTTTTCTTATTTTTGGATCTGGACTATTCTTTCCTCTAGCTATACATTCATTAGTTACTTTACCTCCGCAGTATTCTGTAAACTTACCACGATTAGCCTTCTTTATATAGATTTTCCCACCCTTCTTTAAATGTTCAATCATATCGATAAATAAATTAGGTAAATCTATTGTGCTTGAGTTAGATAACTTTTGTATTTGTTTTTGTAAAGTTTTAAAATCTAAATTAAAATCATTCATATTAAATATATTTAGCAAGTTATTAGTTTAAATATTTTTATTTTGTATTTCACAAAAATAATAAATAAATTTGCAAAGTAAAAATAAAAAATTTAAAACTAAGTAATAAAATGTGAAATACTTTTCTAGATTGATTCTCATTTATAGTTGATAAAATTAAAAACTGGAAGGATGTTTGAAGAACATTGTTTATACTGTTAATTGTCTTTGCATTAAATATAATTACTAAAGAATATACCGAACGTTTAGTTATAAATTCTAAAACAGAAGTAGTAAATGAAATAAACCAAAGACATGATAGTATATTAAATCATGTTATTGAAAAATCTCCCGAAGTAGATAGAGTTATTAATTCTATTTTAGATAATTTAAATATTACCTATGGATTTAATCGTGCATCTCTAATGATTTATCATGATAATATCACAATGACTAATGGGATGCCGTATTTAAGAATGTCTATTTCTCATGAAAGAATAAGAGAAATAAAAATGAAAGTAACTGCTAAAAAAACTGAAATGCAAAATGTTCCATCATCTATGTACTCAGATTTAAATGCAGAATTATTAAAACATGGCCAAGTAATAAGAACTCTAAAATCTTTAGAAACAATTGATAAAAATTCCTATACTAGATGTTTGAATGAAAATATTAAGGGATATATTATAATTCTTATACGTAATACAGATAATTCCCCATTAGCTACATTGTGGTGTTTTAGTTGTGATGACGAAGTTCCAACTAGTCCAAATGTAGTACACGATTTAATGGGACAAGGACACGTTATTAGAGATGTATTAAAATACTAGTGATTTATGACAATGATTTTAGAAAAAGATAAGTTTTATAATGACTTATCTATTGATAAAGAAAATGACAATGTAATTTATAATGATCAGCAACACGTTTATATAGATAAAACAGATGGATCCTATTATATATCTGTTACGACACTAATTCATAATTATACTAATATATTTGATTCTGCTTTTTGATCAGCATATAAAGCATTAGAATCATTAACAGACGATGTAACGTTTGCAGCTTTAAAGAAAGTGTTACTTGCAACTAAAAAATTTGATCCATCTATTTTACATAAACTTAGTATTGATGAATCTCAATTTAATACTAAACGAGAAGAAATCTTACAAAGTTACGAAGATGAAAAAAATAAATCCTGTGAACGTGGCACTAAAATACATGCTAAGTTTGAAAACGCAATGTATCAAAATCCAGAAAAAGAACTAAAAAGATACGGATTAGGTGGGAAATTTAGTGTTAAAAAAGGATATTATCGACTTGATACAGAAAAAGCAGTATATCCAGAATTTCTTATTAGTGTAAAATCAAGAGATGGCGTATTAAGAGTTGCAGGACAAATTGATTTATTAATTAAAGATGGGAACGATATAATAATTATAGATTTTAAAACTAATAAAAAAATCGATCGCAAATCTTATTATAATAAATCAACAAAACGATATGAATGTCTAAAATATCCTTTAAATACAATTCAGGATTGTAATTTAATGCACTATACACTTCAATTATCAATGTATGCTTATTTGCTTCAACAAATTAATCCAGATTTAAATATTAAAATGTTAAAGTTAATTCATATTGATCATTCAAATAAAGTTGAAGAAATTGAAGTAGAATATATGAAAAAAGAAGTAGAAGTACTTCTTAAACACTACAAAAAACAACTACTTATAAAAGAAGAATTATCAAAAGATACTCCAATCGTATATTAGTAATCGTTACAATTGCAAGTTAAAAGGTTATAAATATAATTGGAGTATCTTTTTTAAATAAAATATTATGGGATTTATAGATATATTAGATGGACATATTAAAGAATTATTTGGAGCTAATGAGAATTTAAGTAATAAACGTTTAAAGATATGCATGAAGTGTCCATTATATAAAAAGACTCCAGTAGGTCCTATTTGTAATAGTTCTTTATATATTAGTAAAGATGGAAAAGATGTGGTAAATTACGGAAAAGAAGGATACGTTAAAGGATGCGGTTGTAATTTAAGTAAAAAAGTCCGTCTATCAAATGCAAAATGTATTATAAGAAAATGATAATATGCAGATTAATATAAAACATATATTAATAGGTTGATACAATAAAATCTTTTTAAAAGAACAAGATTTAGCAAATTATCGATTAGATATTTGTAAGCACTGTCAGCATAATGTAAAATTTTTAGGTCAAGATAGTTGTGATTTATGTGGATGTATATTAGATGCTAAAGTCCGAGTAAGAGAAGAAAAATGTTTAAAAAATAAGTGATAAAATGGATTTAGGAAATAGAAAAATGGAATTAACAGGCATACATTATATGCCAGGACTCGATCAATCAGAAGATTTAACTACAACAGATAAAGAAGTGATGAAAAAATTGCAAGAACAAGCTCAACTTGAAATGGCAGATAATTTATGTAAACAAAATGAAGGAGTTAAATCTGCAGCTAACAAAGAAATTGTAGCTTGTAATAGTAATGTAATCATTAAACTTTATGATAGAAATCCCTATCGTAGTATTAAGACTAGTGCTTCAGGGATTATCTATGGTTTAGATGGACATGAAATGTATTTTAGTCACGAATCTGGAGAAATGGAAGAATCTCATCAGGAAATTATTTGTGCAGAAGTAATTGCTATTGGACCTGAATGTAAAAATGTAAAAGTTGGAGAGGATGTGTATTGTAGAAATATTCCTGTTCCAATACCTTTTGATAATCAAGGATATTATGCTATTACAGAACAAAATATTATATGTAGAATTGTAAATAAAAATTAATGATGTTAGAAGATAAAATATTTTTTAATCCTGGAGATTTGGTAATATTAAGACATCCAATTCCAAATCGTCCAGCTATGTATGTAGTAGGAAGAGTAATGCAAACGATAAAGAAAGGAGCGAATCTTGAATCCTTATTTAAAGGAATTAGATGTAGATGATATGATAATAATACTACTTTACAGGAAGCAATCTTTTCTACTAAAGATTTAAAGTTTTATGAAAATGAAGATTTATCTGAATAATCTTTATATTAAATATATAGAATGTAGTGTAGATGAATTTGAGAAAATTAAAGACTTTCTTGACAATTCTAATACATATGTTCCTTATATTAAAAATATTCCTATAGAACCATATTATAAATATAACACGACTATTTGTTAAATAAAATGGACGAAAAGAAAATACAAAAATTTTTAGAATGACTTCCAACAAAATTTGAAGAATTTAAAGGCAAATCTTTAGAAGAAGTTGCAGAAGATTTAAATCGATTATATGAAACAGACGAAGGTAAACAAACTATTCAGACTCTAATGAATACGTTCTTAGAAGAACAAGATAAAGACCCTTCTAAATTTGCTAATGGAGGAATTCTTCCTACAAGTAAATTAGATTACATTGTTTCTTTGCATAAAAAAGGTGGCAAACTAAAAACTAAGAAATGTTCCTGTGGATGTGAAATGCACAAAGTATTCGAAAATGGAGGAGTTGTTGAAAAATGTGCCTGCGGATGTGATACTAAGAAAATCGTAAAAGCTGAAAATGGCACAAAAACTAAATCTAAGTCGAAATCTAAAGTTGAAACTTACCAAAAAGGTTATTTAACTCCTTGAACTTTTGCATTCAACTCTGCTAAAACAACAGTTTTACCAAACATTGACGGAGGGGGCCAAAGAACAATACAACGTGTTGCTTCCCCATCAGGTAAAGTTATTGACCGTATATATGCTCCAGGTCAAGGTTATACAGAGAGAGTAATAACTCCAACTGATACAACGTTTACAAGAGTCATCTCAAATGGAGGAAGTGGAGCGCCAGATATACAAACATTTAGTAAAGGTATGCCAGATTTTAATTGATTCCAACAAAGATGGAAACAATATGGAGTTTACAAAAAAGGCGGAAAGGTATAAGAGATATCTTTTTGCTTTATAAGGAATAATATGGATTTATTTATATTTAATAATGATTTACAGAGATTAGAGATTAATGAATATTCTATTTTGCTAATTAAAGAATTTGCAGCTCTATGAAACGAAGACAGAAATAAATGTAAAGAAGATCCTAAAGGTATTAAACGTTTACGTGCTTATAGAGAATTTGCATATATTTATTTAGCTTTAGACTATAAATCTCCATATTTTGAATACTTAGAACAAGAGAAACATCAAGCAGCTATGGAAGATAGCGGACTTACTGAAAAAGAGTTTAATGATGAAACTTTTAGAGCTGCTTGTAGAAAATATATAGAACTTAAAGATTCATCAAGAATTCTAAGTTTGATTAAAACTGCATTTAGAACTCTAGAAAAGATGAGAGTATTTTTAGATTCAATCGATTTTAACGAAAGAGATGAATTAAATGGAGGTAAATATATTAACGATCCTAAAAAAATTATGGAAAGTTTAACTCAAATTGGAAAAATGGATGCTTATTTAAAGGAACTCGAACTTACATATAAGAAAGGTTTAAAAGCACAATCCAAATTAAGAGCAGATAACGAGCCAGGTTTTGGAGATATGGATCAACTCCAAAGATAAAAATATAAATAATGGAACAAGAAGTAAAACGAAAACGAGGTAGACCAAGAAAAAATCCTCCTGCAACTTTACCTACATTTGCAGACAGGTATGAAGAAGAATTAAAAAAGAAATTATTTCAAGATGTAACTGTATCAAAAACAGAAGACGAAGAGGAAAGTCCATATTATGAGTTTCCTAAGGAAGGACATAGAAAACGCAATGGTGCGTGAGATGTTCCTCTTGATGAAGAAATATTATATTTTGATCCAGAATTATCTTATGAATTAACTGGTTATAGACCTATAAATGAAACTCAAGGTTTAGATTTTGATCCAACTCCATTTACTGAGGCAGGTAGATTGTTTATGGAAAGAGGACATTATACAGAATATCCTAAAAATAGCAAACCTTATCGTGATTATTGAACAGAACAGTATAAACGTTGTGTAGATGGTTATACTGTTGGAAAATATAGGATAACTGGAGATCATTATTTCTTTTTGAATTTCTATCGAATGAAAACTGTTGATGGAGAGAAAAAAGCTGGTGCGGGACGTACCGAAGCATTTCCAACTTTTTTTGCAAAACAATATGAATATTTTCACTATCTAGAAATGTGCGAATATCTTTATAAAGATTGTGTTGCATTAAAATCTCGTGGGGTAAACTAATACCTGCCCTCTTTTATAGTAATATAAAAGTAATAAATTTCGCTATATCGCAGAAGACTAAGGTGATTAAAATCACTATGTTAACAGCGAGATAAGTCAATTAATCACTGACCATCGTAACGCATAGAAAGGAATCACAGAGATAAACTTTCCACGAGAGCGAAACATCCTAATATTTAGTTAAGGATGAAAATATATGCTGAACTTATAAGAAATTATAAGAGTCTAGGGATAAAAAGCCTTAGAGATAACAAAAATTGAGGTTTTTCAGAAATTGGAGCTTGTTTGGGTGTTCGTCCTTTTATTACTACTAAAGGTTTTACTACTATTTATACAGCATATACTGAGAGTTATGTTGATACCGTATTAGGTAAATGCTGAGTACAATTAAACTGATTAAATCAAAATACTGACGGAGGTATGAAACGACTTCGTCAGAAAATCGATAATATAAAACACAAACGTGCATCTCTTGTTGATAGTGAAGGCATAGAATTTGGGCGAATGGCTGATATAGAAGGAATAACAGCAGATCATCCAAGAAAAATTAGAGGTGAACGTGTAGATAGACTCTTATTTGAAGAGGCTGGATCTAATCCAATACTTTCAACATCGTGAACGCAAGGTACTGCTCTAGTTGAACTAGGAGGAGCTAGAGTCGGGATTAAGATCGCATGAGGGACGGGAGGCGATATGGGGCCTGCTCTAGCTGGTTTAGCTAAAATGTTTGAAGATCCATTAAGCGCAGGAGTACTTCCATATAAAAACTTCTATTCAGATGATGGTACTGCACAGTATACTGGGTTCTTTATTCCAGCATATGAATTTATGATGCGTCCTGGGTATGTTGATAATCGAGGAGTAACCGATACTAAACGAGCTAAAGCTTTTTATGAAGAACAACGCAAATTAAAATCAGGAGAACGGTTATTAGAGTATTGTTCAGAATATTGTTTTACTCCTAAAGAAGCATTATTACGACAAGGTGAAAATATATTTGATTCCGTATTAATTGCAGATAGAATTACTCAGATTCGAGTACATAAAATGGGAACTTCTCCTCAACATATAGCGTTATTATGAGATAGAGAAGATAACGATAATTCTCGAAATAAAGTTAAAGCAGTATCTAGTCCTAATAGTAAAATATTAGTTTACGAAGAACCAAAACGAGATAGCGAAAGCAATATATATAATAATTTATATGTTGCAGGAATAGACTCTATCGATCAGGGTACTGGGGATTCTGCAACACAATACGATGTATCAGATTTTTGTATTGTTGTAAAAAGAAGAATATTTGGTTTAAATGAACCTAAATATGTTTGTATTTATAAAGATCGCCCAAGAGACATACGAGAAGCTTATGAAAACGCAATGAAGATTTTAGTATGGTACAATTGTAAGGCGTTACTTGAACATACAAAAATCAGTATATTAACTTACTTTAGAGAAAAAAAGAAAGATTCTCTATTTGTGCGACGTCCAAAATCTAGTTTAGGAGATATAAAAAAAGGAAATTCGGCCATGATAGGAGTACCTGCAACAGAAACTATTATTAAACACGGATTAGAATTGATCAATAACTTTGTAAATGATTACTGTTATGGAATTGATTCTGATGAAATGCTTGAACAGTTACTAAACTATTCATACGAAAATAAAAGAAAATTTGATATTGTAGCTGCTCTTGGGATGTGTGAAATGGCGGATGAAGAATTAACTGGAATTAATCCTAAAGTTAAAAACGAAGTTACTAAAACTTGAAAAGATATTGGATGATATATTGACGACAGAGGATATAAACGATATGGTATAATTCCAACAACATGACACAATTAGAAAAAGAGGTTTTAGATATTATTGAAAAAGTTACATGTTGTAAGTATATTGGACACTTAAAAGTAATCGAAAGTGAAGATGATTTTACATTAAACTTATATCTAAACCAAGAAATGTCTCCTATGGTTATTAATTATCAAGGAGATAAAGAATCATTTCTAAAGTTTATTGCTAAGGACTTACGTAAACGCCAAATAGAACGAGCACATCATTTCCGAGCAATTAAACATGAATGATATGAGTCACAATGTATCGATACAGACGATTATTGTAATAACGATATATTATAATGAATAATACAGATATTGAAAAAATTAAAAAGACAATTGCTGAACTGGTCTACGATAAAGTTAAGCTTAGAAAAGCATATAACTATTATCATTGTACTAGAGATGCAGAACAGTTTAGACATTTAGAAGATAATTTTGGAATAGGTACTCCTACCTCTATTAATTTTACTCCTTTAATTAAAAAACATATCGATGTATTAATTGGAGAGTATTTAGGATTAGAACCTGATTTAAAAATATCTTGTAAAGATTCTAAAACTGTTTCTAATATTATGCGAGAAAAGCAATTAAAAATTAACGAAACTGTCTATAAGTATTTAAAATCATATTTACAAAATTCTATTATTCCGATACTATTAGATAACAGAGAACTTGCAAATAATGATCCATTTATTCAGGCAGAATTAGATAAATTAATCGCAGATACAGAAGAATCTTTCACTTCTGAATATGAAATTGCAGCACAAAATATACTAATATATTTACGTCAATCTCGCAACATAGATTTAAAAAATAAGATGCGAGAGTTATTTTTAGATCTCTTAATTACAGGAACATGTTATTATCGAGTGATTCCAACTGAAAATGGAGAAAATGTATCATTAGAAATATTAAATCCTCTAAATACCTTTATTGAACGTAATACTAATTCTTATTATTTAAAAGATTCTTATCGAGCAGTTATTCGTAAGTACATGACTAAAGAGGAAATAATTAATCGATATCACGATGAATTAACTTCAGAAGCTCTAGAATCTTTAGATAATGATTTTCATAAGAATCAAGCATATTTTAACAGTGTATTTGTAAGAGTTCCAGCAGCTAATACAGAAATTAGAACTGATACAGGAACTATCTTAGAAGGAACAAGTACAGGTATATTAGGAGGATTAGAAGTAACTCCAATGTTGCCATTTGATGAAACAATAAATGGACATAGATTGCTTAATACAATTCCAGTTTATGAAGTTGAATGACTTGAAGTTAATAAAAAAACAGGGTATTTAACTAGACATGAAGGTGTAAAAATTGGAAATGATATTTATATTACTAGAGGTGAATCTAAATATGTAGTGCGCTCTTCTGATTATCCAAGTAAATGTACATTATCAGTTAACGGAACATTCTTTTTAGATAAAAACGGACAGCCGTTCTCTCTTATTTTAGCTACTTCTGATCTACAGGATTAACATTAGTATGAGTCCTGTCTAAATTCCGTGAATTGCTGGAAACCCCTAACGTAAAGTCGAGGGCAATCAGCAGCCAAGCCATATAAAAATGGAAGGTTCAACGACTAATATGTAGGATCAAGTGATCCGAAGCGCGGAAGTATAAATTAAAGATAATTGTTAATAAATTAATAAGTAGTTATGAAATATAACGAAGAAAATTATAAACAAAAAGTAAAGCAACTATATAATGGGGAGCTTGAAGTCATTGGGCACTTTAAAGGTTTATCACAACCAATTATTGTTAAAGATAGATATGGTATTATAAAATTAACTCAGGCTAAACAGTTATTTAATAATCGTCCAGGAATATTACTAGCGGTTAATAGAACTGAGTATTTTATGAATATGTTAAAAGACAAAGAACCTAAGATATATAATCAAATTCATCCTTTATCTGAGTATACAAAAATGAAGGATAAAATGTTATTTGATACACGATATGGAATAGTTTCTATTTCTCCTGATGCATTATTAGCTGGTCACACTCCAAATATTCGTAGTGCGGTTAATAGAAAAGATTATTTTTATAAACAGTTACGTTATTTGTATAATAATGTTTATGATTTTAAAATTGAATCTACAAATCGGCATAATGGAAAATGTATATTAATTTGTCCTATTCATGGAGAAGTTAAAATAGATAATGATTATATATTTTCGGGCTGTGGTTGTATAAAATGTAATACCAATTGAACAAAAAGTAATGTGTTTTATCTAATTAAATTATCAAATTCAACAGAAAAATTCTATAAATTAGGAATCACATATAAGAAAACTGATGGAAACTTAAGAAGATTTGATGACTACAAAAAGTTAAATTATAACATCGATGTTCTTAAAATTATTGAATTTAATGAATTTGAAGCATGTGTAAATTTTGAAGCGGAATTAAAAAAGATTATTAAAAATAATTTGTATGTTCCTCAAAATTGGCCAAATAAAACATCTACTGAATGTTTTCAAGAAGATTTATTAACAATTATATTACAAAATATTAATTTATATATGATATAGTCTGATCTACATAGAAATATGTAGCAGTCTAAATAGACGGCATAAGAGTAACGAACTTATGTGAACACAAATGAAATACGATATGCTATTGTTCTATAGAGACAACTTAATTGCTTCTAGTGGAACTGTTGGTGAATGGTTAGACTTAGCTAACGTTCCTGAAGCATTAGGAGTTGAAATGCCTGAAAGAATTCAAAAGTGATTAGCTTGAAAAAAGAATGGAGTAGCTATTTTAGATAGTTCTCAAGAAGGGCAATCGTTAAATACTATTTTTAACGGATTTGATGATACAGTAAAAGTTCAAGCAATACAAGCAATACAACTTGCAATTCAATCTGTTGAACAACAAGCATCATCTATTACAGGAGTATTCCAAGAAAAACTAGGTCAAATAGAGCAACGAGACGCTGTTTCAAACGTACAAGTTGGAATTAAACAATCTACTCTATTAACTAAACAGTACTTTGACGCAATGGATTTAATGTATAAAGAAGTTAACTATGATATGTTAAATCTAGCTAAAATAGTATTTAAAAAGGGATTAAGAGGTACAATAATTTTAGGAGATAAATATGCTAAATTGTTTACTGCATTGCCTGAACACTATACTATAACTGATTTTGATATTCATATCGAAGATAGTACTCGAACATATAGAGATATGGAGGCTTTAAAATCTGTTAGTCCTGAATTAATTAAAGCAGGATTGGCTGATTCTGAGTTAGTAGTTAATATCTTCAAAGCTAAAAATATGAATGACTTAGAACGTTATATAACACGTTCAATGAAATCTAAAAAGCTTGAAAACGATCAATTAATGCAATTACAACAACGTATACAACAATATGAAGCTCAAATTCAAGAAAATCAAAGACAGCTAGAACAACTTAGTTCAGAAAACAAAAAACTATTAAATCAGATTGATAAAAATAGTAAAGAAAAACTTGATCTAGAGCGTAAACGTATTTCTTTAGAAGAGCAAAAAATCCGAGATAATAAGGATTATAATGATAGAGTAATTGATACAAAGGAAAAACAAATCCAAGTTGAACAAATGCAGCTATATGACTCAAATCCATATAACAATAAAATAAAAACAAATATTTAAACAGATGAGTGCATCACGTCCAATTGAAGTAGAAATAACTATGACGTCTGGATGTTATTTACAGGTAACAGATATTACAGGAACGTCTAATTTTGAGCATAGTTATGAAAAATGGCAAGAAGAAAATAGTGATTGAAAACAGCATGTATTTATTGATTTCCTAGAAAATAATTCCTATAGTACAGATGATTTAACTGTTCTCGAAGATTCTATAAGATGTTTAGATTTAGAAACAAATGATATTCGAACTCCTTATCTGTATAAGTTACCTAAAGATGGTTTATATATATATAACAAATGTTGTATTGAAAAATTAGAACATCTTAAATCTTCAGATGCAGATACATATAATGCGAGTGGGAAATTGTTTTATTATAGTAACGGAAACACTTGAGATATTTATATAGGAACAACTGACGGGCAAAATGAAACGTTAACCGTAGAATCTGCAAAGAAAGTTGAAGATTATTCTGAATTATCTAGTTTAATAACTGATGAAATTGAATATTGAACGAATAAACAAATTGTATCTATTTGTTATTTAAATAAATGTTTAATTTCGTTACAAAAGAAGATGATTTATGATAATCTTAATAGTAAGTGTACATATGATAATTGCTCATCTGATGAATCTATAAGAAATATGCGAAATTTTCTATTTGATTCTGTATATATCTTAAGTTATTTAATTGAACAAGGAAGTTATTTAGAAGCACAACGTATAATTGAAGATTTGACTTCGTGTAATTATATATGTAAAGATATATTGGGAGAGACAAATTATAATAAATGTGATTGTGGAGCAACTATATAATATCTTTTTAAATGTGTATCTATCAGAATTAGAAAAATTAAAATTCGGATATACATATGATAAACAAACTTTAAAATTTCTAGATGATCTTATGAACGCAATAGATTATATAGAAAACGGAGATATATCTAGAAACGATTATTTTAAAATAATTCAATATTATGAAGAGAACAATTAGTTCAAGAAATTTAAATGCTTCTAATATCGAAAATAATATTTCACGTCAAACATTTGCTTACAATAATACTATTGATTTCTATCGTGGATTATCGTTTAGATATGAGGAGTGAAATCCAAACAGTCATTACTTTAATGATGAATATACTGTCGATTTTGTTTCTCACGATAATGCTCTTTTTGCTTGTAAAAAAACACATTGATCTAATGATGTTAGCATTGACTCTGAACCATTAGTTAGTAAAGTAAATAATGAATATTGAACTCTAGTAATGCAAGGTCAACCTGGAGCACAAGGCGAAAAAGGTGCTGTTTTTATTCCTCACTTTGATCCTAGTTCAGGAATGTTAAGTTGAGAGAATAACGGAAACTTACCTAATCCAGATCCTGCTCTAATCAAAGGAGATAAAGGAGATCCAGGGCAAAAAGGAGAAGACGGAGAAGACGGAATTGGATTGCAATTTAAATGGGATGGGACAAATTTAGGAGTTAAAAGAGAAAATGAGGAAACGTGAATCTACGTAAATCTAATAGGACCTAAGGGAGATACTGGACAAAAAGGAGATAAAGGAGATAAAGGTGATAAAGGTGATAAAGGTGATCCTGGTATACAAGGTCCTAAAGGAGATAAAGTAAATTTAAGAGTAGCTAGTAATTATATACAGTTTTCTTATGACTCTGTTTATTGATACAATCTACTTCCATTGTCAGACATTACTGGAAAAAATGGAGTTCCTGTAATAATTAGAAACAATGGAATAGAACTTCAATGAAAATATGAAAATTTAGACGATTGGTATTCATTAGTTCCATTAAGTGAACTAATTGGTCCTAAAGGAGATACAATAGAAGATGTTTTTATTGATGAACGTTTTCATTTATGAGTTCGATTATCTTCTGAAAACCAAGCTAGAGATTTAGGAAATGTAAGAGGTCCTCAAGGAAATGATGGCAAAGATGGCAGAGAAGTATTATTACGAAGAGCAGATGGACACATACAATGGAAATATTATGGTTCTGAGGGAGGATGAACGAATATTTGTAGTCTTGAAGAAATTAGAGGAGTTGGAATTAAAACTTTACTAATTAATGAAAATGCTCATTTAATAGTTACTTTAACTAATAATGAAATACAAGACGCGGGTAGAGTATATGGAGAAAAGGGAGATAATGCTACTGTTACTGTTAATAAAACTACTACAGTAGAATATACTGAACCTGCTAATGTAAAAAATATTAGTTCTGACCCTACTAATGCAGTATTTGATTTTTATATTCCTCAAGGAGCTCCTGGAGATCAAAACATTCATGTTGGACCAGAATCACCTTGTGAATATAAGGAAATGCATCCTGAAAATCCTGCCTATGATGATTGTCAGAATATGATCTGATATGATCCAACGAATGCAGATGATGAACAATATAGAGGGCCGAGAGGTTATTCAGCTTATGAACAATATGTTCAAGGTGGAGGAACTTTGACAGAAGAACAATTTATTGAAACTTTAGGACAAATTGCTACATGGGATAATGTTAGTTTTAAAATAGTTCAATCTTTACCTGAATCTGGAGAAACTAATGTTATATATTTAGTTCCTAATCATCTTTCAAGTGGAAATGATTTGTTTGATGAATATGTTTGAATAGATAACGGGCAAGGTACACATAGATGAGAACTATGAGGATCAGGCAAAACCGTAGCAGATTTAACTAATTATTATACTAAAACCGAAATAGATCAGCAAGTTGATGTTTTAGAACAAAAAATTATTGCTGCAGGCACACTTACATGAATCGATATTAATTAAAACAATAATTAAATGGCAGTTCCAGTATTATTTTATAGAGGTCCAAAAAGTTCGTACGACGTTAGTCAACACGGCAATGGAATGTACTTTTGTACCGATACCTATGAAATATTTATGAATGATCATTCATATGGGGGAGGTAAGGTACAAGATGTTACATTAAATTCTACAAATAATTGTTTAACTATACATTATACTAGTGGAGATACTACTGATGTAGCTTTAGCGAAAGCGTCAGAAGTATTAGACGGTTTGATGTCTAAAGAAGATAAAGCCAAATTAGATAGTTTAAGTGGAAATTATTCGTCTAGTTTGTCCTCAACAGTATCTACTGTAGAAAAACTAGGAGGAATTGCTGCTGGTACAACAGTAGCTCAATTAACTGGTAAAAGTTATAATGAAATTTTTGATACACTCATTTTCCCTACGGTTAATCCTACATTCACTAATCCTAGTGCTAGTGTTTCTTTAAAAAGCTATTCTAATATTCAAGAAATTGGAGCAGTTGCTCCAACTACTGCTAATTTTAACGTTAGTTTTAATGCTGGCGCAATTAATTTAGCAGGTACAAAACAAAATAATAGAGCTGGTGCACAAGACACTGAAGCTTCTAAAATTTTATATGGTTCAAGTAAAATAGAGGATCTTCCAGAAACAGTAGTGGCTGGAGCAATGGATTATTATTATCGTGCGGTGTATGCACAAGGTCCTCAACCAAAAGATTCAAAAGGAAATAATTATCAAACACCACTTCCTGCGGGATCTGTAGATTCTAGTAAAGTAACCGTAACAGGTTATCGCCCAGCTTACTCAGGATTAGTTTCAACAAATAATATTACTCAAGAAGTAATTAAAGGAATGACTAAAACTGTATCTGCAAAGAAAACTGTTAAAGTTTCTGGACCAATTACTGAACAATATATTTGTTTTGCTGCTCCAACAGGATGGAACGTATCAAATATTAAAGATAGTAACAACTTTGATGTAACTGGAACTTATACTACTAGTACCGTTCAGGTTACTTGTTTAGATGGACAATCGGTTAACTATACCGTATATCTATCGGGTAAAATGACTCAACCTAGTACTTACTATGTAAACTTTAACTAATCATGGCAGAATATTTTGGTAAAGGCATTTCGGTAGGTTCTGGGTTTGATTTAGGTGCGAATCTACCACTCGACAATAGAACAATCCAAGCATCTATTGCTGATCGTGACGCAATGCCTACGATTCAGTTAGTAGAAGGTCTTATTGTTTATGTAAAAGAAAATAAAACCGCATATATATTAAAGAGTTTTGATGAAGATGGTTCTAATAGAGTTTGAGAAACTCTTGCAACTGGAACTGTTGTAGAAATTATCAATTCTCTTGAAAGCGATAGAACAGATGCTGCTTTATCTGCTGCTCAAGGTAAAGCTTTAAAAACGCTTGTAGATGAGTTAAGATCTTCTGTCGCTTCAGCTTTAGATTATAAAGGTACAAAAGATACTTATGAAGAACTTCCTTCTGAAGGAAATAAAAAAGGAGATGTATGGAATGTAGTTGCAGCTCATGAAACTACTCCTGCTGGAACTAATTATGCTTGGGATGGAACTCAATGGGATCCACTAGGTGGAACTATTGATCTTTCAGGTTATTATACAAAATCTCAAGTTGATGGTGCTATTTCTAAAGTTAAAACAGAACTTGAAGCTACTGATACCGATTTACAAGAACAGATTACTACAGTTACTAATCAACTTAATAATAAAGTTGATAAAGTAGAAGGTTCTGGTTTAATTTCTGATACAGATCTTAATCAAATTAGAACTAATAAGTCTAATATTGAATCTTTACAAATTTCTGTTGGAGATAAACAAGATTCGCTTACTGAGGGTGAGGCTATTACAATTTCAGGAGAAAATGTAATTGATCTTAAACTTGATCCTGCTACAGATCAAGCATTATCTAAATCAGCAGATGGTTTAAAACTTGATTTAACAGGTTTAAAAGGTTCAACAATTAAGATTGGTACTGCTATTACTGGTGGAGTTGATGTTGGAGCAGATCAAACAATTGTAGCTGGAATGCAAGCTCTTAGTAATAGTATTCAAACAGCAGTATCAGGAGGTATTACATCTCTAACTAGTCCTGATGAAACATTAACTATAAGTGGTTCTGGTACTTCTAGAAGTTTAGTAGTGAATGTAGCAAAAATTGTTTCTGCTAATTCTGCAATTCAAGTAGGAACGGATGGAAAGTTAGATATATTTTGAAATGAAATTTCATAAGTAATCTTTTATTAAAATGGCAAATACAACTAATTTAAGTTTTTCTAAGTTAACAACGGTACCTTCACTAAATTTAATACCTGGACGTATTTATTTTGAAACTTCGACTGGATTAATTAAAATAGCAAAAAGTGAAACCGCAACTGATGTTTTTGGTGGAGTTAGAGATGCTCATTGAGATGAAGAAACAAAACATCTAACTATTACTAACGCTAACGGTACAGTTATTGATTTAGATTTATCAGATGTAGCTTCTGCAACAGAAGTTGCCTCTGCTCTTAGTCAAAAAGCAGATACATCTTACGTTAATACAGAGTTAAATAAAAAAGTAGATAAAGTTGTTGGTAAACAATTATCTACAGAAGATTATACTACTACTGAGAAAACAAAACTCAGTGGTATTGCGGCTGGTGCACAAGTAAACGTTATTGAAACTATTAAGGTTAATGGAGAACCTGTATCTCCTGGAAGTAATAAAGACGTTAATATTACAGTCCCCACAGTAACTGTAACTGGTGTAGCTTCTGAAGATAAAATATTAAAGTTAAGTGGTGGTACATTAAGTTCAGAATTATCTTTATCTTATAGTACTGAAACAAAAAAGATTATATTATCTGGGCAAGATAGTGTAGAAATTGCAAGTATAGATGCTACCCAGTTTGTTAAAGATGGAATGGTACAAAATGTATCATTTGATCCTGAAACTAAAGTTCTTACAATTGCATTTAATACTGATGCAGGTATAGAAGATATTGAAGTAGATCTTGCATCATTGGTAGATGCTTATACTGCTGGCTCAGGCATTACCATTAGTAAAAACGTAATTTCAGTTGACACCTCTATAATTGCTACTAAGCAATCTGTTACAGATATTGATACTAAACTTGGAAGTGGATTTAGTTCAGAATCAACAGTATCTCAACAATTAGCAGCAGTTAAAACAACTGCTGAAGCAGCAACTACAGTATCAGAAGTTGATAATCAAATAGATGTTAAATTAGCTAAATTAACGGTAGCAGATAAAGATAGTGGATTTGTAAGGTCTGTTACACAAACAAACGGGTTAATTGAAGTAACAAAGTTACCTATACTTGAGACAGATATTCCAAATCTTTCAATTAGTAAAATTAATAATCTGCAATCTGAACTTAATAATAAAGTTCCAACTACAAGAAAGGTAAATGGATTATCTCTAAATCAAGATATAACTTTAAAAGGAAGTGATATAGCTCTAACTGGATATAAAAAAGGAACTGAGAGTAGTTCTATTGTTGCAACAGATACAATTAATAAAGCTATATCTAAACTAGAAAATAAAATTGATGTTGCTGCAAGTACAGGTGTCCAGTCTATTGGTGGAGCAGTAGGAGTAATTACATTACGTAATGGACAAGCTGCAACGTCTCCAGCAGTTAATTTAACGATTGCAGAAAAAGAACTACGTGCTGATGTTATTGGAGTAGCTACTACAGCACAAGGAAACAAAGCAGATACTGCTTTACAAAGTGTTACTGCAAGTGGTTCTAATTATTTAACATTAACTGCTAATAGTAAAAGTGGAACAACTCAAAATCTAACTGGATCAATTACTATACAAAGTATAACTACAGCTAGTTCTGAACAAAACGGATTAGTTGAAGCTAATGATGTGAAAGAATATGTAACTTCAATGTTTCAGTGAGTTGATTTTGTATAAAATTAAAATATAAATAAATGGCATTAGATATAAGTTTTTTACATTTTACAACTAAAGCCTCTTATGATGCTGAAAAGAGTCGTAATGAAACAGACGGAACTTTAGAAGAATTCGAAAGTTGTATTTCATTTATTGACGAAGGTCCAACTATTTGTACTAGAGGTAAAGAATATAAATGTAGTGTAGATCAAAACTTAGTAGAAGAACTGATTAATTCTGCAGGACATGCCACAGTTTCACAGCTAGCGGATTATTTACCGCTAGCTGGCGGAACTATGACAGGAACTCTTAATTTTGTAAAAGATATAAACAATATAATAACCATTTCGACAACAAATGGAGAAAAAAATTTATTAAATATTGTTGATTCTAAGGTACATGTAGGTCAAAATACTGATAATATAAACGGAACTGTAATCAATGTTGCAGATGCAGGATTAGAAGTATCACGTCCATATAGTGCTAGTAACGCAATTGTATATGATACAGAAAATTTAACAAGCTTATCACAATTAGAAAACGATTTAAATCTAGATTATATTCCAAATGATAAAATTGGAGTAGCTAATGGAGTAGCATCATTAGATAGTAGTGGTTTAGTTCCTTCTAGCCAGCTACCATCTTTTGTAGATGATGTATTAGAATATGATTCGTTTAGCGATTTTCCACCTACAGGAGAATCGGGAAAAATATATGTTGCGAAAGATACTAATAAAACCTATCGATGAGGAGGAACTCAGTATGTAGAAATTTCTGCATCTATTGCTCTAGCTAACACAGTAACTGGAAATGATACAGCATCTACTGCATCTAGATCAGATCATAATCATAACAATACTTATGTAACCCTAGCTACAGAGCAAACAATTTCGGGTAAGAAAACATTTTCAACAGGTGATAAAGCAATTACTTTAACTGGCAATACTAGTACTCTTATAAATGGAAGAGATCATTATACTATTGCTCTAGCAGCTCCGTTAATAGAATCTGATTATACTAGTTTATTTGGAATAAAATTAGCTAACGGTAATACTGCTGTTTTTGGAGGCACAAATAATAATATTGGATTAAATTTTTATAAATCTGATAGAGTTGAAAATGGAGTTGATTGATTTTGAAATTATACACAGGAAGATAATATTGCATACTTAAATACTAATTTTGAAATTCGTTCAAGAGATATAACTATTAATAGTACTCAAACTAATGGATTAACTATTAATAGAGATACCGCAGCATCTGCTGGAATAAAATTTAGTAATATTAGTAAGGGAAATCTTGGATCAATAGAGTTTGCTGATAATTTTAATTTCTATATTAAAGATGCTGATGGATCACAATTAGCAGTACTAGATTCTACAGGAAATATAACTTTTGTAGGAAGCGTAACCGCTACTTCTTTCAGTGGAAATGCTAGTAGTGCAACTAAATTATCTTCTGCTAAAACACTTTGAGGACAATCTTTTGATGGTTCAAATAATGTTAGTGGAAATCTCTCAAATGTAGGAGATATCGTTCCTCAAGGTACTGTTTATATTGGAACTTCTACTAATAGATTTTCCTATGGTTATATAAAACAAATATCAACTGGAACTAGAACTACTCTAACCTCAACTGGAGACGGAATAGTTCTTGGTTCAGATGGAACAATATCGATATCTGCATCGACCGCTAATCCTACTATTTATTTCAGTAAAGGAACAACATACAATGCGGATAATTTCTTAAGATGAGACGGAACCGCAATCATGTCCACAAGTTTGTTAAGTACTACCGCTAGAATGAAAGCGGCTGGAGGCTTTTGTGTTTCGCAAACTTCTCCTGAAGGATATGGTATTAGTTTAATAGAAAGTAGTATCGCTTTAGCGCCTGCTTACGGAATGTACTTTGGACCAACTGCAACATATGGTACTCATGGAACAGTAACTGGAGATCACGCTATATATTTTAGCATTAATAATAATGCAGGCAGAGGTTTCATATTCAAAAATAGTGAAGTTGGATGTATAGCATCTATTGATAATAAAGGTAATTTTACTGCGAATCAAATATATAAAGGAGTTAATTTTACAACATCTGACATTCGATTAAAAACAAACATTAAAGACGTACAACGTAATTATATATATAAATCACTTAATATAAGTCCACTTCGTTCTTGAAATTATAAGAAAGATGGGACTTTTGCAATAGGTAGAATTGCTCAAGATGTTCAAAAAGTATTTCCTGAGCTAGTAACTAAGAAAAATGGATTATTATATATTGATAAAGAATCCTTATTAGAATTAGAAGTTGAAGCTCTTAATTTAAAAGTTCAACAGTTAACTACTAAGTTAAATGAACTGACTAATGAGAAATTTGAATGACAATAACATTGTAGTGGGTAATTATGCCCACTACAATTCTAATACATATAAAATATGACAGGAGATTTAATTGTAGATTATAGAACCCAAATAACTTCTGCTCAATATGGATTTGGAGGACAAGTTTTAGGAAAGCTAAAGGAAGGTCAAACATATACGTTTATAGCATGTGGATATTGTAGTCAAGAACAATTAGATGGCTATGGTCAGTTAATGATATCTATGTATTCTTCAAATCAATCTAAACAGTGTGAATTGTATTTTAATTCTACAACGCCTGTTGTAAAACAAGGTACGTTTGTTCCAAATCCTTCTAATTTAGATACTTGAATAACAGCATACTCTTTTCCTAGTGAAACTAACGGAGGTCCCGCTCAAAATGTAACTTTACTTTGATATAAAGTAGTTGAGGGAGAATATGATTTTGATATTTATGATGCATATGGATTAAATGGACCAGGTTTTAATATACTTAGAAATCAATCTCGGGGCGGTAGTGTAGAACATTGAGCTAGTATAGGTTCTGCTAATGATATATTAGGACTTGATACTACTACGTTTGAAATTTCATGTATTAAAACTAATGGTGCATGAATGAATGCTAGAGATGCTTTAGAATTTAATGGATTAGAATTTAAACCTAATACACCATATACTATTTGTTGAGAAGCATATGTACCTGAGAGTAATGGAACAACTAGTTTTAAAGTTCCAATAGAAAACTCTACAATGTTAGCAGGTGATCTTACAGTTAGTGAGGATCGTTTAAATCGTTGAGTTAAATATTGAGCTGTTTGTCAGCATTCTTCTAGAGGTAATATAACTTTTTATGTAAATAATCGGAATACATTTTATTATTTAAGAAATGCTAAGTGAGTTGAAGGTGATCATAGATATTTTTTAAATTGAACAGGAACTGCTCAAAATGTTTTGCCGTTTACAGATAATTTTGTAAATTTGCAAGGTTTATGTAGAAATATTCCTTATTTTTGTGGATCAAGTTTAGTATATAAACCAGATGGTTGTGCTCAATTAATGTCTGAAGAATTTAATACTAATTGAAAAAGTGGCGCTCAAGGTAACTGATCTATTGTGGACGATGACTCTATGGGTAAAGTTGTACAATACGAACGTATTAATGGCACAGGAAATTATCAATGAAGTATTAGCGAAGGTGTATATACTAATTTAGCTAGTTTAAATGATAAAACCACTTCAATGTGGATAGTTGTAAAAGACAACGGAAATAATTGAATATTTAGTCAGTGAACAGCTACAAATGCCACACTAGCTCCTACAATTAACGATAAGAAAATTGATTTAGGAAACGGATGATATTTGTATTATAATGTCAGAAACGATCGTGTATTCAAAGATAATTATGCAGCTGGAATTAATAGCATTTTAGGTACAGTACAATTTTATTCTTGCGGAATTTGTGAAGGAGATATATCTCCATTATTTGATTTAGCTGCATGAAACGGATTTTATTATAAAATATCAGAAGAAGAAAAAACAGAAACTAGTGAAGATTGAGTTACTACTTCTATAAATATTACTAAATCACCTACAACAAATATAGCTAATACAGGAGGTACTGTAGCTTTATCTGCTACTGCTACTCAAACTAAAGGAAGTATTACATATAAAAGAGCTATTTTTTCTAATGGAACTTGTAGTGATTGATATCAAACAAATTCTTCTAGTGAAACTCAAACAATAGACATTAATTCATTAGCTACATTTAGTAAAATAAGTGGAACTGGTTCATTATCTGAAAGAGTTATAACTTTTGATGAGAATAAAACTACAACAACTAGATCTGGAATATATAAAGTTAGTTATGATGGAAAAGAAGCTCAAGTTACTATAACTCAATCTGCTGGAACAGTTCGATACGAATTAGTATTAAGTGGAATTACAACAATTCCTGCTTCTGGCGGAAGTGTTACAATAGGCGGTACTTATAATGCCTATTGAAACGGATCTTCTACAGCAACAAGTAGTATTTCTGTTACTCCTATATTATCTGCTACTTCTACTCCAAACGGGTGAACATTATCTGGAAACAAAATTACAGCTCCTTCTAGAGGAACTATCATAGGAACTATTTTAACTGCTACAGGAACTGCTTCTTACGGAAATGCAAGTTTAGCTTATTCAGTTCAACAACAAGCCAATAATGCTACGTATTCTACACCTAGTGTATTTGCTCGATATACTAAAGTTGTTCCTGCTAATGGTGGAGATTCTGGAGTACCAACAGTTAGTTATTCGCAATCTACTACATATACATCTGGAGCAACTAATAATATTACATCTGGAGCAACCATTACATATAAACAGTCTTTAGTTGTTTCGCCTGTTGCTAGGTTATCTCAACCGTGATTAGCTAATCCTGCATTTACAGTAGATGTAAAAAATGTATTCGTATATGATAATGCTAATTCTGGCAAGTGTACTTTAACAAGAGTTGCTGCAACAAATCCCGTTTCAGTAAACGGAGGATATATAATGCGTTGGCAAAACAAAGGTTCTGGAACAAATCCTAATTTAGGAGGATTTGGTATGTCTTATACTGGACTTGCCAGCAACACCTATTATTGTACATTTGTTGCAAAAGTACCTAAAGGTTATAGATTTCAATTAGGTTATAATTCTTTAGGTACAGGAGGCACTATTGAATGATTAACATCCTCACAGGGTACTGGAGATTGACAGAATTATACTGCAAAAGTTACTTATGGTACAGGAACTGTAAGTTCTGTATTCTTTTTTAGTTTACGTGATGGAAACCCAGGAACAGAAGTAAATCCACTCACAGTTGATTTAGCATATATAACAGTATTAGAAGCAGGTACAAGTAGTACTGGACTTAATACTTCTACGGGGGCTTGAACACTTCCTAATATGACTATTAATATAGATAATTTATGTGCTCTTAGTACTGCAGATCATAGAGGAAGAGTAACAGAAATAAATCTTACTTTAAATGGGAAAACAGTTAAAGTATTTGCTCAACCACCACAAGCAGCTAATTATGTAACAAATATAGCAGTAGCTCAAGGTACTGAAACAATTACCTATCCTACAATTCCAGCTAAAGGTGGCACGTACGCGGCACAGGGAGGAGGACAATATGCTCAAACTTTTACATTTACATCTGGATCTACATCTTCTGCAACTCCAGCTTCTACATATGGTACATTAAACGGAAATGCTGTTTATTCAATGACTCCGACAGGTACTTTTACAGGTATGGCTGGTAGTCAAGTAGTTGTATCATCTAAAGGCTATACAATATCTGCTGCAACTCAGTCAAATCCTATAACTCGAACGTTTACTCTTACTTGAACACATTCTGCTAATTATACGCTAGGTGGCACTAAAACAGGGTCATATAGTAGAAGTGATATTAAAGCAACTCAAGCACTAAATAAAGTAGAATCTATTACGGCTCAACCTAAATCAGGTTATACAACTAATTTAACATATCCTTCAGGGGATATACCTGCTAAAGGAGGAACTAAAAATCCTGAAGGTAGAGGTGAATGTAAATATGTATTTTCATCAGAAACTGTGAAAACATCTAGTGATTCAGAAGTTAATGATCTTTGAGCACAAACTACTGTAAGTAGAACATATAGTGGTTCCGCAACAGGTATGTCTGTAAATTCTGCTGGCGTAGTTAGTGGAGATAATAGAACTACTGTAATAGGAGAACGTAGAAGCATTAATGTAAATACTGCTTTAACTCTTAAGTTTACTAATCCAAGTTCAGTTGGAGGAGATACTCTTACAAGTACAGATACAGATACTGTAACAGTTTATCAACAAGCTAATGAAGTAACTGCAACTAGTATTACTAATGCAAATTCTACAAGTCAAACAACATCATTTGCAGTTGGAGGACAAACTATTGATGGGTATTATGCACGTTTAACATACACATCTGGAAGTTCTAATTTTGATACAACTGTTGCTCCAGGTAATATTTGAACTATATCGGGAACTGGGTTTAGTGTAGCTCAATCTTCTTATCACAATTATGCAGTAAAGGTTACAGCGGCAGATAGAACTACTGTAGCTGGAGCAGCTAGAACTGCAACTTTACGATATTCAAATTCTAGTATTTCTGCTAATGCTACATTAACTTTAACTCAAGCTGCTAACGAAATAGTAAGTTATAATTATGGAAATTGAACTGGAACGTTAACCGTTCCATCTGGAGATTTACCCGCTGGAGCTGGATCTAAAACAATTACTTGAGGTTCTATTAGAAGAACAAAAACTCCTGTATATAGTACAGGTGATGTTGGAACAGCAACTACAGAGTATTGAACTGGAACTGCATATTTAACTTTAAGTGGAACAGATTATTTATCATTAAGTAAAAGTAACTATGCAAATAGTTCTAGTACAACTACTAGTACATTAAATAAAACTTCTTACAATAATGTAATTAGAGATCGAAAAAGTTATACAATATATTTAAGACAGAGTTCTGCGACTGGTACAGTTATAGCTCAGGCAACGTTTTATACTGCAGCTAATGCTAAAACATCTATTACTTATGGTAAACCTACTATTAATACTTTAACTTATAGTGATATAAATGCAGCAGGAACAGGAGTAAGTCCTACATTATCTTATACACAGAGTAGAACACAAAATTATACATCTGGTTACACCGAAGCGCTATCTAATTTAACATCAGGAGCTACAGCTAAATGAACTAGTACAAATTCGGTTAATGGTGGTGCCATTAATGCTTCAACAGGGGTAGTTACAGCAAATTCTTGTGGTACAACGTATACTACAAGGAGAGTAGTACTTAAGGCAAATTTAGTAATAACAATGAATGGAGTATCATCTGATACTAAATCTGTAGATATATATCAACAAGCGAATTATGTAACAAAAGTAGCATTTAGTAAAACAGAAAACTTAACGTATACTCAGATTGGGGCAGGTGGAGGAAATTCTAGTCCATCTACGAATAGTGATAATGTTATAACTTTTACATTTACATCAGGAGGAACAACAACTACAATTCCTGCTACAACATACGGAGCAGGCAGTATGGCAAGAACATATTCTTGACCTGGATCTTCAGGAACATTTGCGACGCTGAATACTTCTACTGGAGTAGTAACTGCAAATTCAAAAGGTGCTACAGTTTCGGGTGTAACAACATCGCCTGTAATTACGAAAACTCTTAAATATACATGAACTCCTAAGAGTCCATATTCAGGAAATACATTAACTATTAATTCAACGACTACAGGTACAGTTCAACAACAAGCTAATAGTAAGTCTTATGGAGATATAGATATAGCACATCAAATATCTGCTATTCCTGTAGCTGGCGGCGGAGGGCAAGTACATTTATCAAATTATATAACTGGTATAACGCAAGAAGTAACTTATACTTCAGGATATAGTGCTGGAAATGAAAATATACTTGATTCTGCAATATGTACTTATACTACAGATGTTTCAGGGTGAACTATAAACGGTTCAGTTCTTACTGTTTCTGCTAATAATACGTCTACGGTAAAAACAGGTACTGTTAAATTTACAGCAAATCATCAAGGAAAAACTAAAACTGTTAATTTAACAATTCAACAGAGTGCAGGGACTAAAACTTATGGTCCTATAACAATTACTAACTTTACTTATCCAATTGCACCTGCTGGAGGTGGTTCAGTATCTCCAAACTTATCATATTCTCAAACTTATGGATATAACGGAGCTACTACTGGAGGTGGTACAATAACGTCAGGAGCATCGATTACATATTCTGGTACAAATGTTGATGCTAGAACTGGCACTGTTACTGCTCCTAGTTTAGGAGCTAATGCTACAAATGGAGATACATTATTAACTACAAGTAATGTGTCTGTAATTATGAATGGAAAACAACGGGTAGCTACTATAAAAGTTTATCAAGAAGAAAATTATCTTATGATGCCATCCTTTAATTCAGGATTTTTTAGTCCTGTGATAGGAGATAAAAATGGAGGTACTTGTTCTATGACAGTAATGACTACAGGAACTTCTAAAATGAAATCTGGATATACTATATACTCAGGTACTTATGTACAGGATTATTTGTTCTTTTCTGTTAATGTTGCTTGAGCTACTGTTCAGGGAACTGGACCTGGTAATAATTCATTTGTTTATTATGCTAATTTAGGTCCAAGTAGAAATCTTAAATTTTCTTTTGTATGACATGATATGAGTGAAGTAGAAAAAATTCAATCATATACCTGAAATCAAAGTGGGGAATAATTTAAATAATAAAATGGCAGTAAAATATTTTAATAAACAAACTCAAAAATGGGAGATATTTCCTGGCACTGCAGGAATATCTGCTTATGAAGCTGCACAAGAAGGAGGATATAAAGGAACTGAAGAAGAATTTAATGCTCAAATAGCTAATTTTGAAACAATATTAAGAAAAGAAATAAAAATTACAGATGTGGCTGATGATGTACATTATCCAAGCTCTAAAGCAGTTAAAGATTATGTAGATGCCATTAAACATACTGAAGTAGTAGATAATTTAACTACAGAAGATGCAAGTAAAGCACTATCTGCTAATCAAGGAAAGATATTAAATGATACTAAGTTAAATAAAAATACTTATGAAGTAGATAAGGTAACTTTTGTTACTAAAAATGATTTAAAAAATATTATTGTAAATATTCCTTTAGATGTAACAAATCTTATTTCAATTTCCTCTGCATCTGATATTATTACTGCATTTGGAGGAGAAACAAGTTTTAAATATATATATACAAAAGCATTAGCTGGAAATTTACTTGCAATTAGAAATATAACAGAATCTAATACAAATACATACATTTTATATTCAGTTAATATAACATCTAGTTTATTTAAATATTACTATGTAGTTGATTCAACACATTATTTACACGAAATTACAATTGATCCAGCTACTAATTTACCAATAAGTATTACGGTACAAAAAAGTCAATTAGAATTTTCAACAGAATAAAAATTGTTTATGATAATATTAATTTTATTAATTTTATTTTTATGAATTATCATAACTGTTTTAGGATGACTATTAAATAAAAGAATAGAAGAACAATTAACTATCTATGAACAAAATACGATTGAACAGAAGTCTAATGAAAACATTTTAATTGTATATTTTGTAACAGAAATAGTTATATTTGTTTGAATGATTTGTATATTTATATAATGAGTATATTATTAAATAAAGATGATTTTCCTCATACTTTTAAAAAAGCGGTTGATATCTGTAGTCAGTTATTAAATATTTCTAAAGATGAAATATTAAGTAAAAGCGCTAAACGTAACATCACAGATATAAAAAAGTTAATTGTATATAAATTTTATAGTTTAAAACAACACGATAAAGATAATTTAGTAAACTTAATTTCTAAAGAGTTTAATTGTGGACACTCGAATGTAGTATATTGATACAATAAAGCTAAGGAATTATATTCTAGTGATCCTATCTTTAGAAGTAATTATGGGGTATTTTCAACTGAATTAGATTCGTATATAAAAAAATTCTAAAAAATCATAATATAATTTTTGACTTTAAGTGAAAGGTTAATAAATTTATTTATATATTTGTAGTGCAATTGTAACATTACATATATGTAATAATATTTATTAACCTTTTAACTTTTTATATTATGATGGAAAATGTGATTGAAAAACACTATGTTCCTACGTCTGGAAGTGGTCTTGATGCTAATTTAGTCGCTGCATTAATGAATAACAACAATAAAAGTCTTGATCCAGCAACAGTAGCATTACTTCGAGATAGCGATAAAGGTTTAGAGACAGCTGCTTTAGCTAACGGTGGTGGAATGTTTGGCGGAGCAGCTATGTGAAATAATCCGTTAATAAAAATTTTATTAAGTTTATTTAAAACATACTAGTATTAATAAAGTATTATAAAATTTTTGAATAGACTTGTGATAATACATAAGCGGATTTAAAACTCGGTGAATTCAGGGAAACTCTCACGTAGACAATCCTGAGCCAAGTCTCTTATAAAACTAAGAGAAAGGTGCAACGACTATCCGTATGGAGTAGATTTCAAGTGAAATCGAAGCGCCGAGCCTCTTTAAATTTAAAGAGTGATGATATAGTCTGAACTCTATAGCGATATAGAGAGAATATATGGAAACGATATGTTCGTAACAAAATATTATGTATCTTGTTTGGATGTGGATGATGAGATGGATGAACGGTAATGGAGAGTGAGGAAATGGACAAGGTCTCGCTAGTCAACTAAACAGCGATGCAAATACCAATTTAACGATTCGAGCAATTGATGGAAATCGGGATGCTTTAAGAGAACTTGCAACTAATCTTAATTGTGATTTTAATACTTTAAATTCGGCTATCTGTGGAATTAAAGGTCCTATTGATCCTCCTCTAAAGCCAGGAGAGTTTAGAAATCCTAATATACCTGTAGAAAAGATAATGTCTATTCGTGTAGAAGTATTTGGAAATGTATTAGAATATACCGTTCCAGCAAATGCTACATCTGTAAAAGACGGAGATACAGAAATATATTTAAGACGAGATGATTTAGAAACTAAATTAAAATCTCAAGTAGATTCTTATCGAATAATGTTTGAATCAGTAAACAAACAGAAACAATTGTATGAAAAATACAACGATTTATTTCAATCTGTAAAAGGAAACTCCCAAGAAAATGTTACAGAAGAGAAATATAAAGAATTAATAGCTAGAATAGCAGAACTGGAAGAGCAGTTAAAAGAAAAAGAACAGCCTAAAGAATAATTATTTGAAAAGTTAAGAATTCGTTCTTAACTTTTTTTTTATTTAAATATTTTGTATTTTTGTACAAAATTTATAAATAAAAATTCTATGGCAGATGCTTTACATAAAAATGCAGAAACAGTAGGTTCAATAAGTAAAGATTTAGTATTAAATACTTTTGGCCGAATTTATATAAGAGTTAGAGATAAATATTATGAATTAAACTACGATAATACTGGATTAGACAATACATCAAATGATCCTGATATTATTATTTTAGAAAGTAGCGATGATCTTACTTCTATAACATATCCTGGAGATAGTAAAGTGATACTTACACTAGATGGGGGATTCTATATTACAGTCAATGGAGAGTATAGACCTTATACCGTAAAACAAACTGGTAGTTCTTGAGAAATTGAAGATTTAACTGTAAGAAATCCAATTAAAATTCTAACTACTACTGAACCTCCATTTATTATTAACTCTAAACAATTAGTAGAAAATTTAAATGCGCAGTATTTAAATGGATATACTGATGATAAATTTGCTAAAAAAGCAGAAAACGAATCTATCTCTGGAAATTGAACTATTAAAAATATCTTATTTATTGATAATGTTTTAAAGAGTACAAATAATAAAAATACTTTAAATGATACAATATTAGATTTTGCTAATAGTACATTAGATATTGATTATATCAACGTACGTAAAGCAATGCGTGTTTATGAGTATATTATTAATCGAATTAAATGTACTAATGGATCTTTTTGAGTCTCAGACAGTGCTATAGTAGAATATAAATTTTCTCCTACAATTAATTCAGGCGATGATGCAAACACTTGATCCTATACAATTGTTGATTCTATACAAAATGATTATAACTTTGGAACATTAGATAATGAGTGACATACATTAGAAGAATGATATAATATATTTATACCTGATTATTCAAATCAGCCATATATACCAATTGATATTAACAATAAAACACAGGTTGATAATGCTACAACATTATTAACAGGAAGAACTCCTGAAGGAATTATTACAAATGAAACTTTATGAAACAAAACTAAAGAATTATATCCTACGCAATACGGAGAATTAAGTATACTTAATTTTTTAGATACATTATATAATAGTTTTTACAATATTGATGGAGTAATTGAAAACTTTGATGATAACATTGTTAGATGTACTATGAAAGATGAGACTTCTTCAAATTTAACTGTATTTTGAGTTAACGATGTTATTAGATTACAAAAAACTGTAGGATATAATATTTATAATATCGAAGGAGTCGTTACTCGCGTAGAGAATAAAACTGTATTTATTAAATTATCTAGTAAAAGTAATGGAGTAATTGAAGAGGGAGATACTTTTGTTCGAATTGATAATGTTATTCATCCTGATCGGCGTGGAGCAGTTTATATGACTTCAGCAGATTATAAGGCTCCTTACATTGATGTAATTGATAATACTAATTATTCTTATAGTAAAAACGATTATAACGAAGATATTACTGATGAACCCTATGTAAATAATTCTAATATAAAAATACGTTTAGGTAGATTAGATGGATTAGCTTATGATGAAGTATTTGGTAGAATGTCTGGAATGGGAATTTTTATTAAAGGAGATTATAATCCAGATTATGTTTCAGAAGCTACAACAATATTAGGTCAAATCGAGGAGTTTGCTCAAAATAATAGTGGTGGTTTATATATTAAGGATGGGTGTATTGCTCTTGGTTCATATGCAAATTCTAATAGAAAAGTTGGAATATTATTAAATAATGATGGATCTGGATACTTAGCGCAAGGACATATTTATTGAAATAAAGAAGGTACACTTTATTTAGATGGAGGAAGTAATGAAGGTTTAATTATTCTTAACGGAGATATTAAATTAGGTCCAAATGGAAATGGTTCATATAAGATTGAATTAAAAAATGATGGATCTGCTTTGTTTGGAAACAATACTACTAAGTTTGAATCTGATGGATCTGGATATTTAGCTGGAGGTAATATTCGTTGGACAGTTAATAAAGATGTAACTATTTCTAATTCTAATTTAAAAATCGGCTCTAGACCTGCATGATTATTTTCTCCAGACCAGCGTAATTGAGGAGATACATATTTTGAAGGTTATAAATGAGCTATAGATAAAAATAACCAAATAATTAGAATTTCTGGAACAGAAACTCTTGAAAGTCAAACAGGCACTTTAATATATTCGTGTCAATATAAAGTAAATACAGAAACTACTTATAAAAACTTTTCGCAATGAAATGAAGATTATAAAGAAGCTAAATCTGTTACTCTTAAAATTTCAATAGTTTCTACATCGCAATATATTAGTTCTACAACTAAAACATATGTATCTAATCCTTCAGTCGGAGTCAACGTTAATAAAAATGGAAGTGGTGGAATAGCATATAACAATTTGTATTGAAATAATGATGGATTATTACAATCTAAATCTGAGATACTAGCACCTAGAATGTTATTTTGAGATGGAGGAACTCTTTATGTAAATAGAATCTTTCATATAAACGTTAGGGCAGCATTTGGATATCCTTCAACAATAGTTTTGCCAGCGGGTTCTGAATATTTAGGCAAACAGGTTAAATTATATGTATCTTTTCCTGCAACAAAAAGTGTTGGATCAGTGTATGTATATCACGGTAGTGTCAGCTCTACTAACTTTTTATTAGAATTTAATGGCGGGACAACGTTAGGAAATACGCAAGAAGTATATACTTTTGAATGCGAGCCTGTAGTTATCGGAGATAGATCATATGGAGTAACCTGAAGGTATTTAGGAAGTAATGTAGATTCAACACATGGTATACTATACTCAGGACATGTATCAATGCCTGAAACATTAACAGATCCATTCACTGCAGTTTTAACTAGGTATGGAAGTATGCCCAACGTAGAAGTTTCTTCTGTAAAATATCAATATGCATCGAATCCTAATTTACCTACTAATTCAGCGTTAGGTATAGGTAATTCACTAAATAACAACTGGGTTGGATATATTTATCACAATATTGGACATACAAATTATACATTACACATGACTACAGTTCCTTATGAATTTTGATATAATTGTCCAAATAACGATATGTGAATAAATGATGTTATATGTAGAGTTATTGCTAAACGTTCTAATGAATGTATATTTCAAATAAATAAAACAGATGGCGCAAGAATAGTTCAAGAATTTGATTTTATATTGTGTGGTGCTAAATAAATAATTTAATAAATAAGGATTAATATGAAATTTAATGTAGTAGAAAGAATACTTTTACCTCAAATGGTTAAAACAGCAATTACTCAAGGTAATTTAATAGAAATGATGTCTGTTGAACACATAATCAAAAAATTAAGTTTTGATGAAAACGAAATTAGTAAGTTTGAATTAAAAGTGTCAGATAATGGAAATATATCATGAAATACTAAAACCGCTATCGATAAAGAAATAACGTTCACTAAAGAACAAATTGATATATTAAATAAAACAATCAATTATTATGATGAAAATAAATTGATTGAACTAAGTATGATCTCATTAATTGTTAAAATTAAAGATTTGAGTGAAAAAAATTCTGATTAATATAGGTATTTATACTATACTAATTCTTATAATTGTTTGATTATATCATAGTAATCAAAAAAATAAAGAAGCTTATAGTATTGCTGAAAGTAATTATAAAACTGAGTTACTTGCTAAAAATGGAGAGAATAGAATTTTACAATTAACTTTAGATCAATTTGAATACCAACAAGATTCTATTATGAAAAAAATGGATAGCGTCATTCAAGATAACAAAATCAAAGCAAAAACTATTCAATTTTTAGCATATCAAAAAGTAGAAATAACAAAAACTGATACTATTAGACTTGTTGATACTGTATTTCAAAAAGGAGTAAATATTGATACTACTTTAATTGATCCATATTATTCTCTTAATCTAAAATTAAAGTATCCTTCGGAAATAGTAGTTTCTCCTAAATTTATAAACGAGAATTATATTATTTCTCATTATAAAAAAGAAACAATTAAACCTAAGAAGTGTTGACCGCTAAGGTGATTTCAAAGAAAACATATTGTAGGCGAAATTACAGTAGTAAATTCCAATATATATAGTTCACAAAAAGAATCAAAATTTATAGAGATTATAGATACAAAAAACAAGAAGTAATTTCATAAAATCTTTTTTAAAATTAATGTCAAAAAAAACAATAATATTTACTTTTGATTTTAGTTTTTAAAAGTCTAATTTTGTGAAATTAATAATAAGAAACAATAAGTTAATGGCAGAATTACCAAATTTATTTGATAGTTTACTAGAAGATAATAAAACTACTACAACTGAGCAAGTTGAGGTAGAAGGATCTAGTACAACTGAGATAGGAGAGATTAGTCAACCTGAATTAGAGAATCAAAGTAATAGTGATTCAAATGAAGAAGTAGATATTAATCCCATTGAGGAATTCTTAAAAGAGAAAGGTATTGAAGATGTTTCAAAGATTAAATATGAAACAGAAGATGGAGAAATTCAAGAAGTAGATTTTAATTCTTTAAGCGGAAAAGAACAGTTAACAATTCTCAAAGAACTTTCTACTCCTGATTTATCTGAATCAGAAATAAACACTGTACAGTGGCTTAGAAATAATGGAGTTACACTAGAACAAGCAATAGATTATTTTAAACAGACTGCTGTTGAAGAATATAAAGCTTCATTAAATAATAATGCTCCAGAACAACACTACGATGTAGATTCATATTCTGATGATGAATTATACTTTGCAGATTTAAAAGCAAGATATACTAGTATGTCAGATGAAGAATTAAAGTATGAATTAGATAAAGCAAAGGAGAATGAAGATTTATTTAAAAAGAAAGTTGAGATTATTCGAAATGACTATAAGGAAAAAGAGAAAGAAGCTGCCTTAGAAGCACAAAGAAGAGAAGAAGAGGAATATAATCAACTTCGTTCTGCTTTAACTGAATCTGTTTCTAATTTTAAAGAAATATCTTTTGATTATAAAGATCCAGAAAGTGATGTTTTGGTTATTGAAGATGATGAAAAATCTAAAATATTATCTTATTTACTAGAACAAGATACTAATGGATATAGTCAGTTTTTTAAAGATTTAAATGATCCAAAAGTTTTAGTTGAACTAGCATGGTATAGACTTTTTGGACAAGATGCTATTTCAAATATTAGCGAATATTGGAAAGATATTTTAAAACAGGAACGTCGTACAGCAAAAAGTAATAAAAATTCTTCTGCTAGTCAAACAGTAGTAGATAAAACTAATGCTAACGATAAATCTGAAAAACCTAAAACACTTTCTGATCTATACGATAAATATTATAGATAAGAATAAAAGTTATATTTTTTAAACAAAATTTTTAATAAGTAATTATGAGAATATCTAATTTTACAACAGTACGTCCCGAAATGGCTTCGACTCGTACTGCAGAGGACTTTATGAAGTTCTTGGGTGGATGAGCGCCCCTTTAGGTAGAAATACTTATTGAAAAATTGCGTAAAATCGGCGAAACCGTCCTAATTCTCAGCGGCAACACCGAGGTAAAATATATAATAATATATATATTCACCGTAGAGCATAGAGATTGAAACTTTATTTATAAAGAATATAATATCTCCAAGAGTACGCAACATCTATTAGATGAAAACGTATGCCGACCTTACAAGATGGTAAATTGTAAGAACTATAAGATAAAAAACTTATAGGATAACAAAAGCATGGCAAATCCTGCTCGTTTAGGTATTGTATCTTCATTATATGATCAGTATACTGCTACGCATCTTACTGAAGCATTAATGAATGTATATACTCTAGACAAAGGTAGACCTAATGCTTTTCAAAGTATTAACTCGTTCATGGTTGAATGGGATATTAATGTAAACCGTATTAAAAGAGTACACTTCCTAACTGTACCTGAAGGTAATGGCGCAAATGGATCAGATATTATCTTCCATTTCCCTGAAAACTACTATCAGAAAAACGATACCTTTATTATTGAAGGTTCTCGTCAACAGGTTATTGTTCTAAATCGTCCGATTAGACGTCGCGACAACGATTGGGAAGTAGTTGGTAAATTACAAGGTGACGATTATAGTGAAGTACTTGATCTTTCTGCTTGTCAGCCTGGTATGAATACGCGTTTCTTAACGAACTATCAACCTGAGATGCATGAAGAGGGTTTGGTTTGTGTAGCTCTCTTCCGCTAATATTATAACTATAATATAGTGTAAAATTAAAAAAATATTCTTAATTGCTGGAAACTCCCTTGGGACAATCAGCAGCGAAGCTAGAGATAAAGTAAGCTCAAGGAGAAACACTCTAGAACGTTCAACGACTAGTCTGAATAGACGTAGGAGAAAAGTAACTCCGAAATGGAATAAATCTAAAAATAAATACATATGAATTATATATATATAGTTTATCAAACACTTTGTACAGTCAATAATAAAATTTACATTGGAGTACATAAAACTTTAACTGAAGAATTTGATGGATATTTAGGTTGTGGAGTTTATATAAATAGACCTGCAACTTACAAAAACGCCAATACTCCGTTTAAACATGCTGTAGCAAAATATGGAGTTAAGTCATTTAAACGAACTATATTAAAAACATTTACTTCTGAAACAGATGCATATAAATTAGAAGCCGAGTTAGTAAATGAAGAATTTGTACGTCGAGAAGATACTTATAATCTAGCGTTAGGAGGTAGAGATACTTCTATGGGAAACGATAAAGTTAAAGTTTATATGTATGATTTAGATGGTAAATTTGAGATGGAATTTGAAAGTTTACATGATGCAGCAAGATATTTAAAACCAAGTGATGGAAGACCTGGACATTTACCTAGAGCAATTCGTTTAGGTCATCAATATCTTGGGCATCAGTTCTCCTATGAAAAGTTACCATACATGAAAAAATTAAAACACCGAAATATTACAACAGTTGAAAAACCATACGTTGGGTCATCTGTTGGGCGTTTTGACGATAATGGAAATTTATTAGAAACTTATTCTACAATGACAGAGTGCGTAAAAGCTGGGTACGCAAACGCTAAATCTGTTGCGCAAGGAAAACGTAAAAAATGCAAAGGATATGTATTTAAATATTTAGATTAAGATATAGTCTGAACATTATAGCGATATAATGATTAACAATAAAGTACACAAAATATCAGAGTAATACCGAAAAGCATCGGACCTAGGCGAAATATGGGTCCCATATTGGTGACAGTATGTAAAAATAACTTCTCTAATTGCTGGAAGGCTAAGTATTTATATATGCTAATCAGCAGCGAAGCTTTATATCTATTTTAAAGAACGTTCAACGACTATCGAAAAGGTAATCGTAGAGAAATACTACGATAAGTAACTGAGTAGAGTACACAGTAACAGTGGAAATGGGAAGTAACTTGTAAACGGTAACAGAATACAAGTTAAAGATATAGTCTAATCTTATATGAAAATATAAGTTAATACAAATGTTATTTCAACTCATCGTGCAGATGTAAGCTGGTCTGCTAAGTATGCCGCAATGGAAGATGTATTCATCCAAATTGGTAAAGGTCAGCAAGACGATCCTGTTTACAAACTTAATCCTGCACAAAAAGATTGCTTAGATACCTACATGTTTGCTCGTAATAATGCATTACTTTGGGGTAAAACTAATGTAGATAAATTTGGCAAACCTAAGATTTTTGACCCTAGACGTTTTGGGGTCGCACATAGTAATATGTGGCAATAAAACTCCTTTAATTGCTGGAAACTCTCAATTTAGAGACAATCAGCAGCCAAGACTTAAATGAATATTTAAGTAAGGTTCAACGACTATCGAAAGTATAACTATAGAGAAACACTATAGTGAATAAATGAGTAGAGTAGGATTTATTCCGAAACAGGGAGTAACCTTATAACGGTAACAGAAATAAGGTTAGTGATATAGTCTAAACAATAAAGCAATTTATTGATAAAATAGGAAACGCAGCAACCTAGACAGATAATGGGCTGCTAAATTAGTAAACTAATTGAAACAATTTCTTAAATTGCTGGGAAATCTGACCGTGAAAGGCGAAGACAATCAGCAGCCAAGCCTAAGAAACATAAGTCATAATATGATAATGCTTAGGAAGGTTCAACGACTAGTTATTTAACGTACTTTAAGTTTTTAAAGGAAAGAGGAAATAGTTATGAAATATATTGTATACATTACAATAAATAAAATTAATTTCAAGTATTATATTGGAGTCCACAAAATAGTTGACGATAAATGAGATTTTTATTTAGGGTGTGGAGCTTATGCTAACAAACCCTCATCTTATAATAAAACTAAATATCCACTACACGCGGCTATTTTGAAATATGGACCACACAATTTCATAAGGCATACATTAAAAGAATTTGATACTTTAGAAAAAGCATTGGCTTTAGAAGCAGAGTTAGTAGATGAAGCTTGCATAAAGAATATTAATACATATAATTGCACATTAGGTGGAGGTATTCCTCCAATACAAAATAAGGTTGTGTATCAATACAATCTAGAGGGGAATTTTATTAAAAAATATAATTCTATTACAGAAGCAACTAAAGAAAACAATGCTTATAAAGATGCAATCGCACACGCTATTAAAGAACAAATTAGTTTTAATTCTAGTTATTGATCGTTTGAATATTTAGATAAAATAAACATTTCAAGTTATAGAATTGCTAAAGGAGGAGAAATAGCACAATATAATTCTGAAGGTATACTACTCAAAATATTTAATTCTTATTTGGATGCCGCATTGAAATTAGATATAGATAAAAAAGCGATAATTAGCGCAGTTAATGGTAAGCATAAACTTCATGGGTTTTATTTCTTAAAAGCGTGGGACGATATAAACAAATTACTTGAAATTAAAAATAAAATTACCGCTAATAATACCACAAATATATATAAATACTCTTTAACTGGAGAGTTTCTTAAAGGATATAGCTCGATTAAATCAGTTAAAATAGATATACCTAACGCAAATCACGGAAATATCATACGTGCTATCAAGAATAAGAAAACAGCTTCAGGTTATAGATGAGCATATGAAAAAGTTGATAATATTTTAGAATATGAAGGAAATATTAATGTCAAACCTAAGAAAAAGGTAGCACAATATGATTTGCAAGGAAATTTAATTAAAGTCTATGATTCAATTACGGAATGTAGAAAGGAATTTCCAAATTTATTAAGAGTAATTAGAGGCGAAAGAAAACATTGTAATGGATATACTTTTAAATATATTTAGTAACAAAAAATATAGTCTGATCTTATAGGAAACTATAAGCTAACATAAACATGATTATCTCTGGCGATGGTATCATCAGCCAAATTGAACGTTTTGCTGGAAAATATGTATTTAGTGGACATCTAAATGTTCGTATCTTTAATAAGGTACTTGCTCAAATGACTACTAAATCGGAAAGACCAACGGGTAACAAATATATCTTTATTTGCAACACGTTGATGTGGCATGAAGTTCAAAATGCACTTTCATCTTGGATTCGTGATTGGAAGACTGTTGGAACATTCTTATTCTCGAAAGCTTCTAATGGATATCTTGATTTAGGTGCAACATATCAATCTTATGAATTTGCGGGTAAATAATTGCTCCTTTATATTTTAATTATAAAGAAAACTCCTTTAATTGCTGGAAGGCTAAATGTAAATATTACACATGCTAATCAGCAGCGAAGTTCTAATTATTAGAAAACGTTCAACGACTATCGAAAGGATATACAATAAGAAAGATATTGTAAAATAACCAAGTAGAGTAGGATTTATTCCGAAACGGGGAGAATTTAATATATGGTAATAGTATATTAGATTAAGATATAGTCTGATCTTATATGAAAATATAAGTTAACATAAATGAATCAAATTACATTTAAGATTGATCGTTCGTTTGATTTTGAATATCCTGATAAGAAATACGGTATATTTCTTGATCTAACGGCAGATTCAGCAACTGGTAAACCAGCACTTCAAATGTTTACATTTAAAGGTTGTGATATTGTTCATAACTGGATTAATGGTGTTGGTGGACAAAACGGAACGTCAAGCGGTCAAGTTTCGTCTCCTGTAGCAGCTTCTAAATATATTAACTGGGGCTACGCAGGCGTAGGCGTATTCAATCCTTATCGTTCATTTATTTTAATTAGCTCTGACTAATTAATATAATATAAATTGTAACTTCCTCTATAATTGTGTAGGGGAAGTTACAATTAATTTATAGATTAAGACTATTTTAGATAAATTTTTAAATAAGAACAAGTTTAATAAGAATAAATATGGCAAATACAATAACTCTAAGAAGTGCTTTTGGCAAGGTAAAATCTGTATGGTTCAATCCAGTAAAAGATAAAAATGGAATGTATCCTCCATTTGTAAAAGAGGTTCGTATGAATTCTAACGGAGAATCTGAAATGATTCTTAGTGAAAAGGACCTTAACGATCCAGAACGTGCTGGTTTTATACCCGCTGATATGGAAATTTTAGTTGAAGATGGAACTACATTTAACCTTGATAATATTCTAGAAAGGCACAAATGGGAAGCTATTAAAAATAGTGAGTTGATTGTTGAAGAGAGAGGCGCTAGAGATGAAAAAGGAAATCTAATTATAGATGGAGATAAAAATCGCTATGGTCGAGCAGAATTTTGGGTAGAAAAACCTGGAGAAGAATCTGCACGACGCATTAAAAGAACTCAGCTTATTACAAAAGCTAATAATTTTATCGAGCAAGACTCAGCAGAAGGTCGCGCAACTAAAGTTAAGCTTTTAGGTAAACGTATGTATAACGCTCCTGATTCAGATATTCAGGATTTCTTATATCAAAAAGCAGAAGCTAATCCTAACTTAATTATCGATTTGTATACAGGACAAGATCAGCAATTACGTTTATTGTTTATTGAAGCTACTGATAAAAACATAATTAAGAAAGTAAGTGGTATATTTATGTACGGAGATGTTCGCTTAGGCGTAAACGATGAAGCCGTTATCTTCTTCTTTAAAGATCCTGCTAATAAGCAAATACTAGATGAGATTAAGATTCAAACATTCCCTGAATATAAACCACTAATTAATAACTCAGAAACTACTAATAAAAAATAGAAAATTATATGACGGCTAAACAAGTATATGAATCTGTACTTATAGAGATAAACAAATTAGGCGCTCCAAGCTTATTGTTGGAGGATTATAATTACTTTGTAAAAAAAGCCGTCCAACAATATATAAATAAAGTTTACAACCACTATGATATTAATCAACAAAGTACAGATGATTTAAAAGTCTTGACAAGACATATTAGTATTGAATTACAACCAAATACAGTAAGTAATTTTAGTAAACGTTATGTAGGAAATCTTCCTGATAATTATTTACATTTATTAACTTGTGTTGTAGAATATGAATCACAAGGTACAAAACCATGTACTACAAAAGGTACATCGATTTATTATGGTGCGCGTAGAGCCACAGCAGATATGTTAGGACAAATTATTAATAATGCTTATATGAAGCCAACTATTAAACGTCCATATTATTATATTAATAATTTTTCTAATAGCTCTAATTCTTCTATTGAAATATTATGTGGAGATAAAGTTGATTATTATGAACCAAATAATGTACATATAGATTATATTAAAAAACCTGAAAATATAACTTTATCTTATACTGAAATAGAAGGTATAAGTGAGTCTGCTGAATTAGAATTTCCAGAATACGTTTGCTATGAAATTATTAATGATACAGTAAAGTTAGTTTTAGAAAACGCAAGTGATCCTAGATTACAAACTAATTTACCAATTAATCAAACAATAGCAACTGGAGTTCCAATAACTAAGTAAATAACATTTTAAAATTTTTAAAACTATGTTTGATTACACAAAAGAGACTATTTTAAATAGCGTAACAGACAAAAATGTACAAGCAATTACTGGTTTACTAAGAATTTTCCGTGTTGGTGAATATAAAGTAGACTACAAAAGTACAAATATTGCTGACGGAAAAGTTTATAAAGCTAAATGTACAGAAGGTACGAAAGCCACTGCAACAATTACTGCAGTAGCTGGTAATTCTGGTTCAAATGCAGGTAAATATCGCGTTACGGTTAATATGAAAAATAATTCTAAATTTTATGCCGATTACGCAACTGCAGTTTGGAAGTTTCAAAAGCCTATTTATGCTGAATTTACAGTAGTTGGAGATAGCACCGACAGTACGGCAGCTTTAATGGCTACAAAAATTGCTAACGCAATTAAATTAGCACTTCCTGAAAACAACAAGTATGTTACTGTTGCTGTAAATGATGCTAATGTAGTCATTACAGCAACTGATGCTACTGATATGTTTGAATCAGTTGTAATTGAAAAATATGAACCAAATTCTGTACTTCCATCAGAAGGTCAATATGTAGTATCGACTGTAGTTGGTACTATAGCAAAAACTGACAATGAAGTACCATTTGCAACTGGTGACTGGTTAATTGAAAATCTTCGTTTCCCAAGCTATCCAAATACTCGATACAATTCTATCAACGGAGACGAAAAGCCTGTTCCTGGACAACTTTATACACAATATTCTTTCCGTTATATCGCTGAAAGAAAGAATTTGAGCGGTATTGGTTCAGTAGGACAAAGATTAGTTTCAATTACTAATCATGTATTCTATATTCCTAGTACATTAGAAGCAACATTTGAAGCTAAACTTAAAACTGCATTTGGAGAGGATGTTATGACAAAAGAAAAAATTATAGAAATCATAGGAAACGATAGCATTGCTAAAGGTAGTACGGTTACTCTGATGGCTAATGCATATAACGTAGAGGGTAGAGAAGTTGCTCCCGTAGATATTACATGGTCTCTACCTGACGGTAATGACAGTGGAAATCTTGTACTAACTGGTGATCAGTTAGAAGTTAAATCTTCAGCTACAGGAAGCAGTGTTAAAGTTAAAGCTACTGCAACTGGATTTACAGAAGCAACCAAAACTATTACTCTTACAGAAGAATAAGTTTTACAATAAATGCACTTATTTTAAAGGCAGGACGGGATTCTTTCCTGTCTTGCCTTTATTTTTTAATATTATTATAACATGACAATAAATGAAATTGCTAGTGCAATATATAATGATGTCGTTTCAGGTTTAAGAGGAATTACTTCAACTCCAACAATGTCTATCGAACAATTAGAAGATGAAGTAATTGAAGAACGTTTAGTTGTAATTAAGGAATTATATCTAAGAAACTTAATTTCTTTAAAAGATATGATGCTGGCAATTAACTGTATTGAGGTCGACTGTAAAGATTTAGCCAGATGTTGTAATTTTTCAGCAGGAGAAAAAGCATTACACTTTGAAATTCCTCAAATTGTTAATGATTTAGGAGCAAAAGCTCTTGAATTTGTAGGAAGTATCGATAGGCAAAAACAATATGTAATATATACCGATACATCTTATCAGTTTCATAAATATAAGAAACGTGGAGCAGATGAGCCTTATGTTTATATAGAAACAACTCCTAATGAAAATGGAATGTATGATGGATTCATTTTTAATGTACCTTTTGTCAAATACATTTCTGTTATAGGTATATTTAAAGACCCTAGACAACTTGAACAATACAGTTGTTGTAATTCCGAACATTATTTAAATCTATCTTCTATTTCTAATGAAGTTAAAAAACGTCTTACTGAAAAGAAATTAAGATATTATAAAGCTTTCTTAACTCCTGTAACTCCAAATACTCAAGAACCTAAATAATGAAACTACATAATTTTAATTCAGTTTATTCTTTAGCTCAAACTTTATATGGAACAAATTTAACTCCAACTGCTTTTGAAGATATAGCTTTAAATGGTTGAGAAAAAATTGGAAATAAACACACTCGTTTATACCGTTATAAAGCAGATGCTATTGATAAAAAAATAGAATTACCTTGTAATTGCGATATAATTGAATCAGTTCATCTACCATTGTTAGATGCACAAATGACAACTAATCAAACAGTATTTAATCAAATCACAACATTATTTATTGAAAATTATGTTGAAGCTTGAAAATGCTTAAATAATCCTTATTATCATCCTGGAAAATTAGTTAAATACCATCAAGAAGATAATTCTTTAAGATTTGATAGAGATTATAAAGGAGTTATAATTATATATCATGGTATAATAGTGGATGACGAAGGACTACCATTACTAAACGATAAAGAAGTAACTGCGTTAGCTGCGTATATTGGATATTGTGATTTATATAAACAAGGTATTGCATTAAGAGATAAAAATTTAATTGAATTATCTGAATTAACGAGAAGAGAATGACTTCGAGCATGTAGTGCAGCAAGAATCCCTATTAAATTTACGCAAAACGATATGGATGCTATATTAGATGTTAAAACTAGATGAGATCGAAAAAGTTATATGAAGTCTTTCAAACCAATATTATAATCAATGTTTTACAAAACAGGATACTGCTTTACTTCAAAAGATTTATTTGATAATTTTAATATTTCTAGATTAACTACTAAAAAGAAATTTTGAGGTAAAGATTGTAAAGGTGATAGCAAACTAGACTTAGTTGCTAAGGTTTTAACATACTGTTTCTATTTGATTATTTTGGATATTATTAATAATAATATTACATTTGTATTACCAACTGTACATAAAGAAGCAATGATACACGTAAAGCAATTTACGGGAGAAACGTTTAGACATATGTACAATATGGGGAAATTTAATGATATTGATTATTTGATGTCTAATTTTAAAGGATATCAAATTTATTATCGATATCAATATAAAGGCGGATATAGAGAAAAACCAATTTATATAAATTCTGCCTTAAAGAAAATATTTATTGATAATATTAATAAAGGTAAACAGTATTACTAATGGAAATCAAATATGTTGATGATTATGTAGATAAAGTATGAGAAAAATTCCCTTCATTAACTAGAAAGGAAATCGAATATATTTTAAAATTTGGATTAAGATCTTTTTATACACATAACGTATATGGGGGAGATGTGTTACTCAAATCCCCCTATTTTACTCTTTACTGTGGTAAATTCTTTAGAGATAATTTAATATTTTATCATTATTGAAGAATTAAGAATAAAATTAAGCTACGTATTAAGTATAAAAGAGCTAAAAAAATATTTAATGGAGAATACTATTTCGGACTAACTGATAAAGAATTTGAGAATTATAAAGCTCAGTTTAAGTCTCGCGGAAGAAGAAGACAAAGAGTTAAGTTCGATTATATATATGCCTACAAAATCTTAGAAGAGTGTATGTTAGATAGAGGAAGAAAACACTTCTTTGTGCTATACTTTCCTACAGATGTAGGATGAACCTTATATCAAAAAAATTATGAAACTAGAAATATTAAATATATTTATAGAAGAACAAAAGATGGTTTTAAACAAATATAATAGAATGGATTATGTCTAGACAAGAAGCTACAAATACTTTTAATGATGGAATGATTAAAGATATGAATCCATTAACTACTCCAAATACAGTATTAACTGATTGTATTAATGGAACTTTAATCACATATAATGGAAACGAGTTTGTTCTTCAAAACGATATGGGCAATTATAAACTCCCATTAGCTAGTTTAGGATCTGATTTTATTCCTGTTGGAATAAGAGAATATGGAAATATAATATATATTATTTCCTATAATCCTATCAAAGATTTATGTCAAATCGGATCATATCCGTCTCCTCAACGTATATTTATATCTGAAAATGATTCTGATGGAAAAGAAACTAATATTGAGATACTTCCAACATTTGAATACAATTATAAATTATATACAGAATTTGAAAAATCTTTAAAAACCTGGATATATAGTAATGATGACAATTACAAATTATACTCAGGTGATTTATTTCATTTATATAATGAAAATATTGCACAATTAATTGGGAATAATAATTGATATGAATTATCTCATTACGTTTTTACTGAAGAATCTAAGCTTATACCAATTACTATATCCTTAAGCGATATTACAACAGGTAAAATTTCAACAACAGATACAAAATTATGAAACGTTGTTAATTGAACTACTCCTGGATGAATTTGTTGCAAATCTAGAGTATTAAATATCTCTAAATTGAGCTTTTATATAACAAATTTAAAATATAATCAATTTGGAGGAAAAACATTAACATGTACATTAACTTTAGAAGTTTGAACTGATGACTATTTATATACTACAGACCTTTTAAAGAATATAAATTTCAGAATTCTCTATGATGGTGATGAGGTTGCCTATAAAACAACAGGTCAAGTTATATCATACGGTTCAGAAAATATTACACATAAAGATAATACTCAAGAAGATCCTGAAAAAACATATGGTGCACTTTTAAGTACAGATATTAATCACTCAACATTAGAATATCCAGAAATTCAAACAAAAGTTAAAACTATTAAATTAGATTTAACTGTTACAAAAAATGTACAAACTAAACAAAATGCGGAGATTATAAAAACTTCTCTATATGTAACTCCTGTAGTTACAAATATACCATATAAAGATGTCAACGAAGAAATAGAACTTAAAGAGATTATTTATGATCAATTTACAACTAAGATAGATATATCTTCTGAAGATATCTTTAATAAAGATACAATATCATTATTAAGCATATATAGATATTTAATTAATGATAACGGAATTACTTTAAATTATTTTATTTCTGGACCTTTTAATTCTAATAGTAACATTATAGCTAAATATGATATTAAAAAACTTAGCGATGATGGCGAGTTAGTTTCAGTTTTTGAAGAAAAACAAGAAAAACAAGAAAAACAAGAAATTATTGATATAAATCTATATGGACAAAATACGCTTAGTATAGAATGGAATAGTAAGTTCGTTGAAAATGATATATATACTTTCACGATATATTTATATAATAAAGACTCAAATGAAGAAATTACTTCTGAATCAAAACTATTAATAACTTCAAGGTTATTAAATACGTTCTACTTAACAAGAGATGATTTTAATGAAATTTATTTAAATGAATGAATCTCAAATTTAGCTACATATGGATCAGGTTATAATGTTTCTAAGACTGAAATTACTAATCTTCAACTTGATCCAATGACACAGCTAGATTCTACAAAATTTCCAAATACTCTTGCTCCAGAATATTCAACTTATATCTCTAGTTCATATATTAAAAACTTTACAGCTTCTATAACATTAAGTTGTGACTATACTGCTACTCTTGATAATTTTGAAAAGTTTTTGCCAAATTATAATAGAGGCAGATTATTTAAGAATATTGAAGTTTCTAGAACATTATCATATAAATATAATGAAAGTTCTGGAGCAATAACAGATCTTGTTGTAAACAATAAAACTGCAAATTATTCTGATCCATCAAGAACTTTTAATATTGATGAAAATCTTACCTATAAAACAATATTTAGTAGAACGCAAATTCAAACGTGTACCTTTGAAGCTATTAATCAATCAGAACCAATAATACAAAAAATAGAAGTTCCATTAATACATTATATGTCAGGAAATTATGTATTTGAAAATAGTAGTGATCAAAAATTAGCTAGTTCTGATTTAGGAATAAACCTTTATGGAACAGGAGACACAATTGGTTGTTCATTAAATAGAATAAAGAAATATAATAGTGATAAAACATGAATCAATCCTCCTGGATGAAATGTAAGTTCTGGTGAAACTAAAGAAAGTGTAGAAAACATAGCTGAGACGTGAACTAAAGCACCGGAAGATTGAGATATGTTAATAAATAGTAATACAATTGGAAAAAAGTATTGTATATTTGTAGTTTATATAGAAGCTGTTTATCCTATGAAGTTTAATATGCGATATAATCCAATATATAATAATATACCATATACTGGAGGGTATGCTATTCTTGTTAGAACTAAACAAGGTAATCAAAATACCTTTGTATTTATTCCGTGTGAAATAGCTGATAAGCAATATGATTGAAATTTTAATATTAATGGAACTGTAGAAGAACAATTAACTGAAATTAATAAAGTAGTACAGTTATTAGGAAAATATCTAATCTTAATTAAAGAAGGTGGGACTACAACTTATGCAAATGTAAATGTTAAAAGTGATTTAGTAGAACCTGGCGATTGGCAATTTGTTTGAAAGTCTCTAAATGTATCACATAAATATAATAAAATCTTATATAAATTTGGAGATAGTTCGTATGATTTAATTAACGATACGAGTAATTTAAGCGATTTATTAAGTAAATTTGGAGTTGAATCAAATAATTTAAGAAAATTAAATGAATCTATAATTAACATTGAAAGTTTATATACTGTGAAAGTTCCAGATACTATTACATTAGATTGGAATATTGATTCAAAAATACAAACAAAATATAACGAGTGAATATCGGATAACGAAAACACTATAAGCGAATATATAAAAAATCATGAAAATGACTATTCTGATATTTTAAAAAATGCATCTTCTGAAAATTGAAATACTATTAAGTGAATTGGAGATGATTATGTAAATGTAAATAATAGTTCTATAAATAGATTAGTCAGTATGCTAAAATGAGATAAAAATAATGATGTTATATATTGTGATTATGATGGAGAATTAGCTGAAACTTGATTTTACCGTAATGGAACCAGAAATTGTTGAAGAGTATATTCAAATATTAGTACGTGTCCAATTATTCCTAAACTAATTAAAAAATAATATGACAAAAATAGGTATACAGTGTATTAAATTTAATCAAGAAGGAGATTTAGCACATGAGTATCAACCATTACATAATATTATCGATCGTACTGATAAAACTGTAAAATATCAAGAAAGTGATATAAGTTATTCTGATCAGATTAAAGATTTTGAAGTACCAAGTACAGAATTAGGTATAGATTTAAATAATCCTGTTGATATAGAATGCCAACCTTCCTATGACGGAACAGTAAATTTAATAATAAATGATGATAAGAATCCTCCAAGAATTATTAATTCTCGTTTCAGTGTTACAGAAGACAATAAATATAAAATAATAAGTCGTAATCAAGTTACTCAAACTAATTTATACGATAAAAATAACGTTGATCGCGATACACGTTTATTTAGAAATGTAAATAGTATACCAGTTATTCAGTTAGTAGAAGTTAGTAATTATGGACAATTAAAAGGAGGAAATTATACTTTTTATATTAAATTAGCAGATAATGATTACAATAAAACAGATATTGTAGCTGAATCTGGAACAGTATCTATATATCATGGTACAATTAGTGATGTTACGACAATATATGGTGCTTTGTTAGAAGAGTTAACAGATAAATCAATTGAATTAAAATTAAGTAATATTGATACAACTTTTTCTAGAGTATATTTGTATTATACTAGAACTTCAAGTGATTTAAATGGAGTTAAATATTCTAAAAGTTATGAAGTTATAAAACCTTATGATATACTTGAAAATACCATAACAATTTCTTTAAATGGATTTGAGGAAGTAAAAGAAATTGATGAGGAGCAATTAAATATTAAATATAATTTAGTTACAGCAGTTAAGACTCAAGCTCAAGTCCAAAATATGTTATTTTTTGGAAATACTCAAGGAATTTTATTAAATCATAGAGATTTACAAACAATATCGTATTATATTGATGTACGTTGTACACAAAAAAATGAAACGATTGGATATTTAGACAGTGATTATAAAATTCAACAAAACGATAGTGTTGAACAAACAGAATACTATAATCCGTTAAATACATACTTCTATTTAGGATATTGACCTGATGAGATGTACAGATTAGGCATTGTTTATATTATGCAGGATGATTCTTTATCTCCTGTATATAATCTAAGAGGATGCCAATTTATAAAACTTGAAGCTACGAATATACCTTCAGACAGTAAATATAATAATCTATATATAAAAGATAGTGAAAAATTAAATTATTTACCTACAGATATATTTATTGAAGAAAAAAATCTATCAAATACAAAAGGAGTTTTTAAATTACCTAATATTAGTATTTTTTCTGAAGGTGAAACCAAACCTTTATATTTTAAATTTACATTAAGTAAAGATATTGTTTCTGAATTAAAAGTAAATAAAGTTAAAGGATTTTTCTTTGTTAGACAGAAAAGAATCCCAACTATATTAGCACAAGGTTTAAGCATTGGGATTGACACTACTAGTTATGTTCCGATTATATATAATGATAAGACTAACTGTTACGAAACAGAAAGTTTCATAAGTCAAACTTCAGCAGTTCTTACAACATCATATAATGATAGAATTATAAAAATAAATAATAAAGGTTCTTCTGCATTATTATGTTTAGATGCTTGTGTAAATCCTTCACTACAATCTACTTTTAATGGAGCTAAATATACTTTATCCAAATTTATTTCAGGAAAGGTAAATCAAGTTACTAGGAGGTATAAATGAACATTTAAAGAAGCTACTTTAGATAGTGGAATTTTTAAATCTAAACTATTATTTGTTCCTGATGATACTCCCTTGAAATTTATAGATCAGAAGGGATTTACTACTAGAGCGGGTTCTGCAGAAGATGTATCTCAATTTGTATTTGTATCTGAAAAAAGTTATAACCGAAACAATTATAAATTAGCAAGAGGTAATTATGTTCCGTTTGTGGCAACAAATGTGCAATTAGATGATAACTGTATTTATAATATTAGAATTTCTAATTATTCAACATTATTTTTAAAGCAATATTTTACAATTAGAGCAAATGATCAATCTGCTTATTATGCAATTACAGATAGATACGATATAAATACCTTTATAACAGATAGTGTTATCGATGGTTATAGAGGAGATTGTTTTACTAATACTATAACATTACGATTACAAAGAAATTTTATTGATTCTGACGCTCCTGTAACAGAAATAATTGTAAATCCAAATACATGATTAGATAATTATTCAGGATTAACTAGTATGAATAAGGATTCCTGAAGTAATATTAATAGAGCTGATGTTAATACAGTTCCAATTGGTTCTTGAATTACGTTTAAAGTATTATCTAATTATAATTTAGGATTAAGATCAGAGGATACTACACATACTGAAGAAGCAGCCTTAATGGGAAATAATAGATCGTTTTATCCTTTAAAAGGCGATAATGTTTTTTCAACAAGTAAAGTACCTGAAAGTTTTATCCTAAACGAAGGTTATTCCACTTCTTTAAGTGCTAAACGTTATCGAATTGTTCCAGATGTTCCTTATGTTAAAGAACTTTTTGATACTAGAGTAATGTTTAGTAATGTACAAGTAGAAGATAGTTTTCAAAATGCATATAGAATATTTCAGGGTTTATCTTATAAAGATTTGGATAGACAGTATGGTGCAATTGTAAAATTGTTACCTTGAGGTGTTAATCTCTTCTGTGTATTTGAGCATGGATTAGGAATAATTCCAATTAATGAAAAGGCTTTAATATCAACAAATACTGGACAGTCTATACACATGTATGGAGCAGGAGTTTTACAAAATCAAATTACTTTAATTTCTCCTGATTTTGGAAGTATATGAAAAGAATCAATTGTTAGAACTCCATTAGGAATTTATGGAGTAGATACGTACGCTAAGAAAATATGGCGCTTTAGTGAAAATAAAGGTCTTGAGTTACTTTCCGATTTTAAGGTTCAACGTTTTTTAAATGATAATATTAACCTAAAAGAATTAGAAAAATACCCTGTTATAGGATCTAGAAATGTTAAAACTCATTTTAACATGTATAAAGGAGATGTTATGTTTACTTTCTATAACGGTAACTTAACTTGGAATTTGTGTTATAATGAGCGTCTAGATAAATGGATAACTGAATATACTTGAACCCCGTTATATTCTGCAAATATTAATAATATTTTTTATTCATTAGATCGAGAAAGAGCAAAACGTTTAGGTGCTATATTTGCAAGTAAATCTGATATAGGAATACATTTATTAAAAATCGATGATTTCAGTAGTCCAAAATACTTATGAGATGTTTCTTTAGAACCTATTATAAGCGGTGAACAAGAGATAGCAAAACATTATAATATTAATAATTTTAAAGCCGCAATAGTATACAATTCTAACTTATTTAATACGTATAAATTTAGGATTAACTCAATTTCTACATTTTCAACGAATGATTCTCAAAATTGTCCAGTATTATTATGAGATGACAGTCTGCCCGTTGAAGATAGTGGAATAGTTGGATTAGAATATGTATCAGATTATTCGGGATATGTATTACCTTTAATATCAGAGACTAATACTTCTTATATTGAAATAGATCCTAAAATAATTACTACTAAGATTAAGCAAGAAGAACAAGGAACACAATTTGATGATTATGAATTTAAATATTATGATTTATTGTTAAATATTACAGTGTTTCCAGGAGTAACTCTAAATCAAGATAATAAAGTTGATATTTGAGGTAGTACGGTTACACAAAATATTGCAGTTGCTATTGATTCCGATAATTTAAAAGCGTTAGATAAAGAAAAATATAATGAATTATTAAATAATGCATTTTTTGTTCACGGTCAAGCAGGTATATTTGACGATATAAACTATTTTGATAGTGATATCACTAATCAGATATTACCTACAAAATGATATGATAAACAGCATCCGTTTGAATTTGAATTTGTAGTAAATAATTTAACAGGTTTACATAAAATATTTAATAATCTTGTGATTATTTCAAATAACGCAGAGCCTGAATCCTTTGAATTTGAAATAATTGGAGATAGTTATAGTTTTAATAAAGCAGGTATATATAAAGCTGAGACCTTTGCAAATAATGAATCTGAAAAGAAAAGCTATATTTGAGGGAACGATAATCCTCAGCGTCCTGTTGGAGAATATGTAGAAGAAGGATCAAAATTTAAGCGTTCTCAAGATTTTAAGTTACATAAAAATTCTAAATGAGATATTAAAATTGATTGAGATCCAGTATTAAATCAATATAGTTTAGTCATTCCACAGGAAGCTAAAAATATAATTAAATATGGAAGAGTTAAAGGTAACATTCAATATAGAGAGGATTCTTGGCATCTTGTAATTAAACCTATTTTATATAAAGAAAGTATTGCAAAATATATTAACGGAAAGTTAGATAAAAATAACATCATTTATGACAATACAATACAATCAACTAGAATTAGAGATAAGTTTTTAAAAGTAAGAGTTAAATATTCAGGAAAACAGTTAGCTATTATTACAGGATTAAAAACTTTAATGACTTTAAGTTATTCATAAAATGGATGACGCACAACAATTGAATACAATTGCTTCTTTAATAGGAGGGCAACTTCCAAGTTTAAAATTTAATTCCGTTACTCCTTCTATAAAATCATTACCTTCAATTACTTCAGGAGTTTCTAATTTAATTATTCCTGAAAATTCTTCTAAATGGAATAATTTAGGAAACATCGAAGGATTATCTATTACAAGAAAAGCTGGCAAAGATTATAAAATGTCTAATGGATTACAAACTGGCTTAACTGCTGCTACTACAGTTTTAGATAGTGTTGTTCCTGATAATCTAGATGCTAGTCAAAAAGCAATGAAATCATCTATGAAATCACTAATATCTCTAGCTGGACCTATTGGAACTGCTATTAATTTCGCAGATAGTGGTTTAAATATGATAGGTTCTATTGCAGGATTACAATTAGATAAAATGGATAATGTTGCAGCATCTAGAGCAGGAGTTAGTAGTGCAGGATTAAACAATACTATTATGTCAATTCCTGTTGTTGGATCACTCGGTGGATTTATGGCAGGTAAAACACATAAATCGTATAAGTCTGGGGAGATAGATGATGTGCGAGGAGCATATGGTGGATCTACTGGAGATATCGATGCTGCTCAAAATTTAGGAAATAAACGTTTCTTATTTGGAAAAAGGAAAGCAAACAGGTTTATTGATCAAGCTAATAGATATAATGAATTAATTACTGATATATCTACTGAAAATAAATTAAGAAAACAAAACACTTATGGAAGTGATTTAGCTAGTCAAAACTATATACGTTTTCAAGGTTTAAATCCAAATAGGATGCTAGTAGGAAAAACAGGAATGAAGATACCAGTGTTAGAAAAAGCTAGAGAAATACTATTAAATTTAACAACGAATTTACCAATATATAAAACTGGAGGTAAACTAAACATAATTGTTGAAGGTTCGTTACATGCACGAAAAAATAATTTAGAAAATACTAACTCAAATTTAAAAGGATGTATTACTAAAAAAGGTATTCCTGTCATTTCATATTCTGATGGTAATATTATACAACACGCAGAAATAGAAGGCGGTGAATTAATACTAAATAAAGAGCTAACAGAACAACTCGAACAATTATATAAAGAGGGAACTGAAGAAGCAACGATCAAAGCTGGCAAATTATTATCTATAGCTTTGATAAAAGATACTGAAGATAAAACAAAATCTATTTTAAATGAAACAAATAACAATCGAAATAGAAGATAAAGAATATGAAGTTCTAGTAGCTGAAACCGAAGAAGAGAAAGTAAAAGGTTTACAAGATGTTATTGAAATGGACGATGATGAAGGAATGTTATTTGTATATGATAATCCGCAGCATGTAGATTTTTGGATGAAAGATACAGAAATACCTTTAGATATTGTTTTTATCGATGAAGACGAAGAAGTAATATCTGTTAAACAGGGGATTCCGTTTTCAGAAGAATTTATAAGTGAAGATAATGTTAAATACGTTTTAGAAGTAAATCAAAACTCAGGGATAAAACCTGGAGATGATGTTGACTTTGATGATGAAGACTGAGAAGAAAGTCTGTCTACAATGCATGTAATTGGATCTGATGGAACTTCTCAATTTGAATTACTCGGAGGAGAACGTATTTTTAGTAGGCCAAATACTAGAATATTAGTTAAAGGCGCTCGGCGGGCATATAAATCTAAAAAAGATTCAGACTACAAGCGTCTTGGGAAACAAGTCTTTAAATATTTAAAAATACAAGATAATAACGATCCTAGTTATGTAGAAATGAAAAAAGCCGAGTAAAAATACTCGGCTTTTCGACTAACCTATTTGTTTTATATTATTAATGTAGCATCTCCGTAGAGAATGAAATACATTCTGATTATTATTTTTAGGTTATAGTGCAAATATAATAAAAAATAGTTAACTTTCAAAAAATAGAGAATTAAACTATTTTTACTTTGTATTTACTGAAAATATTACTAATTTTGAAAATCAAATATCAGAATAGATGCAATTGACAAATGGTTAGAGATATTTAGTAAATAACAATATAAATTAAAAATTTTAAGTATGCTTATAAAAAAATTTCAATCAGGTGGCCAAATGCCTGCTGGACAAGTACAACCAGCACCAGAACAAACTGTACAAGATCCTTTAATGGAACTATATCAACTTGCAGTACAAGCTTTACAAACTCAAGATTGCCAAGCTGCAATGGGAGTTTGCCAAGGGTTTATAATGATTGTACAACAAGCTCAAAATGGAGCAGGAGAAGTTGGCGCACCACAAGGAGAACCTGTATTTAAAAAAGGTGGTAAAATGAAACGTAAAGGTGGTTGTAAGAAGTAATACAACAGATAAAATGGAAGATTGGATCTGTTCTAGTCTTCCATTTTTAATATATAGCTACAATAATTATGTCACAAGTAATAAGAAAATTTGATAATGGGGGGCCAATGGCAGTAGCAAGTAATCAAATGCCCCCTAAGAGAGGTCACTTGATAATTGATGGAACTTCGTATGATGCAAATAACGAAGGATTTATAGATCAATTATTAAATTTTGGCAAATCTAACTTAAATTCTTCTCAACAGCCATATTTTAAAGGAGTTATTGATGCTTTAAATCGAGGTGAAGACGTTACATTCAGTTCATTAAATAATGAGGTTAGTCCAAATGTTCAATTACAAGGTTTGAATAACAGACAGGAACGTCGAATGAATCGCGATCGTTCTAAAGCTGGAATGTGATTTGATTCTATATTTGGTTCAAAAGTAGATAACGCTGCTAGAGCTTTAGATTCATTGCGAAACTTTCGGTATATTGCTCCAGAAGCACCTAAAGCACAACCTTTAGAAAAAACAAATATTAATTTTACAGATAGATATATAGACTATATTACTGACAAAAATGGAAAAAAGATATATTCTAATCGTCCATCTAATACAGCTATAATTAGTGATATTAATAATCTTATTAATTATTTTGAATTAGGAGATAAAGGAGACGAATCTTATAATGTATCTGGAATTAATATTAATGCGGTTAGAGATTATTATAATAAATATAGTGGAGAATTAGCTGCAATTAGAGATAGAATTCAATCTGGAACATTAACTGAAAATGACTGAAAAGTATTAAATGATCTTCGTATTCTTCAAAATCAATCAAATGAACAAATACTTACTTCTCAACAACAAGAAGAAATTGAGTCTCAGAAAATTCGACAGGCTCTAGGATTAAAGAAGGATACTTGAAAAGATGCAAAATTTTCAAATATTAACGGAAGAATAAGAATAGATAATTGACAAGACTTGTTTAATGGATATGATAAGGCAGTATTTACAGAGTCATCTCCATTAGCTGGAACTAAATATCAAAATTGATTTGGATATAATGGATTTTTATATTCTCCAGAAGAAGTAGAACGAAATGTAGATAACATCGGAACTATTTTTCAACCATTTAGAAATGCCTGAAACAAGTTTGATTTTGATGCAATTAATTCAGCAGGAGTACAATACTGACCAAATAATGTTACATGAAGTGAATTTAATAGAGAACAACATTATCATCCTACACTGTGAACTGCTACTCGAAATGTTAAACTAAATCCAGGGCAATCTTTATATGCAACAACATTAAGTAACGCATATGATTTACCAAACGGAGCAAGTTTACAGGCATATATAAATCCTAATGATCCTAGACATTTATCAGGTATCCCTCAAAAAATTCATTATATTGCTTATGATCCTAATAGAGAAAATACCGATGGATCACATTACTTTGAATATACTGATGTATCACAAATTCCGTATAAATTGCGTTCTGCAATTAATCAAGGAAATCCTGCAAAGTTTAATCGTTTTGATTGACAAAAAGTTTCTAATAATTTAAAAGTAGCTCGTTATGGAGAACTTATAGATCAAAATGATAAGATTAATTATGGAATTTATAGAGGTGATGACGGAGCTATTTATATACAAGTTGGGAATGATTATAAACAAGTTAAAAACTTAGATTTATTTAGCGCTATAAAGGATAGAAGAGTTCCAGCTACTAGAGCTAATATAAATATGTTATTTGAAGGTCCAAAAGGGAGTTCTAATGAATATAAAGGACGTACCGCCTTACAACAGGCTAATGCAAATTACGTTCAACAGCAATATAAAACTGGAGGTAAAATTCCAAAATATCAATTTGGAAATGTATTTAAAGAAATTACAACTAAAGGTGTAAACTCTGAACCTAAGCAAACTGTTATTAATAATCTATCAGATATTACACAAGAAGCATCTGTTAAAAATATTTTTAAAGAAGGAGAACTAACACCTGCAGATAAATGACAGTTAGGAGCTATTGCTGGAGATTTAAGTGCTTTGATTGCTTCAATTCCAACAGGAGGAAATCCAGTTGCTGCAGGATTAGGGTTTGGTTCAACAATTTCACAGTTTGTTAGCGACGTAAAGCGTGACGGTCTTGATTGAGGTGATGCTGGAAGAGCATTAGGTAGCTTAGGATTAGATGCGATTACTTTAATTCCAGGTGTAGGAATTGCTGGAAAAACAGCTAAAACAATTAAAGTTCTTAAAAATTCTGCTAAATTAATTGGTAGTACTTTTGCAGCCGCAGGACTTGTAAATGCGGCACAATCGTTATCTAATTTAACAGAAGATGGAAAAGAATGAACTATAGATGATCTTAGAAATGTTGCAACTGGTTTACAATCTGTGATAGGATTAAAACGTTTAGCATTTGATAAACGTTTAGCAACTAAAAAACTTCCAAAAGAAAATAAGGTAACGCCAGTTAATAATATAGAAACAAGAAAACAAGCTTTAGTTGATGAAAAACTAAAAAATGATGCCACATTAGCTGAAAAATATGTTGGAGAGAATGGAAAAGTTGATTATGATAAAGCAAGTAAAGAATTAATTAGTAAATCAGAATTAGCAAAACTAAATGTAAGTAAAATAACAGATTCTACTAAACAAAGAGGTAAAAAGTTTGTTAACCGTTTCAAAGCAGCTCCAAGAGAGATTAGAGAAGCACAATATACTGCGAAAGGCTTTTGACCACGTATGATGCAAACTATGCGAAATAGAGCAATTGCTCGTTATCAAATAGATAACCCCGACAAGTTCGGAACAAGATTTGTTATTGGATCTAAAGAAAGTGGATGAACTGGAGAACAGGTTCCTGTATATGGACAGGTGCGAAATAATACAACATTAAATAATGGATTTTTATTGTTTCATTCACCTTATGCTGGAAGAGAACAATCCTTTACACCTATTGGTTTATCAAAAAAAGCAACAGAAAAAGCTATAAAAAATCAAATAGTTCCAACTAAAATACAGGATGGTCTAGACAGTGAAGGCAATTTAACTTATAGATATTTTGTAAATACACCTCGCGGTACAGAATACGAAACTGATGATATGAAGGAATTAATACAATATTTACGTTCACATAAAAGTGGAGGTAAAATCCAGAAATTTGCTCCTGGAGGATTATTTGATTTTGTTTCAAAATTAGGACGAGGAACTCAAACAATAAATGCAAAACTTCCAAAAATTGATCAGGATAGTCTATATAGTTTAACAGGATTAATAGGATCAAGAGTTTATAATCGTAAATTCCATGATGAAATAGAAAAGGGAATTAGATCTGGATACAATGCTACATTAAGTGCACCTCAAGAAATTTACGATAGTTTTAATACTTATGGAGTACCTATTGCTTATGAAAATAAAGCAGTTAGAGAAGAAAACTATAAACCTGTCACTTCTGATGCTGTATTAGCAAATGCTTTAGAACAACAAGGTCAATCTCAAGCAAATCAAACTCGATTAGAAGGAAGATTAAAAACTTCTGAATTGTTTAGCGATTATTTAAACAGAAATAATGATTTAAAAAGACGTTATGCTCAAGTAAGAGCAGATGTCGCTAATCAAAATAGACAAATAATTGCTAATGTTAATATGCAGTTAGCACAAAATAAAGCTTCCAAATTAGCTAATGATTTTACATCCTTTAATAATTGATTAATGGAAAAAAGAGCTAAAAATGCATTAAATGAAGAAAAACGTAATGCTATTAATTCAACTTTATTGCAAGGAAAATTAGAACACGAGTTAAGCGGACAAATGAGAGATTTGATGAAGCCTTATAGAGACCAGTTTGATACCTGATATAAAGATGATGCTAACAAAGACATACGAGATAATTATTCCTTTGAAAGCTGATTAAGTGAATATAAACCTGAAGAATATAATAGTATCCAAAATCAACTTTATAATTTAAAGGTTAAATCATTAATTCCTTACTATAATTCATTGTTTAAGCGTCCACAATTTAATGCGGAAACATATACTAACGTTTTATCTCAAAGAAAAGGAGGAAAAGTAAGTTCATATAATCGTTATCACAGACCTGCACACGAAGAAATATGAATACAACAGAATAAGGCTGCTAATGAAGCAGTTAAATCACTTAATAATAATATAGTTAGATTATTTATAAAAGCAACATCTCATGAAAATAAGAAAATATAATGCAGGGGGTATATACTATACCCCCTTTATTCCTAATAATGCATATGAGAATGTTCAAGGAAATATATCTACTGCTACTTCAAATAATACCTTGTCAAATGATGATACATTTACAAAAGAGGCATTAGAAATTATATCAGAAAATGGAATTCCAACAGATGTAGATACATTTTTGCGTCAAGCAAATGCTGTATTAGATAAAAGTAAAAATTTTTCTGCTAACTTATTTGGGGCGGCTAATCAAAGTTATAATGTTTCAGATATTATTAAACTACGTTCATTAGCAAATAGAACTAAATTTAATAAACAATTATATGATGCTGCTACAGAACAGCTATCCAAAGAAAGATCATGAGCAGAAGCAGCTGTTGATGATAAAGGTAGAATGTATGTATATTCTGAAAATGATGGAATTTCAACAGTAGATCCTTCAGAATATTATTCTAATAAAGATAAATACCAAGCTTTAACTAATTCACAGCTCTTAAGTTTAAGAGAACATCAACCTGAATTAGCATATCGACAAGATATATTAAATAATCTTTCTAATTCAGTTGGAATGGAAAGTATTGTTAATTATCTGAAAGGTGTTATAAAAGATTTTGGAACTAAAACGATTGAAGGATATACCTTAAAAAACAAGGAACAAATCGAAGATGGTTTTAGAAGTTTATTAATGGGAGGACCTGATGGATATTATAAAATAACAAATAAAGATCAAGGTACAGAAAGAGCATTAGAGTATCTATATACTACACTTCCTAGTAACATGTTACATGCTTTAAGAGTTAAAACTGCGGCAGAAGGTGGAAATCCAAATTCAAAAACAGAAGTATTAAATTTACTCGGATTAGCGTTAGCTGAACATACTACACATTCTAGAGAATTAGCATTCCAAAAAGAAATGACTGATAGTTTAAGTAGTGGTAGTGGTAGTTCTAAAAAACCAGATGAAACAGAGCTTAGTCAATTAGAAGCTCTTGCAAACGGAAGAATTATTGAAGGTCGTCAAATGTTACTAAGTCCAGCAGATTCAAAAATAGCAATTAGTGCTTATGCTCAATCATATGGTGCTCCTGTAGATAAAAATGGCAATATAGTACCTCAAACCAATTTACAACAATTACTTGATAAAGCAGATATCGGGAAAATTGTAGATAAATCATCTATATATTTTGGAGATCAAAAAGTGAGGGATATAGATATTAATAAAGTATTGTGAGACGGTACGAGTCAGGTTAATAGAGTACTACTTCCATATACTATTGAGCAAGATGGGTCATATAAACCTGATTTTGAATCTCAAGAACGATTTGAAGAATTTCAAAAATTTTTAAACGATTTCCCTGATATTACTAATGTTGAAAAATTTGAAAAGGCGAAAACTCTAGGTTTAGATATAACTTATGATTCACAAACAGGAAATTTTGTATTTAATACAAACGCAGTTAAACCATTTATTATAATGACTGGGTATGCAAGTAGTAGAGTAATGCCTTTAGATGAAGATTCGAAATGAATTAGCCATTTACCTACAGAACAAGGTAAAGAAATTACCGATTATTATGATACGCAAATCAATTATGGAGAGAGTTTCTCCACTAAATCTAAAAAACCAGCAAATGAAGCTAAGTCTAGTAGGTGAAGTATGTATAAATCTTCTATATTTATGCCTATTGTAGATACAAAAATAGCGACATATCAATCAAATAATGAATTAGTTCCAACATCTAACTATAGAGATATATTAAATCAAGCAATTGCTAAACGTAATCAAAATGCAATAAAAACAAATTTTTAATTTAAGCAATAATATGGAGAATAAGAAGAACGATTGGTTTGCAACACTGCTATTCCAACCTAATATGACTCTACAGGATTTTGCTAATAATGATATTACTCCAGATAATACAAGTATAAATACTAGAGAATATTATAAAAATATTCCTGAAGTAATTGATGCTTTTAAAAATGAGAATGGACAATTTGATGAAAATAAATTTAATCGTTTCTATCAGAGTGCCTTAACTGTCTATAATGATTATGCAAATAATGAGTTTGAAAATAAACTCTTAGAAACTTATGAATATGATCCATTCGATTATTTTGCTCCTGCAGGAAGTAAAGTAAAAGATAATTTGCCTTCAATACAAAAGGTTGCAAATCCTGAAAGACGTTCTGCTGGATTAGAATATGTATTTGGTAGAGGTAATCAAACAATGAGTTTTAGAGAAATAGCTCAACAGAATAAAGTATTTAATTGAGAAACTCAGAAGTTTGAAGATTGAACTCCAAATGAAAAAGGTGGAATTTGAAAAGCTTTAAATAGACCTACATTAGTATTAGCTACATGAGATGAAGATGGAACACATGTAGTTGATGGACGAACGTTACAGCATAAGAAAGGAGATCTCAAATTTAATGAAGATGGAGATACTTATTATGAAACATTAGGTAATCGAGAAATATATGGTAAGCAAGTTTTAGGTATTGAAGATACTTTAACAGTAGACGGATCTGCGTGAAACAAATATGATTTTTTTGATTCTGATGGTTTAGATAAAAGTTTAGGAGGAACTATATCAAAACTAGTATTTAAGGTAGGTCCTATGTTAATACCATATGTTGGATCAGTGTATGGAGCTTTATCTGCAGGAACTGAATTAGCGCAATTAATTCCTACTTTAATGAAAAGTATTAACGGAATTATTGGAGGAGATAATGATTCAGATTTTATTAAAAAATTAAATCAAATAGAAGGTTATGCAGCTAGGTTTGATTCTAACGTTTCTGATTATTCTCAACAAAATATGTTTAGTTGAGAAAATCTTGGAAAGATGATTGAAGATACATCTTTACAACTTTTCCAACAAAGAGTTATTGGACAAATACCAAGAATTTTAACTGGAGCTCCAGAATCAGTTCGAGTACAAAAATTAGGTAGAAATCTAGCACTTGCTTATATGGCAGGTACATCTTCTCAACAAGCTTATTCAGAATTTAAAAATGCTGGAGCAACTGATGCTGTTGCAGGTTTAGGTATGTTAAGTGTTATGGGAGGAATGTATGGATTAATGAATATGGATTACTTTAGAAATTTCTTATTCAAAGGAACGTATTTAGACCAAAATCCAGCTAAAAAAGCAGTTAAAGATTTAGCGCAAGAGGTAAAAGAAAACTTAACAAAATGATCTGTTACAACTCCTAAACAAGCTGCCAATTTTATCGTTAGAGGAAAGCAATTTTTTCAAAATCAATTTGCAAAGTATAGTAGTAATGAATTAGTTGATTCTGCATTAAATGAAGCAACAGAAGAGGTAATGGAAGAAGTAACTTCTGATTTAACCAAAGCTTTGTTTGCTGCAGGAGATGCTTTAGGCATTGATATGACTAAAAGTGAAAGACGTTTAGATTTTGGTTGATCAGCTAGCGATGCTGCTCAACGTTATGCTATGTCTTTCTTTGGAGGTGCAATTGGAGGACCCGTATTTCAACTACATGGAAAATGACAAAATAGATTACACGGAATTAGTAGTAATTTAGCTACTACATCTGATAATCAAACTGCTCAAGAAATTGTTTATTTAATACGTCAAGGACGTACTGATGATATAAGAAATGAATTAGCTCGTTTACATAAAAAGGGCAAATTAGGCGATGTAAACTTATCAGGAAAAACATATGAGTTAGTAAACACTGGAGATGAAACTCAAATTAAGTTTCATAATGCAGAGGAGGGAGAAAGTCAAAACGATGTTGTATATGATCAATTACTTGATTACATTGATAGAGTAGATAAGTTAATGTCATCAGAAGGTTTAAAAGTATCTGATGAAACATTAAAAAAACTTCAAGTATATGATCAAGAAGGGAGACCTTATGATAAAGTAGCCGAAGCCGTACTAGCATCAGGAGTTACTACACAAATATTTAGTGATTTTAATAACATTACAGAACAAATTGTTCGTAAATCTGCAGAATTATCTAAATTAAATCAACCTACTCCAAACACTCCTATTACTAATGAAACGCAAAAAGCAATTGCAGAACAAAATGCACAAAATTTAGAAATACAAAAATTAAATCAAGAAATCAATAATTTACGTGCACGTAGAGACGCTATATTAAATGGAGAACGTACTGGATATTATTTTGGACAAGCTATTTTTGCAACTAATAGTGCTATAAATCAGGCATTTGTAAATATGGGTCTGCACGATTATGTAAAAACCATGTATGGAAAAGACTTAGATTTACTAAATGAAGATTTACAAAAAACGGCTAAAGAAAACTTTAGTGCATATACGCAATTAGATGAAAAAGCTAAAGTTTATAAAGCATACGATTTATTTTTAAATTTAAGTCAACAGTTAAAAGACTCTCTACTAAAAATAAATGACGAAACAAAAGTTGCAGATAATATATACGGTTTACGTTATTCTACATTAGGTAGAATTGCAAATAACTTAGATGCTATTAATGCTAAAATAGAGGAACTTAAAAGTAATGAGGAAAAAAATTCTGAGGAAATAAATAGACTAATTTCGGAAAAAGAAATACTCCAGAATATTCAAAAACAATATACTGAAAATACAGCATTACTTATTGCTAATCCGATATCTACTGAAGGACAAGATATATTACATCGTCCAATATCATCTACAACAACTGATATAGATAGTTATGCTCAGTCAATATTAAATTTTTATAGTTATCTAAAAAATAATAATTTATCAGCGGATTTTGGAGATTTAGACGTATTAACTTTATTACGCTCTGTTAAAAAACAGCAAGACGAAAATAGTTTGTCTTATAAACAACGTTATATTACCTGACTTCAAAATTTATATAAAAATAATCCCGACTTAGAGTTAATGGGAAATCCAGTTTCATTTGACTATAGTATAACTGGATATGAAAACTTCAATAATTTGTTAGATGAATTACAAGCATCTTTAGATGAGGATCCTGAACAAGTGTTATCTAAATTTGCTGAAATAAGGAATCAATTAGAACAAACTGATTTAGATGAAAATCAAATTGAAGATTTCTTTAATTATGTATTTCCAAGAATTGGAACTTATCGTTTAGATGAATATTTAAATGAATATTATAACATTAGATCCCAAGTTAAGGCGTCTCCTATATATGAATTATTGAATGTATTTGCAATTAGTTTAGGTAGGCAACCTAGTCAATTATTAAACATTATTGCAAATGAACATAACAAATTTATAGCAAGTAAAAATATTAAAGATTATATTATTCAGGATAAAAACGCTAAAACTCAATTAGAACAATTATTATTATTTCTTAAGGGAATAAAATCTATATTAAATGCTAGTGTAGACTTTGATGGAGAAGGTATAAATAATTCTATTAATAAATACCTAGGAAATTTATCTTTACCTGAAATTGATTTTGAAACATTTTATAATCTATCAAACGATATTGAATTATTAGAAAATAAACTAAATATTTTACTCGAAGTATCACAGAAAAATCAAGAACAAAAAGCTCGTGTTCAAAAAGATATTACAATTAATATGAAACAATTATTTGTTAATTCTTTAACAAATGAGAATAGTCTTATTAAACAAAGAGTATTTGATATGTTTCATATTAATTTAAATGAAATTTGAAATAAGTATAAACCCACAGAAGAAGTTACTGAAGAAAATTTTAATACTTTTGAGGATTCGGCAATTAAATTTGAGACAGAGGTATTTGAAACAATTTATGAACAGAAACTTACTAATGATGATTTAGCGAATAAATTAATTGCATTATTTGACGATAAAGAGTTGTATAAACAAAAATCTACTGATCTAAATACTAATAATGATAATATTATAACTGATTATGATGTATTAATGTATTTAGCATCTATTATAATTACTCCGAGCCAAAATTTTTATGCAGCTCTAAAACCAATTATATCTAGTGATGAGTTTGATAAAATTCCAATTTTTTCACAGGAACATGCTGTAAGAATCGGATACGCAATGAATTACAACAAGGAACTATTTAATAAAATTATTAATAGTTTAGTTCCAAGTGATCCAAATTTAAGCGACTATATTAAAAATAAATTAAAGCTATATAATTTTTATTGCACATTTGGAGGAGCAGGAACAGGTAAAACTACTGCTGTAGGTTATTTATTAAAAACACTGTTTAATGAAACAAGTTCCTTTATTTCATTAGCCCCAACTTCTGAGCAAGCTAGTAAGTTAGCAACTTCAATTAAAGCAGATAATAGTAAAATATTTAATAAAGCTGATTTTATTAAAGCTATCCTTGGAAGAGAGTTAACTACCGACGATTATGAATTACATAATGATTATATCACATTAAAAGACTTTATAATTCCAAAGGTAACTAGTTTATTTGATAATACTCCAAATAAAATTTTATTTATTGATGAGATAAGTCATTTTACTCGCCCTGAATTAGAATTAATATCTAATTGAGCTATTACAAATAATGTAATGGTATATGCATTTGGAGATAAAAAACAAGATAGTTCTATAATTACAATTAATTCAAAAACTGTAGTTGGAGGGATTGAAGATACATATCTAATTAAATCTCCAAATCTAACCGCTACTTTACGTCCAAATAATATTGCAAAAAATGATAATTATATAACATTAAATGCAATATTAGAAAAAGGAATTAAATACTATGAAGATAATCCCGATATTGATTCAATCCAGTTGTCGAATCATGCAAAATCTTATTGAAATAGCGGAATTAAATTAGAATATTACGAAAACAATAATACTTTTGTTGGAGAGAAAATTGTAGATACAAATGATCAACTTTTAGACTATATTAACAAATTATCACATTTATCAAACGATATAGCAATCATAACAGATAATCCTAAAAAATATACAGGATTACCACAAAATGCTAAAGTTATTAATTTAGATGCAGTTCAAGGATCTGAATTTGACTATGTTGTTATTGATAAAGAATGAAGAAATAAAGCTCAAGAGTGAGGTACATTACGTAATCTATATACTTTAACACAACGTTCAACACTAGGATCAGTTATATTAGATAGCGATAAATATCTTAGAAATACTTTAAACATAACTACACAGTTTGATGAAACGGTTAATAATAACATTGAAATTAAACAAAATGATATTGATGCGTTTAAAAATTGAAGACTACGATCGCTTTTAAATATTGAAAGTAATCCAGTATATTCTAACTTAACTTATGAACCAGAGTTTTCTACGCCTGAAACTCCTATTGCTCAAACAACAATTGATAAAGATCAAAAGGAGAATCAACCTACAGTAGTAAATACTCCTATTGATAAATTTCAAAAATCAGAACCAACTATTGCTAATAGTGATATTGGTGAACGTAATCTAAACGAAACCCAATTATCATCTCAAAATACAGTTCCGTCAGGAGAAATTTCACTAGAGAATGCAATTGAAGATACTGTTTCTGAGACAAATTTAGAATCTAAACCAAAAGTTTATTCTAAAATTGATGAGAGTACTTCTATTGTAAAAAGTGCTCCATTATTAAGACCAAGTAATACAGATATAACAATAGAGTCTGATTTAACCTTAGATTGATTTACAAATAATTTATGAGATTATGATGTAAATGAGAATGATAAATCTATTTATAAACAATTTGAATTTAGAAAATCTATTCCTAAATCAAAGTATATACAGTATGTTTATCGTTTATCAAATTATTTTTTACATGGGCATCATAAAACACATAATCAAACAAAAAATCGTCTAGAAATTTCATTAAATCAATTAGCTCCTAGTAATAGAAATAAAAATAAAGCTATTGTTAATTCGTTACAAGATGCTAAGTTAAAGATTGTTCCATATAATAGGGGTAAACAAGGGTTATTGGTAGCCGATATATCAATTAATGATAATAAAAGAATTAGAAGTGTACGCATTCCAATTCTTTTAACTATTAATAGTTTTGGAGACTACAATGGTGATATTAAAATGGTCCAAGATATAACGTACGATTCCGATGGTATAGTAAATCGAGATGTTTATAACTTAAATGCTAATAATTATTTTACAATACTTCCCTATTATATTACCTTTGTAGTTAAAGATGAAGAGTTAGATTCTATTAAAGATGAACGCACTCGCACCGTTGCAAAAGCAATTACTGGTAAGGCAATGGGTTTAATTAGTAGTGATCTTATGCTTAATAGTATGGAATTTAAGAAGGATATGCACCCAACTTTAGATTCTGAAAATAACGTTACGTATTTAGTTCAATCTGATGCTCGATTTGTATTATTTGGAGTTCAACAAGTAAAGCAATTATCTGAAATTATTACAGATTCTAGAGCTAAAATAGCAGAAAGACAAACCGCATTAGATCAGGCTAAAAAATTAGGTGAACCAATAAATAAAGTTTATGCTGAATATGCAAAACAGAAGCATCAAGTTGTTTATACTACTAGAGCAGGACAAATTACAACAGAAATATTAAACTTAGCAAAATCTAATTCAGGGATAAGAAAAACTCTATTTAATAATTTAAGATTGCATATAACTAAGGAAAGAGATAATCAATCTAATAGAACTCCTAGAGAAAGTAGTTATAAAAATGTTCCTGGAATTATGTTTACACTAAATTATTTGAACAAGGATTCAGGACAAAATGAAGTAAAATCATTCTTAGTAAAACAAGAATATGATCAATTTGTATTATATAGTCTCGACAATAAAAAAATTAAAAGTATTGATAAGAAAATAACTTCTGTTTCAAGTAATTCAATTGATAATCTTTATTTGTTAATTGAAAAATTAGGAGATATGTATGAATTAAATTTTAGAGAATACATTGATCCGAAAACATTACAGACTTACTTAGTTCGATATAATTATCAACGATACATAGAGTCTAATGGAGCATATAAGTGAGTTCCAGTTAATTCTGTGTGAGGATATACAGCAAGTGAAACGTTAGATGCGTTATCTGTTGGAATTGAAAATTTAGACGTTCTTAATGATATTATAACAACATCTAGTCTATTTAAAAATGGCATTTATGCACAGGATCATAGAACCGAAGAACCGATTGCTCAATATATATTTGGCCTAACAGATCCTCGTAAAGACTATAAAGTAGATATATCTAAATTTCATGGACCTATATATGCAATTGATAAAACACAAATTATTAAAACATCTATTCAACAAGAAGAAATTAATCAACAAAAAGAACAAGTTGAACAATTAAATAGATTTAATACGTTTTTAAAAGAAAATAATCTATCTCCTGAGACTAGTTTAGATATTAATCAAAATATTGAAAAAATTAATGATAGATTAAAACGTTTAACTAACGATATCACATATTCTCAAATAGAAATAGATTCTATAACAGGTGAATATAGGCTTATTACTGTAAAGGATATGGATAATCTAATTAAAAATAAATTAGAAAACGCAAATTTACCTTCAAATAATTTTGTTCGGATTCAGGATAATCCAACATATACTTTGAATTTTATTCCATTTTATATATCTTTGCAAAATGAAACTAGTGGGTATACAATAACAAAGATCAATAATAAGTGAGAATTACTTAGATTTGATTCATTTAACAGTTATAAACAAATGTATGAATACTTTATTAGTATTAAAGATATAATACCTTCTAATATAAGAAAGTCTATAACAAACTATTTAAGTGATCTATTTTCTAATAAAGAAATATCTGCTGAAACAGCTAATATGTATTATCAAATATTTAAACAACCTGAACTATTAGGTGAAAACTTGCTTATATTAGATGAATATGTTCAAAATTATTTATTAGAAAGATTAAAGAATAATGAGTGCTAAATGTAATTACTCTGCAAAATTTTTGCCGTTAGTAAAACGGATGCAAACAACTAAACCTGAATCATTTAAAGAGTTTCTAGATGAATTCTTTAATGACTCAGATAGGTTATATAATATGTTTACGGAAGGTGCTGTTATTAGCACCTCTCCGTTAACTATTAATAACATAGATCAAGTAGATAATAAACTAGGATTAAAATTAAATACAGAAACTGATTCTACCCCTGATTTTTACATCGGAAATAATGGACAGTATTCAAATATGTTAAGACAATTTCGAGCTAAATTAATCGAAAGTTCTATATTTAATAGATATTCTGGGGAGTTTATTAATGCTAATGAAAAGAAACAAGAATTTGATATCACTTTTTTAAATGATTCTATTTTAAATTATAAAAAAACATTAGCTTCTAATATTTCAAAATATTTAGGTAATTCTGAATCTATAACATTAAATTTAGAGAATCTTGCAAATTTTGATAATAGAGTTTCAGAAATATTAACTAATTTTGAAACTGTATTTAATTCAGAATTAATTGATCGTAATAGTGCTTTTAATAATGCATATGACGCATATGTAATTTTAACTCAGTTTGATAAGTTATTGCAGAGTGAGATTCCGTTTATTACTATTAATCCAAAATATACAAAGACAAATTCGTCTTATGTAGATCGTTATATATACAGAGGTCCTAATGTAATACACTATACTGGCTTTAGTACTAATGAAGATACAAACGCGGAAGACCATGCTAGTGATTTATCAAAAATATTGTTAGACTACTTTCCTGAAGTAAATGCAGTTGGTTTAGAAATAGATAATACTAGTATTACTTTAACAGGATTTAATTCTGTAATGACAAAACTTATTAAGACTATTCAAGAAAATGAAAATTTAATAGAATATCGTTCAGAATTAAGCAAAGGAGTTAAAGCAGATATGTCTGTGTTAATAGACGCATATATAAATAATATACTTTCAAACAGAATTATATCTAAAAATTATAGAACATATTTATTAGATAAATTACGAGGTATTAAGAAATTTATATATTCGCCTCAAATGTCTTCTGAAATAAAAGCTATGTTTACTCAAATAGCTTTTAAAACAGTGCCATCGCAATATATAGCATATGGCTTTGATCCACAAAAAAAGACAATTGCTAGCAGAGATTTAAAAGAACGACCAGTATCGCAGCAAGCATACGATATTAGAAGTTTAATTCAGGCATCAGGTTTTTATTGAAGATCTAATCCTGATTTATTTAAAGAAAAATTAAATCAGTATGGAATTACTATAGGTAATGATAGAATCGTTATTGAATCTATTATAGATAACATACCTATTACATTTACTATTACTTATGAATTAAATCAAAATGGCAAAATGATATATAGATCGTTTGGAGAAATTAATGATCAATCTTTGAACAATCTGATATATAACTTTATGTCTTTTATAATTCCAGAAAATATAGCTGAAATTATTCCTCAGGTATATCCTGTTGAAAAATATACAAAAACAGAACTATTTGTTCCATTGTTAGCTACGACGTTATTAGATGGAAACAATAGTGATATTTTAACTAAAGAACACGATCTTGTTAATTTAGTTCCATTTACAGAAGATATATGAAAAGTAGCTAATGTATTAAGTGTAACAAATGGTTCGGATACTATTAATATTATTAAAAATGCAGAGGGAAATAACTTGCCATTATATCAAATTATTAGTTTAGTATATAATCATAACGAAATATTTGATAGACTAATTAATCCACCTACAGAAACAATTGAACATCCAAATAATGTAGCTGCACATAATTTAATAGTACAAAATATTGAAAGTGGTTTTTTATTATCTCCTAGAATTCGATCTGATATAAACATTAATGGAAAAATTAAAAAACCTGCTAATTTAAAAGTTAGTGAAGTTGCAAGATTATCTATCATGCACGATTTTTATCAAAATCTAGTAGATAATTTAGAGGGATTAATTTATTTACAACCGACTACTTTTTCTGATAAAAATAAACATTTTCTAATAACATATAATATAGGTAAAACCATCAATACTTCTCTAGGAGAAGTAAACATTAAAGAAATTTTAAATAACTATTTAAAAGGAGATGGAACTTTAGATCCTTTATATCATCTTTTAGGAGAAACTAGAAAAAATCAAATAAATGCATTAGTTCAGAATATATTGTTTGACTATAGTCTTGCTTTTGATACAGAATTTACATCATTAGAACAGATTGATGAGTTCATTGCGAAATATAATCACAGTTTAAAAAGTATTCAATCTGCATTTAATGCTAAGGGAGTTGATTTCTTTTTAGATATACATGCATATAAAACTGCCTTAAGTAAATACCCTCGAACTAACGAAACTATTAAAAACTTTTTTAAAGTCTATAATGATCAAAATAAAACGTTAGAACGTTTAGATAGAGAAAAAAGAAAATTCCTAAAAGATTTACTTGTAAATAACTTTAATTTAAATATTAATCAGGATAGTTTTATTTCTCAAACATTTAATAAACCTGAATTTAAATCATTAGTTAATAAAAGAAATGGAGAAATTACATTAGCTGAAGTAACTGATGAAAAAGGTAAAAGAATTAATCTCAATAAAATAGTTGATTTTGATGCTTTACTTAATCCAAAATGAAAAGTTAAACTAAATCCCATTTTAGAATCATATTTTATTACTGATACTCTATTATCAAATGAGTATAATAATATGATGATAGGAGGTGTTTATGCACATCCAAATAAAAACAAAGATGGAAAGTTAGATAGCAAAGAATATTTTGAATTTAGTGAAGCTAATCGACTAATTGCTCAATATAAACGTATGGTAATATTTGGAGCTACTTATCATCCATTTGCTCAAAATTTAGAAAATGGAGTTGCTCCAAATATTAAAATTGCTGTAATTAACGATGAAGCGGGAACAGCTTGAAATATGTTAGGAGATGAAAATACTGGATTAGATACTATGGATGGATCTGGTTTATCAAGTCCACTTGAATCTAGAGCAGAAAATAATTCACTCTTAGATGCAAGAGTTGGGCGCGATAAAAAAACTATTATGCATGATATCGATTCTCGGTATGGTAGACCAACTTTATTAAAATGAGCTGTTTTTGATATAAGTAATGAAAGAAGACGTATTTCTTATGGTTCAGATATTTCATTAGAAAATATCTTTAAAAAAATGCATAGTATTCCAATTAACAAATCTATTATTTTAGAAAATTATTATAATACATTTGATCCTGTATACTTTAAAGATATTCGAACTAATAAATATTATAAAATAAATTCAATTAAAACGATTTTAGATCCAAATGGATTAATTGAAGTTGCTAGAGATCTAACCGAAGTTGAATCTAATGGATTAGAAACAAACAATACTATTCAGACAACTCATATAATAAATACATTATACGACATTGATCAAGTATTTGGTGGATCTTGAGCAATGAAATTTAATGAAGATATAAATCGTTTAGAATATTCTGAATCTAATATTGATATACTTGAAAATATCGTTAACAAAGAGCAATTAAAAGATAAGTTTATTGCTTATTTAGTTAATAAATCTGCAATCAAAGTTGGAGCAGGAAATATAAATGATTCAAGTAAATGAAGTAACTCTGATGCATTTACTACTATTGAAATGTCTACTAAGTTTGGAGGAGTTCAAATGAACGCTGATCACCATTTAGACATGTCAGAGGTTACCGAAATGACGCAAATGATTAGTGCTTTAGAGCAAAATGGATTTACACATGAGTTAGTAACTCAGATTTATAAAGAAATTGGTCAGATTGTTAAAGAATCCATGAATGATTTGTCAGAAACAATTAAAGCTAAAGATAAAGATCAACTGTATACTATATTAGGTAGATCATTAATTAAAGCTTTTATGAATGATGACAAAGATACTTTAGGGTTAGCACAATCATTTGTTTATTTAGCTAATGAAAGTTTTAAAAATGCAAATTTAGATTATAAACTACCATTTAGCGCAGCAACAATTAATGGAGCTTTTATTGCTACTACAACATCTAACTTAGTTAAAAGTGGAATTAGACGTAAATATTCTGGTATAGCATCTGTACTAGTTCCTTCTCATAATATGATTCAATACTATAATATTGATGGACTTAATTATCAGTATGAAGAATTATATAATTTAGTAAATACAAAAGGTATTGATCATTTATACGATGAAAACGGAAATATTATAAAAAGTAAAGTTGAACGTGCTTTAACAGAACCTATTATTGATGGAGAAATAAATCCTTTTATAATTCCAATTGAGCCAAATGATATTGATTTCGAAGATACAATTGTAATATTTAATGAAGAAGATAATCCTACTGTTATTAAAATTGATTCCTTAGAGAAATACTATTTATATAAGCACCAAGCAACTTTAGGACAACAATATTATAACTGAACAATTAAACCTAAAAATCTAAAACAGTCAAATACATTTTTTGATGTAGTTGTAGGCTTAGATGGATTTGGAAATGAAATAAATAAACGTTTTAGTATATATGACTTAGATGCAGTAAGAGCATCTTATTATTTAAGTTCTCGTAGAAAACAATTAAAGAACTGGGAGGATTTAACAGAGTATGAAAAAACATTACTATCATCTGCATTAGGTTTACATCCAATCGATAATATACAGTTAAACATAGATAGTCTATTATCTGATTTACAACAAAAGATACAATTACAACTAAATAGTTTAGCTGACAATCAATCTATTATTAATAATACTGCTTTTGGTATTACTAATCCAAATGTTAGAGTTGTTAAAGTATCTAATGTTAATGTTACTCCAACTCAAATTGTAATGGGGAAAAGGCAAGCTCAACAATTTGGATTGCAAAAAGGAGACTCTATTGCTCAGATTAGACAAGAAAAAGAAAATTTCTTTTATAATCGAATGCAAAGTAACTATAACATTGGAAATCCAGATAAATTAACATATGATATTGTATTATTTGATGGAACAGGAAAACAATTCTATGTAAAAGTTTTAAGAACAGAAGAAGTTCCAAAAGCATTTACAGGTAGTATTACTCCAAATCCTGATTTTAAAATTATTGATAATATTGTATACTATAATGAAAAAGAATTTTCAACAAATGATGAGAAACAATTTTATAAGTATACAGATACAAATGGAAATATTCATGATTTAATTATTATAAATTCTATAGATCGATTAGGTGAATTAAGAAAATCAGGATTAATTAATACATATCAATTTAATTATACTAGCGAAAATACTAAAAAATTATTACCTTATCAATTTCGTTATAATATAGAAAATAATATTCCTATCACTTTACATACCAGAGATAGTGAAGGAAACTTGCATGAAGCTAAAATCAATCCAACAGCAGATATTAGTTACGTAAGTTTAAACCAAAATGAAATATATAACTTTAATCAAAGAATAAAACAATTAGCGTTTAATCAATATGAAGCATTTGAAAAGTCTTTACTTCATGTAGGTACTCGCATACCGTCACAATCAATGCAGTCATTTGCTCCTATGGAGATTGTAATATTTACAGATAGTGAAGTAAATGATGTTTATGTAGCTAAAGTAGTTACGTGAATGGAAGGCTCCGATTACGATAAACTTATCATGTCGTATTAAAACTCTTTTAATTGCTGGAAACTCTGACCGCGTTATGGCGAAGACAATCAGCAGCCAAGCCATATAAAAATGGAAGGTTCAACGACTAATATTAATAACTTAATAATTCGACTTTAATAGTATGAAACAATTAAAAACACGCTTAAATAAAACAGGAAGAAATTTAATAATTGCTATGTCTATTGGGGATGGACATATACATACAAAAGGTTATTTAAATATAAATCATTGCAAAGCACAAAAAGAATACTGTTACTGAAAATGAAAACTACTTAAAGATAATGGAGTTAAAGTAGGTATTTTTAGAGAATGAGAACAAGTAAATGGTTATTCTAAAGGTAAAGCAGTAACTAGATACGGATTTCAAACTTCTGTATCAGATTTTTGTAAAGTTCTTCGAAGAGTTGAGTATGAAAACGGAAGAACAAAATATAATAGTAAATTATTGAAAAGACTTGGTCCTCAAGGTTTAGCAATTTGAATTATGGACGACGGTTCGTTATCAAGACGTTCTAGAATTAATAAAAATGGAGATAGAGTTTATGCAGGATTTTATATTACTATATCTACTTATTGCAAATTAGAACAAGCTGAGGATATAATTAAATATTTTAATACTGAGTGAGATTTATATCCTACAAAGGTTTTTGATAAACGACAACAATCTTATATAATTAGTTTTTGCGCTAGAGAAGGACGAAAGCTAATAGAAATAATTAAACCTTATATGTGTCCCCATATGATGTATAAGGTAATTCCTGATAAAATAGAGTGTGAAAAATATATGAAGTTATTAAAAGAGACAGATGAAAATACTGTCGAAGGTACACTTGAAAAAGTGGAAATGGAGAGGTCTTAATGAATAATATATTAAGATAAGATATAGTCTGATCTGTATAGAAATATACAGCTAACACCATGATTGATAAACAGTATATACTTGGATATTCTGTTAAAAACGATGGAACTTTATATTATCCTTCAAGATTAGCAGATACATATGATTTAAATGAAGTTAGACAACTTCCTTTACCAAATTACAAACACTATACTATTGATAATGAAAATGGATATTATGTAACGAAAGAGGAAGTAGATGATGTGCTGTTAAATGGAAATTTAAAAATATTTAAATCGATTTTAGAAGGAGACTACAATAGTATTGCATTTGACGAATCGGTAGAACCAAACAGTCGTTATATATTTTTGAGAGACTTAAATAAACATGCACAAACAGAACTTACTACAGAGCAAATAAACGAGGGTTTAAAAAATAGAGTTGTTGATGGAATTTTAGATGTAGTTTTAAATCCAAAGAATCAAATTAATCTACACATTCCTATTAATATGGATGATCCTCAAAAGGCTGCTCAGAAATCAGCATTAGGAAAAGAAGAAAAATTAAGAACTTCTGATAATCCCGCAAGTAAGTTTGTTATGCAAGAACAAAATATGGTAGGTAAAGAAGTGATTGGTATTACTGCGGTATCGCTTAAAGTATATTTCTTACTTTCTAACTATTACAATACTAAATATCGTGAACTTATTGATCTATTAAAAACGGGAAAGAATGATGAAGCAGTAGAATTACTTGATCGGTTAATGTTTACTACTCGAATACATAATCATGGAATTGTAGCAAATATTAATCTAGACCCTATTGTAAAATTCTTAAAAGATAATCAAATTGAAACTATTACATTAAGTAATGGAACTGTATTTAATATTAAACAACAAATAGAGCAACTTAGAGATACTGCAAATGTATCTGATGCTTCTTTATCTATAAGTGCTCTTCTTTCAGCAGCAACGGATAATGCTAAAGAGCTTATATTAGCAAAAATTAATGCAAGTGCTAAGTTCGTAGATATTTATACACACTTGTTGATAACTGGTATGTCGTTCGATCAAATTGCAGACATAATGACCTCTCCTATATTTAATTACGTAGTAAAGGTTACAGATGGAGATATATTTGATAAAAGTACGTATAAATTTTCCATCGAATCTGCAATTAATTTTTATTTAGGAGAACATATATTACCTTATTTAAGTGAAACGTCTTTCTTTAAACTAATTGAGCCGTTTGTAGATAGGAAATATTTTTGAGAAACTGTTATTAACGATGCTAATAAGTTAGAAGAACTTGAAAATAATATCTTAAATAATATTCCTAAACGTAAATCTGCTTATCTAAGTGAAGATGTTGATGAAGAACTATTCGCAGAATATAGTGATTATTCTGAAGAATTCTTTGATGAATTCTTCGATGAGTCTGAAGAAGATGGAGTAAATATTATTTCGAATATTAAATTAACTAAAGAGGATTATATTAATTCATATAAAGTAGTTAAATCTTTTATAACAAGAAAACTTCAACTAGATAATACTCCTAACTTACAGGAACAACTTGATAATTTACGATTTATTGTAAATAAAGTATTACCTGCAACTGAGGAACAATCTATTCTTGGAGCAATGGCTGGAATAAATCAAGGTATCAGAACTAATTCTTTTGATAAATATAATTATATTAAAAGAATTGAAGCCTTTGTTAATAAGCGATTTGATCAGAATCCAAACTTTGATTTAATGCTATTCTTAAATGATCCTATAAAACAGCGAGAATATATAAATAGATACGAAAAAGTTAAATCAACATTTAATATATTAGAAGCTATTACTACAGTTCCACATTTCAAAGAAATGTTTCAGGTATTATATCTAGATAGAACTGCAATTGATAGTTTAGCAGCAAAAAATTATTTTGAAACTAAAATAGCTAACGAATTAGTTTCTCCAGATAATAAATTAAATGCAATCGAATATAGAGAATTATCTAAATATATAAATGATGTATTTATATATAATTGAATTCAAACTCTAGATAGATCAATACACGTTCCAGTTGGACAAAAATATTTTGCAAATAAATTTGGAATAGTTAAAACAAACTCTATTGAAGGATTTGAAATTAATTTAAATAATGTTGAAAATATAGCAACATTTAAACGTTTAATGGACGAATATATTATTCCAACTTTAAAATCCGATCCAAATTTTGCAAATAATTTATTTATTAAATTATTAACATGAGGAACTATAAATAATCCATACTCCGATAAACCAAATGTATTTTATAAGTTACCTCTAAATATGATGCAAATAGATAAGTCTTTAAGAAATCAAACATTGTATGAAGCAATATTACACGATTTTAACTTGTTAAATGGAAAGACGTTTGATGGATGAAACGTTATCGATTTATTCTATTTATATAATTTAGTTGTGAACAAAGATGCATTTGGACAAAGATCATTTACGAGGTTATTTGAAGATATTACAAAAATTAATTCAAGTAATTTATTAGCAACTCAATTTTATTCATATTTATCAAATTTAGATTATTCTATGAATAAATCTATTAATTATGATATTAGAGATGCTAAGTATCGTTTAGGTATTGTTACTAATAATCCAAAAAAGTTAAATATTGAACGAGATAATGACGCTGGAATAATATCTGTAAATAGACAAGAAGTTAATTTGCATAATATAGATACTTCATATTTTACTTTAAATATGCCATTTCTAGAAGGTAACAATGCAAATTTAGCTAAGAACAAACTAGTTGAAATTAAACCTAGGACAACTTCTTATTATCATCAAGAGTTAAATTCAGCAGAAATTCTAAATGCAATAACAAGTCGACTAAGAAATATATATCCTGAATCACAAATACAAGTTATTACAGATAATGATATAAATACTAGTGACGATATATCTATTCGAAACTCTGAAGCTTTTATACAAGATGGAATTGTATTTATTAACATAGATAAAGCTAGTATAACTGCTCCATTACACGAGTTTACACATTTAGTATTAGCGGGAATTAAAGAGAATAGTCCAGAGGTTTATTATAATATATTATCTAGTATTGTTACGCATCCAAAATACAACGAGATCGCAAGTAATCCGATGTATGCAAATAAACATGGATCTGATCTTGACGAAGAAGTATTTGCAACAATATTGGGAGAATATTTTAAAAATAAGGTTTACGAATGACCCGAGAATAATTTATTAACTGATACAGACAATATTACTAAAACTGTAATTAATCAGGTATTCGATATTAATACAGGAGATATTAATATACAAAGTTTAATGAATTCTTCATTAGAAAATTTATTAGAAACTTTTAGTAGTGGAATTATATCGGGAGGATTTACAGATCTAGTTAATATAGAATATATAAAATTGAATCAAAAATTAGCTACTATTAAAAATAGTTTAATTTCAGATAAAACAATAAAAGAGGATTGCTATGAGTAAATGTATATTTACAATTAATATAGATGGAAAGGAAAGGACGTTCAACTCTGATTTTGAGTTGGACTCCTTTCTTAAATCACAATATGCGGATAAAAATGTTACTGTTAAATTAGATAGAACATTTTCAACTACTCCACAGGCAGCAACTTTAAATAACTTGAATTTTGCTAAATTAGAATATAAAGAAAGTGCTGTAGAAAATATCCGTATTAACGAAGATGGAGATAGTGAAGTTATATTAAAAATTCCTAATTCTATTTCTGTTACTAGAGCCATTACTGAATTTGGAGATCCTACCGACTTAAGTAAACATATTATTACTCCATTTAATATTAAAGCTTGAAGAGAAAAGCGTATCAAAGAATGATTAGCTACAGGTTTATCCGAAAGTACAGCTAAAGATTTAGTATTACAGGAAGAAACTTCTTGAAAACAACTTACTAATTATGGAACAGAAATTCATAATTTAGCACAAGCTGTTATTGAAGGCAGAGAATCTAATTTTAAAAGTTCCTTATTTAGTATAGAACAGCAGAAAGAATTTGTTAGTGAATTTAAAGAATTTATTGCTGATATAAAACGTAGATACGGCAATGAAGCAAAAATATTTACAGAATTAGCTGTTAAATCTCGGGAACTTAATGAAAATTATCGTAAAGGTAATCGTTATTTAATAGATAATAATGGGAAAGTTATTGAAGATAACAGTCCAATTAATTCTATTAACGGACGAATCGATATGTTAGTTATAGATGAGAATGGAATAGCGCATATATATGATTTCAAAGTATCCCGTAAAGGAGTTGGAGACTGAGATATGATGCGAAATGATATTAATAAGTTAAATAATACTTGACATAGTACTAAAAAACTTTCTGCATCATATCAAATGACCTTCTACAAGATGATTTTAGAACAATATGGAATTAAAACCGCAGATATAAATGTAGTTCCAATTCAATTAGATTTATCTTACAATACTAATGGTTTAACAGTAGAGAATTTAAATGAAATTATTTTTGATTCTACAAAAATTGTAAGAAATCCTAGAGGCACGGAGCCTGGCGGAAAAATTTACGAAAATGTTAAGAAAATTGTTCCAATTCGTCCAAATGAAGATACAAATATTGATTTAATTGATAAAATAGCTAAACCATTTAATACACTATTCCCCGATGTAACCTTATCTAGAAAAGTTCAAACTACTAATTCAACATACGAGTATTATAGGAACTCTCCAACTTTTGTAAAACGTATTCCAAAAAATACAGAAGAATCTGCTAAGGGTATATATAAATTTTGAGATAAATATAATCGCAAAGTATATTATGCTAAAAATGAATCTGAATTAGAAAAAGAACTGTTATCATATATTAATAGAATTAATGAACGTAAAGCAGGAGAACTAGCAACATTAGCAGATCGAATTGAAGCTGCAATACGTGGGGAAATAACAACAAGCGAACTTTCTCCAGATGATAGTGTTAATAAAGATGTATTTTTAGAAAAACATTTTAAACAGTATATTGATCAAAAATGGCTATTTAGAAAAAATAGTATTTTAAACGATTTAGGTATATTTATTTTTGAAAAAGAAGGAGTTACAGAGATTGTTTCTATTACTAATAATGAATTAAATCAAACCCTTAAGTTAGCTAAAGGTACATCTATATTGGGTACTTTTCTAACAGATAAAGGTATTGATCCTAGGACTATTTTACCTGCTACTAATGGTAATATTGATTTAATGAAAGTAATGATTTACTTAAATGAGTACAGTAATTTAATTTCTGGAACTAAAATTAGCCGAATTAAAAGTTTAAATATTTGAACTTCACAAGGAGTAGAAGAATATAATGAAACTTTACTAGATAATTTTAGTAGACTTTGTAGAATTGCAAACATTAAAAACAATTTATCATCAAATAACTTTCTAAATACATTAGAATCCGTATTATTTACAGTTAATGACTTAATTCAAGAGGAAGAATGAAATAAATTAATGAGTTGAACTATAGGTCCTGATGAAAATACCTTAGAAAGTAAAAAAGAATGAGTGCTTAGTAGAATTAAAGCACTACGTAATAAATATCGCAAATTAGTAAATGAAAAGCCTAATCCTAATGATCCAATATGAGTATCGTACAGTTTATTATTAAAAGCATTAAATCAGTTAAATGGATATAGATACTATATTGAAAAAGACCCGAGTAATTGAATTGGATTTAAAGGAGGAGTAAGTTTAGGAATCAATATAACTAGTATTAGTAATGCTGATTCAAAAAATATCCAAGAAATGGGTAGATTGATTGCATTACATGAGGAACAGATTCGTAAAGAAGAATTAAAATGAAATAAAAAAATTCAAGGAGTATTTCAACGTTTTTATAAGGCACATCATCAAATAAAAGCATTTGGAGGGGAAATTAGATTTTATGATGATCTATTTGTTAAAGATGCTAATGGAAAAATCGCAAAAGAATTTTCTTTAAAACATCCTGAAGAATTAACAGGAGCAGACAAAGAATTAGTTTCAACATTTCTAGAAATAGTTAATGAAATTAAATTTAGAGGTAATGAGACTGCGATTGAAGAGGCAAAAGCATCTGGAGAATACTATCAAGTTCCATTAATGATTGGTTCATTTCAATCTCAAGCTAAACAAGGAGGAGTATGAAAAGCTTTAAAATTTAGTTATCAAGAAGCAACTAATTTTAGACAACTTTTTAATGCTCAAGAGGAGGAAAAAACTAATTACGAACGAGATAGCTTAGAAGTATATAATAAATTCAGAATTGATCAATCTACACGTAACAAGATACTTAATGATGAAGGTGTAGAGAGCATGGAAACTAATCTTGAAGATCTTATTAGAAGTTATTTACACGTGTACGTAACAGAAGAGGTAAGTTCTAAATTTCTTCCTTTAATTCAAGGATTTAAAATTGGATTATTGTGCCAAGAATTCTTTTATGGTCAAAAGGTAGATAATTTAATTGAATTTATAAAAAAGTATACTCAATTAAATATTTATAACGAACCTATAATGGATGAGGGACTTCGACCAGCATATAAGTTTATGGCTATGCTGAAACAAGTGGCAACAGCTACTACGCTTGGATTTAACCTTAAATCAGGTACTAGAGAAACATTACAGGGTATTTGAATCGGATTATCTAGAACTGCTGCTGGAATCTATGGTAAAGATCAATTTACTATGAAAGATTTTACCAAAGCAATGACGACAGTATTAAAGGAAGCTCCAAAGTCTATTGGAAAAATCACACTGTTAGAGTATATGAATTGACAATACGGTATGGCAAATTCTGATGCTGATCAATTACATCGAGAGATGAGTTTAAGTAAAATGGGAATCTTAAACTTTGATAGTAATCAGTTATATATGTTTTCAAGAGCTCCTGATATGTTACATCGAATGACAATATTAGTTGCAAAGATGATGCATGATGGATGTTTTGATGCGCATAGTGTTGTTGACGAAGAATTAGTATATGATTTTAAAAAGGATAAACGTTTCAGCTTATTACATTCTGCTAATCCTAACGTAAATAGCGAAGAATATCGTAAACAACATGCTTTATATATCACGATGCTAGAACAGTTTAACAGAGAGGGATATAACTTAAAAGATGGAGACGCTTTACCTAAAGCTTATACAGCAAGAGAATCTGCTAGTATTAAATCATTTGCGGATATGTGTTTTGGACATTATGATAAAAACACTCAGATGTTAGTAAAGCACATGTTTTTAGGATCTTTTTTTCTACAATTCCGAACTTTTATATCTGCAAAACTAGAACAGTGAGTACTAAAGCCTGGCACCTATGATCAGGGAAGTTATAAAATAGCAGTTGATGAAAATGGAAATAAATTTGTAAGACGAATTACGTTTGATGAAAATGGACAGCCCATAGTAGATATTATACTTGAGAACGAGCTTAAAGAAGGAGATAAATGAGAATATTTCTATGAATGAGTAGGTAGACCTCAGGAAGGAATAATGTGGTCTATGTTTTCGTATTTAAAAGCATTATCTACTCTTAATACATCTGAGTTTAATAAACTATGAAAAGACGATGTAAAAAGAGCAAATTTATTCCTCTTCTTACACGATATGTTACTTATGTTATTATTAGGTTTATTAGTAAAAGCTCTATTTTCTTGAGACGATATCAAAGAGGAGCCATGAATAAAACGTTGAACCGCAAGTGCTCTTTATGGATCTTTTCAAGATGGTCCTGTACAAAATATTATAGTTGGAATGATTGGAGATCTAAATCCTCCCGCATATAGTATATTTAAAAATATGTTTAATAATGTTGGAGATGTTATTGCAGGTGATAAAAACCTATGAGAAGGTGTAACATCTAATTTTGGAGCACTTCGAGAACTAGGTACAGCTACATCATTATTTTAAAAAAAATACCCTACACGCCGAAGCATGTAGGGTATTTTTATTTTATATGTTATTATTTTCGTTTTGGAGTACCATTATTACAAACTGTACATTTCTCAACTTTAGTGCCTTGATTAAATACACGTATATATTTCCCATAAACTGTATCTTGATACTCATGAGAAATTTTATTTGATTCACAAATAGGACATCTTTTAATCGAACAAGCCATCTTGAACTAATTTTTTACAATTATTAAATAAATCTCTCAACGTTCCGTTATTTTCAATTAAATAAGAATAGGCTTTATCTTGATAAAGTTTATCTAATTCTGTTTCAGAAGAATGAGAACTTTTTTCACAGCCAGGTCGAGTTATATGAATAATAACAGTACCTAAATTATATGTAGTAATATTTTCAATAATAAATCTTTGGTCAGAAATAATAATATTCGATTCTCTATTATTTAAAGTAGACAGAATTCATAACCTATCTCCAAAATAAAAACGCATAATTTCTGTTCCAAAATATTGTAATATTTGTCTAATAGATAGAAAATAGTTTTTTGTCAAATTTGGATTTACACGTTTGATTTCTTTTGTAAATCTTGTATCTGACAATATTTTATCTTTAAAAGCATTAATATTAGATTCATCAACGTGAATTAACTGCAACGTATTAAAATCCACATAATACTGCTCTTTAAACTCTCTATCTTCAAAATTTTGTACGTTTGTATTTAATAATATTGCTAACATTTCCTTCATTTTATCAGCATAACGTACAATTTTATAATCTTTTTTAAATCATTTTAATCTACAGTATAAATCATATTTATGTAATATTTTAGGAGTACTAAGAAGATATTGTAACATTTTTGCTACAGTATCCTTACCACTTCACTTATTCCCCTGAACGGAGATTATTTTTTGCATTAACTAAAATGTTTTCGTAATTGAATATCCTCTATCTCGGATAATCTTGTTACAGGAATTGAATTTTCAATATGTTGAAGTTCAATATAATTATAACTTTGGCTAAGGATTCGTTCTATAGAAGTTATCTGTTCTTTAGTAATAGATATATTATAAAAATACCCACCATATAACAACATCGAACCTGATTGTTTAATCCATCCATGTTCTTCTAACCACCTATCTGGAGTATTACAATCCTTTGGAATAATCCCTTGTTGTTGAAGTAAATCTGCAATCTTTATATGTAAAAAATTTGCTTTAGTTCCATTTAAACCATAATATTTTCCATCAGGTGCAAAATATCCTGCATTACAACAAAGTAAAGACGGATGTATTTCACTTAATTTATCTAATTCTAGTTGAGTAGTAATATATCGATCAAGTTTTCCTTTATCATATAATGTTGCAATACTACTTGGATGATTTAGCTTATAAATAATCTCTCGTAGTTGTTTAGAAGCTTTAGAAACTCGATCCGATATATCAGTATTATTAGGAAATAATTTCTCAATAATTATACTAATATTAGCAAATGTAAATAGATCTTTATCTAAACTTTCTTTTAGACTATTATAAGCGTATATAATCGGATCATCTAATAGTGTGGTAATATAGTTCTGAGATAAATCCGTTAATTTAATATAATCTGTAATATCAATAGTAATGCTTTTCTTCCAGTAAACAAATTGTCCAAATTGAATATCTTTATAGGTATCAGCAATACTATTAAGCTTACATTCTATTAAAGATAAAATATTCAAGGGATTTGTTTGAGGTACATCTACAACTTCTCCTTTGTTATTATCAGTATGTTTTAACGAATATTCTCCAGTTAATAATTTATTAATAGTTTGTTCATCAAGTCCTTCTAAACTATCTTTAAGTAAATTATAACCTTTATAATAATCAAAATCGCAACCTACTTTTTCTTGCGCTATTTTTAGTAGTAATTCTAACATTTTTATATCTAGTTTAGATAACCTCTTTTAATAAACTCTTCGTGTAGAGGATGAGCTAATTCATAAGCTTGAGGATGAGCTGCTTTGGAATCTCTTAGTTTAAAGAAATGTTTCCAATCAGGAATATATCCTGTCATTATAAGTTCTGTCTTTAAGGAGTTTGGTAACACTGTTCTTGCTTGTTGGGGTTTCCATCCTTGCTCTAATAAATCAAAGTAATCATGTTCAGACCAAAAGCAATCCGATAAGAATCTACCTTCAGAGGTGGTAGTTAAGGGATAAGCATTAATGTTGTTTTCATGTAACATTATTTGCTTATATTCACCATCCTCATAACTTTGTTTACTTATGTTGGTGTATTTCCCTGTTGGAATATCTATCCAACAAGGAATAATAAAGGTAACTTCATTACCAAACTTATCCTTATTAGAATAGTTGCAATACCTTGTACTCTCCTGAGCAAATGAAAATACTCTATGTCTTACAAATTCCAAATGTTACATTAAGGCTCTTTATCCTTAACTCTCTTCTTTTCAGAAGAGTATCGGACTATATCATTATCCAAAACGTGTAATATACACTTTCCATAGATTAAATAATCATTAAAAGCTTGCGTGAATTCTTTAGTATTCGCGAATTCTTTAGTATTTATTTCTATAGGTTTTGGATACCCAGTACTCGTGTCTAAATTATATTCTGATAACTTAGAAGTACACCAAGTTTTATATTTTAATTCTTTCTTAGTATACCATTTTCCAAACAAAGGTATTAATTTTTTCATATCAGTTTCATTAGTTGACTAAATTTCTAAGCATTTATATTGCATACAATTAATTTGAGATACAATAGGTCTCACAATATTAAGAAACTTTCTACCTTCTCTTGTAGAACATCTTAATCTATATTTACCTTTATTCAAATTAAGATTCCATTTAACATTCCAGTTTTTTTGAAAATAATCAATTATAACTTGATTTTCTTCTTTAGTTAAATATGTATTTAGATATAATTCCCATGCATGAATTTTGCCGTTTCTAACTTTTTTACAAAGAGACCCGTCATCCATCCACCAGATCGCTATAGCTGTTGAATTTAATCTATTTAAAGCTTTTAAAGGAATAGTTTTAACATTATTTTTATATAAGTAATTATATAAAACTCTAAAATATCTATGTGATTTTCCAGCTTTAACTCCTTTATAGCCATTATTATTAAATTCAATTATAGAAGGTTTATTACCCCCAAGAATAGAATGTAGTAAATTTATTTTCCATTCTAAATATTCTTTTTGATCTATACAGTGAATTAATGAAAATTCTTGATGAAATGCATTACAGTTTTTATATTTACAACAGGATATGTGACCGTCACCTAACACTAATCCAATTAATATTGCTTTTTCTTCTTTAGTCATATCAAACTTTTAGCTTGTTTATTTATATAATTTAGTTAGTCTCTGAACCTTCCAACTTTGTTAAAGGTTGGCTTGGCTGCTGATTAGCATGTTTATTAGCAACTGCAATACATAAATGAATAAAATCTTCTTGCGATAAATCATTCTTAGCTCAGTTAACATATTTAGTAACTCATTGGACATTTCCTACTTCATAACCTTTACTAGAATCTATTCTATCTAAAGATAGATTTAAATTTTGTTTAGTGTCATCAAGAGTATCATTTGGAAGTAATTTATATCCTGATAGAGCACATCTAAAATTTTGAGATTCTAATAACTTATATAAATATTCTGGAGTAAGATCTTCTGAATAAAATATTCCTCTAGATGCTGCACTTCTTTTAAAAGAGTTTAAGAATCCTTCTCTAAATCCAGATATTATATTACCAGAAGTACACCTTCTGCATTTAAAATATTTATTTGGATTTAATATTTGGGAAGCAGGCATATAATGTTCATTCTCGCACTCACATCTTACTAAATATACTAATTGAGAGTTTCTTCTATGTGGTCCAGATATTACTGTATAAGATTTATATTTCTTACTATATCAACGTTAACTCTTCTAGCTAAATTACTACATTCCTTACACATCTTGCTCTTTCCCAATTTTAAACCTGAGCTTTGAACGTATTGTTCTTTACCACATTTACATCTACATAAATACATGGTAGCACCATTTCGATTTATTGACTTATCGTCAATTACAGTCCAATCATTAAATTTATCACCTATTTTCATATTATAACTATTAAATTTATTATAATACAAATATAGTAATAAATTTTTAAATAACCTAATAAATTTAGCTTTCCAGCAATTCACTGGGTTTTCTTAATATATCACTATATTAAGCCACAAATTTCTTATGGGATACTCCTCTATCGCAAATAAAACGTACCATGATTCTTTTTTCATGAAATTCTGTAGGATCACAGAGATATTGTAAATCGTCAAGCCAATTATTTTCTACGAGTACTCTAAAATTAGTAGTAATATATATTCCCTGAAAATCACACATACGATCAGTATTTACTACTGAATATTTATTAGAAGAATATTTACCTCCAATACTACGTCTCCAACTTCCAATTGTAGATACATCGTAGGTATCTTTTAAATATACAGTACCATGTTCACACATGGCAAGGTGCTTGGACTTAATCATACGATCTACAAATTCTTTTGCACTTCCTTCTTTTATATTAGGTTCAGATTTGTAGCAATTTCTTCCTGCAAGTTCAATAGCCTTATATATTCCTTCTAAACCTGGTTCTTGTTCAATTATTTCAAAAGATGGTTTAATTAATCTCATATCTAGTCAATATAATTAAATATATTCTTTTATTTTACTTTCTAAATCTTCTTTAGAAATAGTACCAACATGCCTCCATATTTCAACTCCATCCTTTTCAATAACTAAAACAGGAATATTTCTAATTTTATACTGCTGAAGTACTTCAATTGGAGTTTCATCAACATCGTATTCTACAATTTCAATTAGATTTTTAATTTCGTTTAAGATAGGAGCTAGTGCTTTACAAGGGTTACATCATTCTGCACCAAATTTAATTAGCTTAGTCATGTTTATTTTGAGTTACTTTAAGTTGTTTAATTAATTCAATATCTTCTTCGGATATAGATATCGGTTCTTCAAATAAATCTATTTCATCAGCAGAATATGGATCATAGAATCTAACTTGAAGAGTCCATGATCCATATACCTTATTTATTAATACATGTTGCCCTTTGATAACTGTTCCTCTATGAGCTAACTTAATTATAAATCAAGAAACTTGAATTTTATCTGTAGATAGAGCCGTAGTTGTTTGAATTCCACTGAAATAATAATTATCCGATTTAAGAAGAGATTTAATGAAGTTCTTATTAATCATCTAAAATAGTGTTAGTTGTTTTTGTTTAAAGCAGTTAACTATTTTCTGAGCAGCGGCAATATAATAACGATAATTTATATTTTTTGGCAAAGGCATGTTAGGTTCAATCTTATTTAAAATAGTTACTCCTGAATCAGTTAATAGTTTAATATATTTATAACGGTTGCCGTTATGATCAATTTTACATTTATAAATCCAAGGGCCATCGGTCGATACATAATAGCGATTTATTCGCTGTATAAGTTTTCCATCATATTCTACTGAGTAATCCTTACTAACTTTTTGATAAGTTAGAAACTTATGAATATCTTGACAGTTTCTAATTGTCTCCTCAACAGGAATATTATCAGCTAATCGTTTAATTATAGCTTCAGGTATAATAGTAGCTGCCATCCCTTTACCAAGTTTTACTTGATCTATAAATAATCCCTTTGTTTTAAGTAAACTAGGATCATGTGTTTTTGAATAACCTTCTTTAATAGCTAAATAATCATTAATTGCAAATTGAAACATTGCTTCAAAACGATCTTCTTCTAAAGTTAGTTTTGTTAAAGATTCTCATTCTTTATAAACTTTTTGTACTTTTTCTAAATTAGATCGTTTGATTACATAAAATAGACCGTCCTTTACATTATGTCTTTCAACATAAACCCGACTATATCTTTATATAATTTCATACTTGTACTTTTCTTTTAAAATAAAGTTGTTTCGATTATACTGAGTACTAGTATATCCTCTTCACATATTTAAAAATCTGTCACATTCTGCAAAAGACTTTAGAACAATAATATTATCTTCATAATATAGCTTAATTTGTTTTCTTTGTTGAGAAAGCTTTTTTATTTTTCATCCTTTGTATTCACAACCTGTTTCTAAAGCTTTTTTAACAGAACTATTCCCAGCAGGAATTCCAGTTAAATGAAAGAAGTTTGCAAATTCGATTCAAGAATTAAATAATATTTTTTCATGATTATTGCTAATTTCGATTTTGCAAGCGTTTTCTTTATTATTTTTAGTTACCTTTTCAAGAGTTTCAGGACTATGCTTGTATAATTTAGATTTTTCTCTAATGTGTTCTTTTCAAGAATCAGTTAACTTTTTATTTTTATTCGGAATCCCACCTTTAGTTGGATTCTGACAGATATTATATAAAGGTTTTAATTCATTGATATACTTTTCTTCTTGTTCTAATATTTCATTAAGTGTTGCGTTATTCATTACTTTAAGTATATCAACCTGAAAGTTTTCTATACCGTATTTTTCATATGCTTTTCATAATATTGGATTATCTAATCTACCTCCTCTATTAAGAAATAACATGAATTTGCCGCAATGCTCTTTAAATCGATCTTTAAAAGAACGAATAGTACTTCCTATATAAAAATTCCCATTAATCTTATTAGTAATCTTGTAAACACCTTTACTTTCTAGTAAGGTTTTATTTAAATTGTTAATATCAAAAAGTATTTCTCTTATCATAAATAATTATTTTTTAATTTATACAAAAATAACACTTTTTGACATTTTAAACAAACCATCTGTACAAAAAATTATATATCTCGCTTTTCCACTATTATAGTGTACTCCTTTCGGATAGTCTGTGAACCTTTATCTTAAACAAAAAATTTAAGATACTTGGCTGCGGATTGTCACATAATTATCTATTTTTAAACATTCACACTTATTATTACTAATTATGTTGTAGTTAGATAACCTTCGCGAGTTTCCCGCAATTAACGAGATTTTAAAACACCAACGGTCACTTAGTGTTTGCTTGTTTAATAGTTGCGCCAACTTTAATCAGCTGTTCTGCTAACATAAGGAGTAATAATTGGCCATTAATCCTAATCTGCATAACTGTAAACGGACTATAACAAAAATTATGCTCATTTTGAAGGTTACCTGAGAGTCCATTAAGAGCTAATTTTAGTGTTTCGTTCTTAATCTTATTTCCATTATGTTTAGCTTCAATTCGTTCGTTTTTAATTTGTGTATAAACTTCTAAGAATTCTTTACCTAAGTGAGGAGGATAAAATTCATGTTCAATTATCATACTAGGGTATAGTGACGCAACATCACAATCAATTAATACCTCATCAGTATTAGGGATAATTTCTTCAGGCTTATTGACACTATGTATACCACCAACTCCTACACAATATTCTAAATTACCTAGTAAAAAATGTTTTTCATATCCTTTCCGACCTGGAGACACTGTTTGTTGTTTCATTTCTGTTAATAATAATTTAAGAACAGGTGTTTCAAACTTAATAAACGGAAGGATAACTTTGCTAAGATCAATACGATCACAAGGAGATCTTAAATCTTTAATTTGATTTCAAGTTTGTCCTGTTTTTTCAAGATACTTTTGAGTAATAATTTTCATTCCAATGTTCACTCCATCTTTATTTAGTACCTTTACTCCATATTCATCTTCAATAGCAATTCTTAAATCAATGTCCTTTTTACACCTATAAAGTAGTGCTTCAGTACTATTAACATCATTATCACAATAACTAACCATATTTGGAATTTCTGAAACGGGTAAATCAGAGCAAAAATCTCCATCATATTCTTGGACATTGTGATACTGCATAGTTACTTGCATTTCTTTTAATCCTACTCTTAGCTTTTGAGAATATAACATTGTTAATAGATCTAATGACTCAAAATAAACTTTATATTTTCACTTACTTCAGGATGTAAAATTTCCATCAGTAGATGTAATTATAAGACGATTTAAGTTATAAATTGATTGACAGATTTCTCTATATGTCTTATATTGCATGATTTGATGATAATCGATAATATAATTGATAATTGGGGTATCATAATGCAAAATATTATCAATTTGTTAACTTATTAACATTTAACTAATAATTCTATATATTACTATATAGTTCAGACTATATCATCTTAATCTATAAAAGATTAAGTCGGGCGCTCGTGTTTCTATTATTGTTTGTACTACTCAAGAATTAGTCGTTGAACGTTCTACATACTTTTATGTACTTCTGTAGCTTCGCTGCTGATTGTCCCAGAGGGAGTTTCCAGCAATTCACCCGATTTTCTGTTACATAGTAACAGGGACATTTAGAAAATTTCAAATTTATCCGCACATTATTTTATCGACATTAAATTGTAGATCAGTAGTATAATTTTTGTTTCAAATACTCTTCTGGTCTTCTGTTTTAATTTGCCAAAAGAGATCTACAATTTTCATCAAATCATTACGTTTAGAAGAAATTTCTAAATGCGTTATTTCTTTTGTTTCAGTATTTTTAACAGAACAATGAAATACATTTGGAAACACCTCTATATCAAATATATATACTGTTTTATTTCTAATTAACATTGTACTTCATCATATGTTATTTTAAATATATCAGGCTTACAAGGATAGAATTCACCTTTAGCTCCTCTGATGATATAATCTCCTATAGAAGCTTTCATTATACCTTCTAAAGTTGG